TTGCGACGTTAGAGACATTCTCTCGAATATTGTTTTAGATAGTTTTACGTGTTCAATTTCTTTCATATATTCATCGTGTAAATCGGTATTACGCTTGAGTATTTTTACATTTGGCGATAATATAACTGGAGATGGCGTTGATGTTCGAAGATCACAGTATGTATTTGTAAGTTCTTTGTATTTTTTTATTTTACTGTATTCTAATCCTCTAAGATATGATATTGCTTCGATAAAACCACCAGGACCTTCTGCGAGATGAAATGTATTTATTCCTGCATTATAGTCGGGTTCTAACGTAATTGTATCAGAATATTCACGTATTAAATTCGCACCAGATACAATTTCTATCATTTTATAGAATGATCTTGATAATGGGCGAAGTTTACTTATGTTTGTTTTATTGCCTGTTATATTCGTATGAATAAATTCATATGGATTTGTGAATTTTTTTATGTTGTCCCAGTCACTCTGGTATTTTTCAATCTGGTGTTTCATATTGCATAAATGCGTATATATCGACGATGAAATATACGGTGTCTTTATAGAATCAACTTCAGGTTCATAGTTACTCGCGGTGATTTCCAAAGGAATATAATTTCCGTTATCATCCAAATTTATATCTACTTGTGGTAACACAAAGTGATTATAATAAGATAACCCCAATAATAATGACGAATTCGCTGAATTCGCGGAATTCGCGGAGTTAGCTGAAGAAACATTTATATGACTTCGATTATTGTTCGAATTATAATGAGGCATTTTAAATTGGTTTGAAAACATTATTGAATTATTTTTGTTTTATTGCTTTATGAATTAAAAATATTTGTTATGACTACTACTATATAGTAATAACAAATCGTTATAAGTTATTTTCGTGTGTAGAAATATTATTATTATTATTATTATTATTATTATTATTTATCCGATGTTTCCTTCTTTTTTCTGGTTTTTTTAGGAGCTGCTGCTTCTCCTTTTTTCTCTGGTTCAACTGCAGCGCTTGCGCCTGTAGCTGGTTGGTCTGTAGTTACCAACGAAACTTTTTTGGTAATTTTTCGCACAATTTTTGTTTTTGGTGGTTGAAGTGGATTTTCGATACCAGCAGGTATTTGTTCCAATGCTGCAGAACCACTTTCGCCAGTAATATCATTTTTTGCTTTTCTTGACCGTTTTTTCAAACTCTTTTCAATTTGTTCGATCGGCGCAGAAAATTCCGCATTGCTTTCGGCCAATGAAAATCCGGGTTCTTTATCAGCTGCTGCGGCTGCCGCTACCGCAGATGCTTCGGATGCTGCAGCAGATGCAGTTATTTTCAATTTTCGATTTTTAGCTGTAGTTGGTTTCTCAACTAATTTTTGCTCAAGCTTTTCATTCTCTTTCTTTTTAATAATTTCTGCTGCGATGGCTGGTTTAGTAGCAACATCAATTGGTGTAGATGCTCTGGTTATCTTTTCTAATGCGATCTTTTCCGATTCTTCGTCAAGTTCGCCTACACCACCACGCGCGTGTTCTTCTTGTAACCCTGCGTAACTTAAGAAGCTATTCTTTAGTTGTTTCGCATTGATAATACGGTTCTTACGAAATATAAAATACCGATTATAAAATGATATACGTTTTTCTTCAGGACGCATAGATCTCGCACTACCAAAATCATCGTATTTGCGATAACCACTATTACCAACATAATCACTGGATCTCTCTTTTGCGTTTGCGATATCAAGTTCCATCTGATGAAACAAGCTATCAAAAGTACCCGTTCCATCCGGCATTGGCTGGGTTAATGTCGCTTCTGCTTCTTCTTGTGTGACTAGATCAAACCCATAATTTTCTAACAATTGCGTTAGGTAATCAAAGTTAACCAAATATTCTTTAGCACTCTTGTTTATCGTTTCTTGGAAAACTTCAATTTCATACCCGATGCTGCTGCTATCTGGTTGAAATTCATCTTGATTATATTTTTTACGAATAGACCAGATTTTCTTATGCTCACCGCTAGAGTGTACATTATCTTCTTGAGTATTGATCGAATCGTAGACAGTTATTTCTTCACCATTATCAACACCTTCGAGTGCTTGAAATATACGCATTCCGTCAAAACACGTACCTATAAAATAACCGCCTAGTTTGGTGCATTCTGATACGTTTTGAAGGAATGTATGTACCTTCTTTATATCTTCGAAAAAGTAATGAATCGCAAATTGAACAGAGCAAACGTCGAACCCGTCAACTCCTCGCCCATAATGCGGATATACACCCTTTCCTAATATACTCGCATCCCTCGGTCCTTCGCCGAATATTGCTCTCGATATAATTCGGTAACGTTCACTAATCGCTGCTTGCCCGGTTTTAATTTCTTTACTACTATCACCGTGTATAAATATCGCAGGAGGAACGTTACGCTTGTTCTTTTTGGCGTCGAGATAACGAGCGCATACACCATCAAATTTATGTTCTAGATTGTCTTTCGAATAATCAATACCGAATACGAACCCTAATTTTGCAGAAATCCACTTTGGTAAATCACCGCCTTTTCCGACAGCGAAATCGATTAATGTGTTGCCTGGTTTTGCGACTCCTAAAATCAGTTTCCGCTTTACGTATAAATTATGAAAATCTCGCATTCCTTTAGTCAATGATTTCACTTTCGTTCCACCACCCACATCAATACCATCTCCGCTTGTAGAATGATTATAATAAACATCCTCATTCGACAATTGATCAGGAATACCTTCACCAGTTGTGATCATATCGTCCGTAATCGCGTTATGTATTGAATGCCAATTACTGTTTGCAACGTGGTATGCATTGCCGTAATTTTTACCGCCTGCGCGATACTCAGCAGTCTTGTCGTGTCGAACACGTAACGGCGACCATCTCCAATTCACCGGTTTATTTTCGTCATAACTAAATTCAACTATCGTTTCATCCATAATAATATCATTTTCAAGCGTCATCATCTGATGCACTCCGGCTTCATCAGGACACAGCATTATATTACAAATGTGCGCATCATTATCGTAAGGATATGTCGGATAAAACGGCGCTGGTTTATAACTATCACCGCTTGTATCATCACCATAACCATCAGAGCCACCGCTACCACCATATACATTTCCATCGTCATCGACGCCATTCATCTTTCCTTCAATCACAGAAACGCACGGATTAATATGACCGTGTTTTTTTTCGTCATAACCAACCCGAAGAATTAATGTTTTATATTGTTCAACTTGAACGCATTTGGACATATCAACACCAGGTTTGAACATATTACTCACAGTATCTTCTTGCGTTTTGTCCTTTTTAGTAGTAACAAGAAAATCAATCGTATTATGTTGTGCAGGTTTCCATTTAAAGGAATGATTCCACGTGGTTTTATATAATGGTCCAGCAGAGCCATCATTCGGCACATTACTGCCTACACCGTATTCTAATGGCGTGAATATTAATCCATCACACCAATATTCGTATTGCTGTTCATCCTTCATTTTCCGCATTATGGTCGCGCAGCAATCGAAAATCGATTTATGTTGTGTCGATATTTCGAAATTTTTATGTTCAATACGAATCGGTGCTAGAGAATCCGCGCCTCCGGATACTCGTTTAGTTTGTAGGTTCTTAATTACGCTTATTAGCAATGGAAGACGAAAATTCGTTAGAACTTCATCCTCATTCGTCGGGTAGAAAAGACGCGCACGAACATCCGCTTTATGAACATAATAAATATCAAATGCTAAATACAGATTAATGAAGTTACCATTTTTGTTATGTAAAATATGTTCTCCATCAATAAGCGTATTATACAATTTTGTATTCAAAGATACTGCGCCGGTGAATTGAATATTCATATTTGTATCGATGAGATAGATCCTTCCGGTCTTTGGAGCCACGAACAATAATTTCCGCATTCCGTCAGCCTTTTCTGTAACAGAGTATCCTACGCGAATATTTGGCGATTTCGAGTCTGGATTGATCGGCATAATATTTTGCATCTGTAATGTGAATGATGACGGACCAATAAAATGCTTTGGTCGTAACTGTATTCTTCTTCCGGAAGCAGCGGCTTCACTTGTATCGGCTTCTCCACCTTCGCTGTCCGGGTCACTTTCTGCGTCACTACCACTTCCGCTGCTATCGCTATCTTTATCGCCTAATCCTCGTATTCTTTTATTTGTGCTACTGGTTCGCCCGCTATGTTCTTCTGGATGAAGTAACTCGTGATACTTACGCTGGATACGTCTTAATTCAACCGATGAAACCGGATAATTCGTTTCTTGAATACCAGAGAGTACAAGTGTGATTGTTTTTCGCAACTTTTCCATTAGATATTTTGGATGATTAAAAGATGTACCAGGACCGACCAAGTCGTTAATTACTTCGATTTCAATCTCGTATTTTGGAGGGCTATCTAGAACCTTCGCAGCTTCAAATGTCGTCTCGGGTATGTAACGACTCCTGTCGCGATGAGATTCCTTGATCACACTCAAATCAATCTGGAAAGGTAATTCGGGATGCGCCATTGTAGTTCGATTAATGTATCGAAACGTCTTTTTATTATCATTCCACGTTTTCAAAATAGATCTTGCTAATGTCGATGTATTCGCAACACGTTTTTCGCGTTGATAGCTTACTTTGAAATTAAAGTCTTCGAAAACAATCGGCATAATTGTGTTGCTTTCTCTGGAAAGATCTGCACCTTCTGGTTCATCATCGGTATTTCGTTTCGAACCTGGAGTCCTCGCGTACATTTTTTGCGTAAATAATACATATTTTTCGTCTGGTTGATTTGTTTTGCAATATTTTTGAACGTCATTAATTCCGTGTATTTCCGCCCGAATAAGAGATAATTTTGTCTGTCCTGTTTTAGGATCGATAAACTCGTTTTGAATTTTTAGAGAATATGCATTCTTTTTAGAGAAAACAAATCCAGATGCGAGTAACTTTTGTATCACACTATTGAAGTTCTGTTTTGTGATTGGCTGGTTTCCGCGTGTTCCAAACCGAATTTCCAATTCCGGTATACCATCTGTTTTATCCATCATACCGTCTAAATATGATGATACAATATTTGAAAAACCGGTTTGTTTATCTACGGATGATGACGAATGACGATTTCGCCGTATTCCAGCCATATTACCACTATCAGTCGAACCACGATTTCTCGACATTTCACTATATATATGAATAGGAAATTATTTATACCATATCTTATAAATAGTAATTATTGTTTCAATTTAATACGAATATTATCATTTTTATTATATTGTATAATTATAATAATCAGTCATCAGTTATTTTTTAAGACGACATACACGACATACACGACATACACGATAAATGCGACCACATACTGTTCCAGTAAGATATGTACCAACAGGATTGAGTTCATCTGATAGAAAAAAACAAATACAAATGTTAGTCAGTTCTAGAAAATCATACAAGAAAAATAAGTATCAGACGCGTAAACCATTACAATCGTTCAATAGTAAAAGTTCAAATCATATAGTAAATGCGCGCAAAATGTATAATATCGAAAATATATCACCAAATAAAGAATTATCTCATAAAACCGGTTGTAGTATTGTTGCATTACGAAAGATTGTGAGTAAAGGTGAAGGCGCATATTATTCATCTGGCTCTAGACCAAACCAAACGGCTCAATCGTGGGGATTTGCTAGATTAGCGAGTGCGATAACTGGTGGAAAATCTGCAGCAGTAGATTATGATATCATAGATAAAGGATGTGATCATAATAAAAAAGCGTTCATTCTAGCAAAGAAATCACGCCGTATGTATAAATTCGGAAACTCGAAAGTAAAATCTAAACGAGTAAAATTATTTTATTAGTTAACACCGAAATGAAATGTGTACGCGTTGCGCGTTTTATATCGCACTACATATTGCTTCATATAATTCATTCTTTGTTTTTCGTTTTTGTATACCAATCGAACCATATTCTCCGTGTTGTTGATGATACGTTGGTATATCAAGTCGTGTACATATCTCCACTAAATCCGGTAGTTTATAGGCAGATAACGGGCGAATCGGTGAGCTTATGTTTTCCATACTCCAAAATTTATCTCTCATATAATCAATTCGTAGTTGTTTAAGGTTTCGTATAGTCAATTTTTCTTCACCGATTTTCACAATTGATGATTCGTTTGCGAATATGTACATTCCATATTTTCCACGTTTTTTTTCCACCACGAACATATTTGAATCATCATTGTTTCTACCGGTTTCAAACAATTTTCTTCCTTGAATGATACATACCGATAGATTATATGTGAGTGCGATCGCATAAAATGCTTCTAAATTGATGAATGGCTTATTCACAAAGCTATCCTCTATCTTAGATAATGTGAGTTTATGCGGCTTTAATAGTGCCTTTTTTGAACGAATATCCCCAACAACTTTGTATTTGAATGTATTTCCTTCTGTATAATAATTTTCAACTGTTTCAAATTTTTCAATACCATATATCATAATGTATGCACACCATAATAACGAATCGTCTGGTTTTGGATTTAAAAATGTAGAAAATTCCTCGAACAAAATTTCTCTTGTCGCAGTCATACTTGGCGTTTCATTATTATTTTCGCATTCACTAGTGCTCGCAGTAGTTATAATACTATTAGTATCGCCGCGCTCGGTCTCGGTCTCGGCATCGGTCTCGGCATCGGTCTCGGTCTCGGTTTCAGTCTCGGCATCGGTCTCGGTCTCGGCATCGGAGTAGTCATTATTGTTTACTTGTGGCTCATACACAACGTTAGTTGATTTTAGTTGTAGTTCATCACCGTTACGATTACTTCCCGACTTAGATTCGTTAGTTTGAAGTTTATATTCACTAGACTTGTTACTGCCGACGCTGCATCCTCTATCATTATATGGTTGAATAGAGTATATGTTTATACTATTACAAATATAGTCACACGTAAATGAAAATCGATTATACACACAAGCAGTAATAGCCATTATCGATATTACCGAGCTCATATTATATAATCACAATAAATACCTTTATTACAATTACTTTGATTTCGATTCAAAGTATTCTTTTGATAATTGCTTTTTTTGTTCTTCAAACTCATTTAAATGTTTTTCTTGTGCATTTACGTAATTAATATATTCTTCAAGTTCAATAAGCGAACTATCACTAAGCTTAGTAATATTAATAAAAATACCATTCTTATTTTCATTTAAATTTGTATTCTTTAAATGTAAAATCCTAAGTATCTCAATTTGGTGAAATATCGGTAATGATTCTAGACTATCTTTAAGTTTCATAAGATAATTTGTTTTCCACTCAACTTGTTGCGCGATCGTGCATAGTTCATTCATTTTTGATAAACTCGCAATTGCAGTTGGTATATGCGGCATTGATGAACTCATTATGTGAATAAAAATAAATGAATATGATATATTTATGTTTATAAGTAAGAATATGTATTTATATGTTGTTATTATTTTATTTTTCGATTGTATGCGCGTTTTGGTTTAATAACTTGAATATCGCTGTGTTCATTTCCACTAATGATCGTGTCTGGTATTTTTGGCGGCGTTTCTGGAGCCGGGGTTGCTTGCCTGACCTTCCTTGTAGTAGTTTTATGAATCTCTACTGGCTGTTTATTCACGATGACTCCTGAATCTTCTTCAACATTATGAGATGGTTTCAACAAATCAATATTGTTATTTCCAGTGATCCCACGAAAAGACGCGTCATTATGATTAGAATAGTCAATATTAATAAGTAATGCGATAATCGTTACGTGGGTGTCGTTTAATACAAACCTTCTACCAATAATTTCTACAAATAGTGTGTCTCCTTCTTTTACGGTAGTGAATTTATCAGAAGAGTTATGTACATTATTGTTCATATTCATATCTCTCGAGAGAAACACTTCGATAGGCGAAATCGAGCCTGGACGTAGTCCTTTCGCGATAGCACGCACGCCAGCCTGAGTGATCGTTTTTACAACACATAATATTTTTGTTTGTTCTTGTGGTAGACAAATTAAGCAAGATATATCGATATCAAATATGATGTTTCCGCCATTCAATCTACCACACGAATGTTGGATGATTCGCGTCGATTCAGGACATACATACCCTTCAATTGAACATTTTCCATCCATCATCATCGATACTTCCCTGTTCAATATTTCCTTTATATTTTTTGAACGCGCGATTCGATGAAACGGAATAGTTATGTTTCTTGATATTCTAGCTGAATGAAACAACGACGCGTCACAATAATCAGTTATTACCACGTCATCGTATTTGGTCTCTTTGGTCTCTTTCTCTGCACATTTATTATTTTCAACATTTGTAGAGTTAACTACTGGTATTTCATCATCATTTTTATTTGTAGATGGACTAATTTTCAATTTTCGTTTCATTTTTGTATTGTTATCAGTTACGGCGCATTTCGACGTTGATGGTAACATTACAAAATATATACAATAGAATTACCAGAGACTATATCATATTATAATTTAGTTTTATATTGTTATCAATTTTATCAACGTATATATATAAATTTAGTTTTATACATTATCACCTTGATATTCATAACATAAATACTAATTATACGAGTTCAGCAATTACGGATATTGCTTCATCGCCGATTTCGAACCGTTGTCCGATTACCCTGACTTTTATTTCGGATTCTTCTTGTAGTCGAATAAATTCTGGTCTATCATAATGATGATCTCTCGCTATAAATGCGATGATTGGTGTTTTTGGTTCATTTAAAACCGCTCGAATTCCTGCTAAACTAATGTTTTTAACTACACACGTAAATACCATGCCTTCCACGAGCGAACACGATTGACATTCATATACAATATCGAAGATTGCGTATTTACCATATAAATAACCGTTTGAGTATGTTAGTATTCTCACACTCCCTGGTCGTATAAATCCCTCCGCCATACACTTTCCTTCCACTACCTTCGAGAGAATATGCTCAAGTGTATCCTTTATATTTCTCCCAATAATACGAAAAGGAACACGAAGTTTGCGTGTTAATAAATTTGTTGTGTATATACCGAAGCGCGCTTTTGATTGCATATTACTCGATGACGATAATGCAGTACCTGATACAGATATCCTAGATATAGCTGCGTTAGACGATGCGGACGCGCTAGAAGAAGCCGGTATTGATTGTTTTTCAGACATTTATTATTGAATTGTAAACTATTATCTATAATAACATTATACTTTTTATATATTAAATTTAATGAATATAAAATATTAAATTTAATGAAAAGTAATGAAATGTCTGGAATCTAATGTAATCTTTCAATATCACATAATAATGCATCTCCCGGCGAAAAAAACCATTTTTTACCATTTACGCGAGTAGCATTAAATAATCGTAGTATAAATTCCTGAAATACACATAATTCCCTCTGGGTTCGCGTAGACGTATTTTCAGCAGTCAATTTATGTTCATCAATGTCTATATCTGAATTCATAGCTAATAAGCTATTAAGTAATGCTATAGTGTCCGCTTTACCAGATTGGTCGCATCTCGCACCTTTATCTCGCTTCTTTTTCATCATCTTCATTTTAAATATGAGATACTTATTTTTGAAGAATGTGATAAATCCAACAATATCACTTATATTTCTTGTATTATACGATAATCGTGATGTTATTAAAGCGTTAAAATCGCGCCGATCCTCGTGTTCCGATACGATCCATTGGTCCGATTCGTATTTCAAAATAATAAGCTCGTAATCATTCGGTTTTTTTTCATTAAATACCAACAAACCGTAATCTTCTGGTACTGTTGCTGATGCCGATGCCCCCGATGATCCCGATGCGCCCGATGTTGCTGCTGCTGCTGCTGCTCGTCGTCCACTCAATTGTCGTCGTAATAATTGTTGTGAATAATAAGATAATAACTTCTGTTCAAATTGAGATAATGGTTGCACCATTGTTACAACAGCCCCAGTTGACTTTTTAACAAACATAGAGTTATTGTTTTTACGGTAAAGATAATTTACCAATTGAAATGTTCCATTAAAATGTAAATACTCTACTATATTTTCGATGATGAGATCGTGTTTTTGTTCATCGCTTATACGCAATTCGGAAATTTGTTGCATGTATCGTAAAACTTTTCCACAATAACAATACCATTTGTCTTCTTGTTCTTTGTTTGGCTTTTCGTATATGCGATTACATTCTTCGTATGTATTATTTAAGTCAATCAACATCTCTTCGACCGCTCGGTCATTTTCATTTTTTTCTTTTATCTCACTACTTTCTGGATTAGAAGTAACTTCACTACTCTCACCGGTCGCGCCTGTCGCGCCTGTCTCTAACGGCTGAGTATTCTCCATATTTTGTAACATCCGTTCAGTGTCCTTGACTACTTCATCAATATTTGATTTACCACTCATAGTCGCCGGTACAACTGTATTTTTCAATACAGTTTTTGTTATACCAGTATGATCTTCAGTTAATTCTTTTGGAAGTCGATAATTCACAGTTTCGTGTTTATAAGGTATCGGAACACTGCGATCGTGTATACTACTTCTAATATCAGTTAACTCTATAGGTTGAAACATATAATAATTCCCAATATTCACAACATGACCAATACGTCCATACTTATCGTGAACATATTCGTTTGGATCTGTTACCATTTGTGTTAGTGCTAAATTTACTTGTGATAACGGATAATGACGCGTCGCATTTATATCCGCAATTATATCAATCTTTCTGTAAAAAAATGACTCTTTGAACTGGTTGCGTATCTTGTGTATGATTTTATCTATGTTCATAGACATAAATTTTTCATTAAATGTATCAACACGAACATTACCACGGGGTTTTTCGATTTCATCATCATTTGAATCATTGCCGCCTTCATCAATACTATCATCACTACTAAGACCATATAAATCTTCTTGATCTTGAATTTGAGCACCGTTTGAAAATGTCGGTCTACATACATAGTCACATCGTTCCATATAATCACATAATGCAGTATATGGTCTCGCCCCTATTTGATATTCTATTTTCTTGCGCGATGATAATTTTTGATTCACAGTTCGATTCAACTGCGCTGCCGTTTGAGTATTGTGTTGAATATTCAAGAGACAGTCAACTGCTGACTCTCTTAGCGCTCTTGAAACAATACCGATTTTTACTGCCTTGAACTCTGATAATCGATATAGATAAAGATCAATCGCCTCTACGTCCGCAGTTGAGAGATAGGTTCCGTATAAATATAATTCGACATTTCTTTCTGAATATGGTAAACGTTTGTGACTACAATTTCGTATGGCTCTTCCAATAATTTGCTCTAATAAATTCATATTATACCAGGGCTCTAAGATATGCACTTGGCGAATGTTTTTAAAATCTAGACCTTCTGCGCCTGCGACTGATATAATTACCACTTTCACCTTTTCACCATTTATATTATCTTCATTCGTTAGCGCCTTTAATTCGAATAGATTATCCGGTGATATGGATGGATCACCCGTTATCACCGAATATCGTGCCGGTCGAAACGGTAATGTGGGAAATTGAACAGCGTGCTGTTTTTGTTGTAGAAACGTGATAGCGTCTATATTTGGAACCGGTTTTGTTCTAAAAAACGATGAATTATTGGTACTCGCACTATACCGCGTGAAGCCCAACTCTTCGAGTGCGAGTGCTATAGGAACAACACCTCCGTCAATATATTGACTATATATCAGTATGATTCCATCACTCGATACGACTTTATCACATATATTCTTTATTTTCGAAGAATATAAACCTATATTATTTGGTGCGAAAATACGATAAGATGTTGAACTATTGCTCGCAGCTAATTCATTACCATCCGAATCATATAACTTTGGTAACTTGAAGTTACGTATAAATTCTGGTCGATATTCAAATTCGCGGCGCATTGGCGGATTTCCAGATTCTGTATAACTCATTATATTGCGTAATCCTTCTTTTCCAATACACGACGCGATCTCTACTTCTTGCGTATTATCTGAAATATGCTCAAATAATGATGGATGTGGATAAACAATATTCAATGCTTCAAGTGGTCTTTGAACTGCTGCATAACCAATCGTGTCCATATTTTCAAATGAAGGGAAATTTTCAGAATCAATGACTATCGCATCATCTATTAAAGTTACTCCTCCTTTTGCTGCGCCAGGTTTAGATTTAGATTTCTTAGATGCCGCATCCGCAGCCGCAGCAGCACTACCTGTATGTTCTACGTCTTCTACATCTAGGGCGGCTGATGCTGATGCTGCTGCGGCGGCTATCGCCTTTCTACGAACCGCAGCAGTTTTTTTAAAAATATAATTAGATTTCATATCGGATACAATATATTTATACGCAACTTCCTGTATCGCTCCAACATTAGTCATATATACATCAATATGTTTTATAGGCTGGTCGATGTGACGACCATTCATTTGTCGACGCGGATATTGACGTATCGGTGCACCTTCATCATCATTTGTCTGCTTCAATAATGAAAACTCGGGTGAATGCTCGGCGGGAAACACTCTGTATGGAAAAGTGTAAGGATTTTCGCCCCTAACAAATGATAAATACCCGGTAGCCTTTCGTATAAGTAACTCTTCACCAACTCTTTTACCATTTTTATCCAATAAAAAATTACCTTTCTCATCAAATACATCACTAATATCGATAGTTGATCGCTTATCATTTATATTCATCAAATTAATGAGCCAAATGATTTCCTTGTAACTATTATACATTGGAGTACCCGACAACAATAACAATCTCACATTGTTTACCTTTGTTACTATCTGGTATAAAATTTTAGAAACACGCTTGTCTTTGTTATCATCTGTTACGCGAATATTATGAACTTCATCAATGATAATAAGCGTATTCGCGAATATTTTTTTAAGTTTAACGACTGATAAGTTTTCAATCGATGCAGCTTCTATTGCGGCTTGTTTCGCGATCGTTTCCGCAGATTTTCGCCCGCGTTTTGCAGGACCAACATCTTTTTTGTTCGCAGCGGCGTTTGTTCCTAAACTTCCTTTTAGTTCATTCTTTTTCCGAGATTTGCGAATCTCGTCGATAGCAATATCGTCGGACGAGATACCAGTGCTAGATGCGTTATTTCGAACATAATTGGCGAATTCATTATATCCAAAAAATAAATAATAAGAATTAATTAGGCGCTTTATCTGTTTGATAACTCTTTCTCTAGTTAATCCTTTCATATGCATTGGATTAATTTCTTTAATAAACTTGTTTCCAGTACACGCACGAATATTCCATATTCCTGGTTCAATTTCTTTGAGTTCTCGTTCATCAAATAATTGTAACCGGAAATTTTCTTGCACATTCGGAGACGCAATCACGATAATTTGCTGTGTTATTCCCATCTGTTTCATATAATCACGCATTTCCTCTGCAACACTGATTGCAGAACACGTTTTACCTGTTCCTAAACCGTGATAGAGTAGTAGACTATTATAGGGTGTTTCTACTGATAAGAAATTTCTCACGAATTGTTGATTTGGTGCTAATTCAAATTCTGCATTACACATCATTTCTGCTTTTTTTTCGACATCTTCGTCATTGTCTACATCCATTTTTGTATCGAAAAATTCTTTACGAAGTGCGATCTTCATATTAAATTCTGGATCATTCAATGATGGATATAAATGTTGATAATAATTTGGTGCACCTGATTCAGAATCCGATCCCGATCCTGATCCCGACGCCGATCCGGATCCCGACCCTGACTCCCCCGACGCTGACTCCCCCGACGCTGACTCCCCCGACGCTGATTTATTCTGTTTCGCGGTTAATTCATCGTGCTTCTTGATACTGAGATGTTCCAATAATTCTTTTTTGAATAACAATATATTGTATTCTTTGCTAAAAGGATTGTTTATTTCTTCCGGTTTTAAACTGGTAGAACCATCATACACTTCCTTTGTGAGGTTTTCTATCGATTTATCTATATTTGAACCATCTGTATTCTCTTTTTTTTCTTTAGAACCTCGTTTTTTTTGTTTTACTAATAATTTAGACTGAACTTGACCCTCACTCTCCGCCGCTGCCGCAGGCGCAGGCACAGCCATAGTTTCTTTTATTGGAACTTCACCGACATTAGACGCCGACGACATCTTAAATGTATACCTTTATATATGTGAATAATAATACTTTAATATATTTGATATTTTTTTAGTATATTATTAATTTTTTCAATGATCGCGATTTTTTCTAAATTATACGGTCTTATCGAGTGAATACAATCGTCATACGTCATCCACTTCATCAGTCCAACTTCCATTATGTCGTGTGCCTTTTTCGGCTTTTTATCTAAATCAACCATCGCAAGAAAATATTTCTGTTTATAACACTTCATATCTGAACCCATAAAGATCTCTTCAAATGGTAGTATATTTTGAATAATATTATCACACGTTATATCATATCCTGTTTCTTCTAAGCATTCACGAAGAGCACATGTTAGGTCTTTCTCATTATAGTTTCTGCGTCCTTTTGGAAATCCCCATTCTGTTTCACTCCATCTCGTATTCGAATCATTTATAAATTGTTGCAATGTTTTACGTTTGCCGTCCTTTGTCCGTATTCCTGATACGATTTGGTTATATTTTTCACATGATATAGATTCTTCATTCTTATATTGACTACCGCGTGTATATTCTCCCCATAATAGTTTCCATAACTGATCAAACGTCAGTTGTATAAGATTATCTTTTTCGTAAATAGTCATTTCATCTATGATGCGCTGAATATATACTTCATCATTTAATGAGTATTTACCTCTTACAAAATCAACAAACCCAAAAGAATCACGACGACGAATCATCAAAAATTCCGGTCCTTGATGTCCGCTTCGAAACGCGATTATACCTATACTCGTAACCGGCGATCTACAATTGTTATATAAATGATTTGTTCGATTGCAATTATTGCAAAAATGCTTTGCTGTAGTTGCCGACGCTGCCGATGCTGCCGATGCTGCCGACGCTGCCGATGCTGCCGACGATTCCGCCAATGAGTCTTGCGATTTATTCATCATAGTAAGTGCATCATAATCATCTTGAATTCGGGCATTCTGCATTTTTCGATACTGAACCGCTTCCACATACGATAACATAATCTTCGGATTGTCTATAAATTTTGTAGCCTGTTTCGTCTCAGCGGGTAATGGTTCAGAATCTAATACTATATTATGCATATGATAATGTTGGTGGTATTTTTCAATTGTAGCATTTTCTACTTCTGATTCCATCACACTTTTTAATATTTATGAGTCTCGTTTATTCGTCTCAACGTTTATCTTATTATGTGAATCTTTTTATATTATTTGATATATTATGGTTAAACTAGATGCATCAATATGGGGACCGCATTATTGGTTCTTTTTAATGACTACTGCTGTAAATTATCCAGACCATGTAAATGATGTTACGCGTAAAAAATACTATGATCTTATACAAAACTTCCCAATGTTCATTCCTGATCCAGAAATGTCTAGTGAATTTAGTCGAATGTTAGACAAATATCCAGTTACTCCATATTTAGATAGTCGCGACTCTTTTATTCGATGGGTTCATTTCATTCATAACCGTTATAATGTTATTTTATTTAAAGATGAACTATCATTACACGACGCACTTCAAAAATATTATCTACATTATCGCCCAAAACCAGTACAGATTTTAGAAGAATTGAAGTACCGAGAGAAGCTAGTTTATTTTATTATATTGGTTGGAATGGGGTATGCAGCATACTATTATCATAATAAATAATAATATTATTATAAATGTATAAACCAATGTCTCACCGAAAGTCCCCAACAAGACCAACATTTCGTGATGATGATGACTCTGATTACTATGATATTTCACCATCATCGCCTAGATACCCATCAGTAGTAATTACTGAATATAATAAATTACTTAATGATCCTGATGTAGAGGAAGGAAGAGAAGCAATGGGTAAACTTGGAGAGATTTTAGCACGTGTTCCAAAATTGGGTGCGACAAAAGATGAAATCAATAAACGCAATAAACTTATACACAAATATGAAGCCACCATAAAAAAACACGAAACCAAACTTAATAATTTTAGAAATGCGACTATACGTTACAAAAATTATAATCCCAATCTAAAAGGTGGTTCGCGTAGTTATAGAAATAGTAACCGACGCCAACGCCAAGAAGAAGAAGTTAAACGATTCAGCGATAAAATTAAAACATTAATGGAAAGCCCATCTCAATACGGCGATAACAATCGTCTGTCTCGGAAAGAACAATCCATTAAAAATATAAAAGTAAAAATATATAAAAAATTATTGAAAGAAAATGGTGGTACGAAAGAAGATTTACCAAAAATGGCGATGAAACAAACCGATAGACGCAATAGAAGCAATAGAAGCAATAGAAGCAATAGAAGCAATCGTAATAGTACTCGTAGCTTTAGAAGATAGGTTGTATGATGAATACATTATTTTAGGTATAATATATAACTTACCAAAAATACTTTATGATTAAATTGGAATATATTGTATTTATAATCACTGCCGTATTAATCGCAAATACGTATTATGATGGACGTATTATACGAATGTTTCAAAGTAACCAAAAATTTATAAAAATGGCTACATTTGGGTTTATTGGATTATCGTTATTTCTTTTTTTAAAGAAAAATCCTGAAAACTCTAGACAATTGCTTTTTCACGCAAATGATATTATTAAATATATGCCTATAAGCAAAGGTACTGCAGATATGATAACACCGTTTTTTGATTTTACAAATAATAAATCATTTTTAAACAATGACGTGAATATGTTACCGCAGCATCAAGCAATGATGACTTCTTATACTTCAACTGGTGGAGGCGCAAATATGATAAAAAATACGCAAATTTCTTCTCAAAACACCGCCGCAAATGCGGGTCGTCCTATCGCAAATGAAAGAGGAACAACCGCAGCTGAGAGAAAATTGCTGAATTCAGGCAAAGGTTCAAGCAAACGAAGTGTTAGTGAAACGAAAAAGAAATATGTTGCAGCTCAGCAAGGATGGAAATGCGGCGATTGTACGCGTCAATTACCTGCGTGGTTTGAGGTCGACCACGTAATCGCACTAGAACACGGAGGCTCGAATCACGTAGATAATTTAGTAGCATTATGTCGTGATTGTCATGGAAAAAAAACTGCGATGTCGTTTTTATGAATTATCATATCGTGATTTATATGAATTATATTATATTCATATAAATTAAGCACGTAATAATGGAAACTGTTCCATTCGAACTAAAAAGTTTAATTGAATACATACCACTTTGTATTATTATTATTATTATTATAATTTCGACGTTAACTTGGAATGTTATTACAGATAAAATTCAATACTTGGTAACGTTGATATTTGTTTTTGTATTTGCGGTTTATTTGTATTTGGGCGATTCTATTTCGGTATCTAAATGGAAAGGGTATCAGACTGCGGTACCTAATAACAACCCCAATCAATATATTTTACCAACTCAGCAATTAATAACATTGCAGCAATTAATAACGAATATCACTTCTGCCGAAAATATTACGAAAATTATGATGTTGTTGTGTTCAATCGTTTTCATTGCGATTGGTATATATTTTGGTGTGAAATCTACAAAATACGATAGACCTCAACCGTTAAATAATGGCGCATTATTTATAACAATCGGGTCTATTTTCACTGGATTAAGTATTCTTGCTGGTATTTATATACTTATAACGATATTTCGTGATAATGATAATGCAGCAGATGATAATAAAAATAAAGTTATTGTACCATTGTCTTTTATCGGAATAATAATTGGTGCATATTTTATAATTACTGGTACAAATATAGATAAAAATATAAAAAATGGAACCCCAATTGATAAATCAAAGGAAGTTACTATCGATTATAAGAGTTTGAATTTAGTTGGTGGATTATTATTTCAAATCACAGGTATAGTGGCTTTATTAGCCATTACATATTTTCTTGGTATATTGCATTCTCAAGACGTCATTCATCGGGTATTCCGATTTATTATTACTCTAACATTATTTATCGCAGGTGTGGCTATTTCGGCTAAAGATGGTAAAGATTCGGTTTATATTTCTCATGGTGCGATATATCTTATTCTCTCGTGCGTTGCGATCTTTTTATGTATTGGTGAATTAAAGAAATTTGAAACATATTGGCGAAGTGGCTTATTTTTAATATTCCTTTTAATTGGATTATTTTTTTGGAATTTGGCGATTAGTGGTGATGAAATGAGTCAGAAGGTAGATAACGATTACAGTCAGGGATACATTGAAAACGACCCTACAAACATAAGATATACTCTTTATCAACAAATAAAAAATGAAGCAAATGAAGAATATAAACGGACCTATAATAAAGATCCATCTTCAAGAAATATAGATCCATCTTCAGATGTCGATACTAATTTTAAGACAATCGTCGATAAAAAAATAGCAAAATTAAAAGAGACTGAAAAATCAAATGCAGCTTTGAATTTCACAGTGACTTTGATATCACTTTGTTTAGTAATTTTGATGACTGCATTTAGATACGTTAAATATCAAATTACCGATAAAGATTTGTTACCTCAGGGTCTTCGGGAAGCGGTCGGGTTGGCAGCGGCGGCGGGAGCGGCGGCGGGAACTAAGTTTCCTAAATCTGGTTATCTTACGAATAACCGAATAGATAATCTTACCGCGAATGATTGGAATGATATCGTATCATTGAAAGATTCTATCAGAACCGCGGCCGGACAACCTCAACGGTCTGTAGATTTTAGTACAACTGTCGTAACTTTTGCTTCGTTATCTAGATGGAATATGTTTGGAGCGGTTGTATTGATTATATTATGGGTAATTGTGATTTACATGTATGTTACTACTTCACAAAAAACAGACGAATGGATAGCCACATCGTTTGATGCAACAATGTATTCAAAAGTAAAAGAATTACTTGGTGCTTTTTTTATTACGATACTCATCGCTTTATCAGTTGCAGCAGTATTATTAATTCCAGTGGTAAAAGAATTTTCTTCAAGTGGTATCGATAACTTATTAAAGTTCGCAGAATCAATACAGGTTTGGCAATGGACGTTGGATCCTAGAGTTGATAAAGTTAAACAATATGGAGGTGGCGCTTTTATTGCATTAGTATTGTGGATCTTAGCAATGATTCCAGTATGGATATGGTTATCAAAAAAAGGTAACACATTACCAGGTGGGTTAATCTTTTATACGATTTTAGTAACTCTATTTTTCTGGTTTTTCAAAGGAGTCATATATACATTGTGGGGCGCCACACTTGATCCTGAATTTAATTTAGAAACACGTATTATTCGGTATTTTCGCGCGATATTAACCACGCTATATTTAATTCCATTATCTGCGTGGACTCTTATAAAATGTGTGATTTGGGGTTTACTTGTTATATTCACAGTTGGAAAAATGGATAATATAAAAGAAGGTCTAACGAATGAACTTGAAAAGTTCTGGAAGATTATGCTTGGTACAAAATTGACTCCTAATGATGATCTTCGGTTTTTTGGCGGCTTATTCGGTAGAGAGAAGCCAACCCCTAGCGACGTCACAAGCGTTAAACCTATAATAAACCCACTGATAGGACCCCCTAATCAAATCCAGCCGTTGCCTACAGATGACTCTGCGGTTACGATTGATCAAACAAAAGTAAGTCTAGTAACTAAATTGATCAAAACCATCATTATTATTGTATCTTGTATTATGGTGATTCTTACTATTATATACGGGTTTTATCAATTCAAGCAAAAATCAGTCACAAGCACGTCAACCGATGCAGATGGAAACGTCTCTTCATCGTCATCAACAACCGGACTTGACCCCGCGACCACTACATTTATATATGTGATATTGGTTGTAGTTGGAATTGCTGGTCTCGTTGCATTTTTACGAGATAAAATGAATAAAACCGGCGCAGAAGACCCAGAAAGATTAATTTTCGATGATTTAAAGCCAGAGGATGCGAACAAGCCAGGTCGTCAACTCACATTCGCAGTTGTACACGTACTATACGTCGTGTTTATGATTATTGTATGGATTTATGACCGAGATGGCGAGTCTGATAATAAAATGTCCATATTAGGAATGGCTATATTGGGTTTTATTATATTATTATTTCATTTTTGTTTAGAAGTAGCGGATACGAATGATGTTGCGGATAAAATAGGCACAGAGAACAATATTTCCTTATTGTTTGAAAATATACGGTTTCTTGTGAATGTTGTATTTTTTGTTCTGCTCATTGTGCTTTCTTATTATAAACTTTATGCATTAATGGTTCTCTTTATCATAGTAATGTTTATGTTTCATTTATCGAAATCAAAATTAGGTATTCTTATATTAAAACTATTATGGCTGTGTATCATTTATGTCCCGTGTTTAATACTTGATGCGATTGTCGGCGGACGAAATATGCTCGGTTCTACAACTCGCCCCATTTGGATTATTTTAATTGTTGAGACAATTTTATTGATTATGTTGTTTGGTTTGCCTTACTTGATAAACAAAGCGGGTGTTTCAAAATCACAGATTATTTTAGCGCCGGTACCATTAATGAATCAACACGATACAAAATTAACTACCGAAAGCAGCGAAATTTTTATATTCCATAATACCGCAATGAATCGTAGTGATGCAGATAATGATGCAAACTGTCCGCCAGAGGAAAAGAAGCGTTATAGTTATTCTATTTCTGGGTGGTTTTGGTTGAATGATACTATTACGAAAACAGATAAGGATATGGTGATATTCGATTTCGCAGGTGTTCCGACAATAACATATAACCCAAGTACAACTAATTTTAAGGTTTCTTGTAACGCAGTAGGCACAGATGGAACTGTTTATGATGGAAATGCTAAGAAGATCGTATATCAGTCGATCGATAAAGATATTGTGAACACTAGCGAATACAAAGAATTCGTTATGTCGAACGAACTTCAGATTATAAAGCAAATACCTCTTCAAAAATGGAATTATTTTGTTATCAATTATGACGGGAAGACAATGGATGTATTTTTAAATGATGAATTAATCGGTAAAAGTGGATTTATTATTCCAAATATCACAGTGGAGCGTATCACAAGTGGTGAAAGCACAAATAGAAGTGGTCTTAGTGGTAATATTTGTAATGTAGTATTTAATAAACAGCCGATGACTTCAGAGCAGATACGGTGGACATATAATGCATTGAAAACACTGGAACCACCACTTGTTGGTACGAAAACTGTAGCTGACGATGTAAATAGTGGCGTTGAAACTGATGTATATTCACAATAATAACTAGTTCTAGGTTTTGTATTCTAGGTTTTGTATTCTAGGTTTTGTATTCTAGGTTTTGTATTCTAGGTTTTGTATTGTAGATTTTATATTTTATATTATATATATTTAATAGTATATATAATCAATCGTATATAACATAGGTATACAGAAATGAACTCGAAATTGGTTTTGGCTGTAGTAATCATATTATTATTGTTGTATGTTATTTTTAAAGCATTAACTACAAGTTATGCAACTTTAGGAACAATGCAACCATCAAAAAATGAAACAACGCTTTCAGGAGATAATCTCCCAAGATCGATTAAAGTAAATAGCGCGGTTTCTGTATGGTTTTATCTGAAAACTTGGGTCGGAGGCGCAAACATTATACGTTTCAAAAATGCTACAGTCGACATTATGTCTGTTGTTCTTCATACGGGACGTAATAATGTTATAATTAAACCTCGTTCAGATACAGCTAGTGGTAGCACATGCGATATTTCCGAGTTTCCTTTACAGAAATGGGTAAATCTTATTATTAGCTTTAACGGTGCTGCGATGGATGTTTATTTAGACGGTAAATTAGTAAAGTCGTGTGTGGTAGATCGTGGATCCCAATTAAATGAAACAACCTCTATCATTTTAGGAGATAGTTCTGCGAATGATTTTGGGTTTATCACAAACGTTAAATTAAAAGCGAATCCCATTCCCCCGCAAGAAGCCTGGGATATATATTCGCAAGGTTATGGTGGAAGCCCTTGGAGCGATTTATTGAATAAATATAAATTGAAATTAAGCTTCTTGGTTGATAATCAAGAACAAGTTACGGTATCCACTTAATATATGTTTCGCATTATTGTCTGATGTATATTGTTAATCTGTATGTTAATATTATTATTAATAGTAAATAATAATAATAATTCGTGATGATTATATATAGTATTATATATAGTAAATAATATACATTTCGAATATAAAAGAAAATGAGTAATAGAGGCGAATCAGGTATGATGGATAATATCACATCAGATTTTTCTAGTTCAAGTGAAGCTGGGCTATCAAGCGGTGGTTTTGGTTTGAAAGAGTTTATGGAATCAAATAGTTATGTAGCAAAGTTTGCATTTGTATTGATGGTCTTGATCGTGTTTTCTATTTTGATGAAGGTAGTTGTTATCGTGTTATCCTATTTTATGTTACCGTCGCTTAGCCCGTATGTATTAGATGGAACTGCGAGTGGTGATAGTCTGCCTATATATGTACCACAAGATCCAGCATTAAGCGATTCCATATTTATATCGAGATCTATGAATGAGAATGGAGGTTTAGAATATACGTGGTCCGCTTGGTTTTTAATAAATACTCCACCAAGTACTGTTGATAAATATTCAAGAATATTTAGTAAAGGTGGCGAAGGATCAAAACATTCAGTAACCGGTATCTATTATCCAAATAATGCACCAGGATTATATATTAAGGTTACTGAAGATGTTAAGATAAATGATTCTGCGCGCAATGATACAGGAAAGAATATAACTTTGGTAGCGGTTGTTGATGTGAATGGTAAACAGAATGCGGGGGCAACTCCATCCATCGATAATATGAATGAGCAACTTGTTGCTACTGATATACCTATGAAGAAATGGGTAAATGCGATTATTCGCGTCACAAACAATGTTATCGATCTTTATATAAATGGACGCTTAGTTCAGAGAAAAAAAACTATAGGAATCCCAGTTCAAAATTATGGTAAAATAAATATTGGTGAGACAAAACCGGCTGATAAATTCAACGGATTTATTTCTACTATCCAATATTTTAATTATTCTATTGGTGCGAATAAGATTTCTAGTATTGTAGACGAAGGACCGGTATTAAAAATGGTTGGAGGTGAAGGTGCTGAAAATGCTGCAGCTAATAGCGCAGGTACTTATTTGTCGAATAACTGGTTTTTGCGTTAATACTACTAATTCACTATCACATTACTATACTATCACAATAATATACTATTACTGTGATATTATTACGTTGAAAATATTCTATATACATCACTACGTGTGTTAGAATAAAATACAATATATATAAATATTAGTTACTATGACTACACCTACTTTAACAAATTTTGTTGTTCCATTTAAAAGAATCGGTGATGGTACATTTAATTTAGTTGACCCATCATCAAATAGTCCAGGGGTATTCACATATACGATTATTAATCCTGATTCTAACAATCCTATCGCAACTGTTATAGGACGGAATGTGACTATATATCAAGTTCTTGGTACGTGTACGGTAATCGCATATCAAGAGGCATCCGGAAGTTATACTTCTGCGAGTATTTCTACTACGCTTGAAGTAAAAAAAACTCTTCCAATAATTACTAATTTCATTATACCATCTAAAATATATGGAGACCAGCCATTTGATATCGTAGACCCGACTTCAAATAGTAACGGTGCTTTCACATATTCAAGTGGAAGTACTAGTGTCGCAACAATCGTTAATAAGCAAATAACAATTGTTAATGTCGGAACTAGTATTATCACCGCGAGCCAAGCTGAAACGTCAAATTTCGATACTCGCGATATTTCATTCGCATTTGTTGTATCTCCATCACCTCCTACGTGGTATCCCAATTTGACCCAGGATTCGAATGGTAACCTAATTATTCCTACCGTCGTATCTGATAATAGTTATCGAGTAATATTGAATACAAATTTCACATTGAATCCGGTAGATGTTGCTAGATTACCTCCTAATATTCTTTCTACTCGTCCCACCGGTGTTGGCGTGCTTCCTTTGATCGTAATTGGAACGAATAATCAAAATCCGAATAATCCGATTCGTTATTCATGTCCGGATAATAATCACGCGGTAACTATTGTTCCGTTATCTACGACGTATCAAACAGCATCGCAAACTGAACAGTATGACTCTAATAGATTAATGAATTATAATGATGTATTAATTATTAATGGATTAATTGATGCGAGTAACACGATTATACGAAATGCTACTTCGCTTGTTCTTAACATATATATCACACAAGATGCCGGTTCATACAACGGAATACCGTATGCGTCAAAGAGTGTATTTTTTCCATTAACTTTAAATGCTGTGCCTACCGTTATTTCATTGAAACCACAATCTGATATATCAAGTGTTCTGCTCGGACCTGGCGGTAGCGGATATACAATACAGCGAGAGTATTTACAATTGTCTATTGATTTACCGTTTTCCGAATTCATGACAACCGATCGAAAATTAATAAATAGTAATGATTTCGATAATACAAATGCAATTTATTACCTAACCCAACCAGAGCGCCAGCAATACATTCTGCAGGATGACTATATTTCGATACAAAATAATCGTATCGTTTTTTTAAATTCTACATATAATTTTAATATTGCGTCACCAAGTGATGATCCAGTATATAATTCAATTCCTATAGCAGTTTACCAGGATTCTACTGCATTTTATCAGCGTTCTAATTTTGTTGGTGATTCGATATTTTCTGGGGATTTGTATAGAACTACAATAAATTTGCGTATTGTGAAGTCACTCCCTACATTTGCTGGACAAATTCCCGAATTAAATACTGGAAATCCAAATACAACTTACACATTACCAAATATTTCTAAAATGACCTATGATGAACCATTTGAAATTGTATCGCCTAAAACAGACAATACAGATTCGAGCAATAATTTCACTGTGAGTTCAAGTGCGCCCGATATTATTAAAATAAAAAATGAAAATGGAAAAAATATGGCGTATATTTACGATGCAGGAATCGTTACGCTTACGATAACCCAAACTTCTACAAGAAATTTCAAATCAAAAACTGCAACACTTCTGGTTTACGTGAATTTAATTTCTCCGTCATTAATCAATTGTAATACTAATATAGTATACACAAATCCGTATCAGCGTGAATTTTGGACACGTTTTAAACCACCCTGCCCTGACTATAAATTTTCGATTACTACTTCCTCTGGTCAAACACGTAATCTAACTGCATTAGAAGTGGATGAATTGTATAGCGAGCGTCGTAAGACTGAGATACTTAAATATAATAAAAATGTTGGTGGTCTAACAAAAAGTCAGAAATATGCAAAGGCGTCCCGAGGCGAGTTAATGCGCCAGATTGGTAATGAGAACAAGTATTTAATTGGATCGAATGGAAATAATCTGATTTGCCCAATACAGCCTAGTAGAGTGTACTGTGGGTTAACAAGTGCGTGTGGTGTACCTGGTAAAGAGCGAATTCTTTGTTATGATCCAAGTATTAATTTATATAATTTAAAACGAACGTACGAATATAAGGCAGGTCTTCAAACAACGACAAATATACCGACAATAGCTTTAACTCCTCCACGTAATTTGGTAGCGGATCTGAGCGATAATAATCGTATAATTTTGAGGTGGAACTCGCCTATTTCAAATGGCGGTCTTCCGATAACCGGGTATGTTATATCGTATTCGATTAATAATAAAACTTGGATTCCGTACACAAGTATATTTCCAAATAAAGATGGACCGATTGATGAGAATTCGGGTGAACGAAACGCAAATACTGTTATAATTCAAGACGCTTCTGGTTCAATTGGTGTGAAAGGGATACAAACCAATACATTATATTATATTTCGGTGTTTTCGGCGAATGAGCGCGGTCTTTCGAGTGTACCAGCCACTGTGAATATAAAAACATCATCATCGCCGAGTATAATTTCGAATTTTTCATTAGCTGATGTTGATCGAAAATATTTAATCATTGATTTACAATGGACAAATCCTCTGAATACTTCTTCGTCTGGCGGTTATAATGGACCATTAATTACTCACTATATGATTCATTATAAAAAAACTACAGATACAACTTGGATAACAACGCTTGTTAGTAATAGCATAGTCATATCAGATACGGCGAATCCTTTAATTAAGAAATACACATTGCGTAATCTTGAAAATAAAAAATCATATGAACTCAAAATAGAACCCGTAAATAGTGTAGGAACTGGACCTGAATCGCAAATACTCACCGCTAGAACTTTAATGGCGCCGTCTCCACCATTAAATGTTGTTTGTGTATCACGATATGGTATTCCTCCTCCGAGTTCTGGTCTATATCAAAACGTTAAAATTAGTTATATTACTGTGAGTTGGGACAGACCTGATAATGGTGGTTCGCCAATTTCTAGCTATAATATAACAATTCAAGATTTTGAAACAAAACTATACATTATTCCGACAACCAATCAACCGAATAGTTATACCTATCATATCACAACGTTAAGTTCAAGTGTAATTGATCCAGGAACATATTCCATATCATTAACATCAAAACACGCAAATTATGAAAGTATATCTACTAACGTAGTCTCGGTTATTATAGAACCAATTAGTCAAAGAATTGTGATTAGTAATATTGAATTTATATATATCGCGAATCTGGTATATGGTGCGAATATAACATTTTCTATAGATTCGTATAATTATAGAGATAATCAAATAACTATGTTTAGAGTAGAAGTAACGCAGACTGGTGTAGGTGGTAGTATTACATATGATACCATTAAAAATCTAGATAATCAAGATATTAATGGAAGTGGAGAACATAAATTATTTGTTCCGGCGATTAATAATAACCTTACAATATTTCAAGTTGGTAATCCTTATAATATCACACTTAATGCGAATTATGGTGGTAGTGGATTTTTAACACAAAATAACAGTTCACCATATTCTATAACACCAAATATTCGCATATAATATTATGAATGAATATTACGAATGTTATGAATGAATATTACGAATATATCATTATGAAAATATGATTATTATACTTATAATAATTATATATTAGAGCATTACACTACTCTCGCAGTGATGGATTCATACAAATATCGTGTCTATTAAAAACTTCGCCAGACATACACTTATCACCGGCTTCTACTTTAATACAGCTTCGAAATCCGCGGTCTTCTCCAATATAACAGTATCCTGCTTTACCGCTTTGATGTTTTTGAGTAAGGCTAGTGCTATCGTCTGCTGCTGGCGATGGTCCATAATTACGAATTGCTTTATCTAAAAATGTATATTTTTCATCATTGTGATGAAAACCGGGTTTTTTGTCTGCACTATTCGACATTGATATAGGAACTGGTGCATTATTATGTATATTGTCTGATCTTGTTTGTGTTGGAGCTTTAAAATCGCGTTTTTGTTTTACTTGTTGGTTTTTGAGATCACTAGTACCATCAGGGTTTGTATCGGTATTGGTCTCGTCATCTGAATCAGTCTCTGAACTTCCGTGATTGTTATTATGGCTATTATCATCTGTAGGTTCATTTATTGATTTATAATCTGCGATATTTCCGGTGATTCGTGCATATAATACCTTTCCATTCTCTTCCATATTTTTAAAAAACTTCATAATATCTTCTCCAAATGTACCACTTCCTAAATTAAAATCGCCATTATTTGCTAAATTTACCCACATAAACCATACGATAACCGCGATTAGTATCATACGGATAATAAATGAAAATGAAAAGAAACTTGTCTCTTCATCGTCGCTATTGTTCATATCACTCATATTAAGTGATGGTAAATCTGGAAATTCGATTGAGGATACCCGATCTTTCGCATTTGAAATAATATCTGGAAGTACACCAGCTTTTTTTAATTTTAAATCAGGCGATAATCCTATATTCTCTGAACTGTTTAAATCCGGTTTAAATTTAAATGTAGGCAACGACATTTTCTAACTATTTATCTACGGTTTTACTTACTGTGATATATAGTTATTATTATTTTTTATTTCATTTCTTTTCATCGTCAACTTTACGAACAATAGTATTCATCGCATTTAATGTCTCAAGTCGTTTAATCGTTCTCTCTAAATCACCCTTTTTATCATTGTCTCCATTATAACCTGCTGATGAAAACAAATAATCAGTCGCCGGGCTTATCTCGTGTTGTTTAATTTGTTTATATAACGTATTTATATTCGATACTGCTGTCTCTAATATAAGCTTGTCTTGGACTATTTCAATACGATAGTCATATTCACTAGTTAGTAGAGAAATCGCAAAATATACTAGATATCGGCGTTTTTTACGAACACTTGGCGTGAATCGAACACAATACATTCGAAGTAGACTTTTTATAATTTTTTGTGTTAATTGTGTGTGTCCGTCATCTTTTTCGCTCTCCGCGATTATAATATCCCAAATAATCCATATTGGATCAAATTGCATTTTATCATCTACTGCGATATGTGATCGTCTTTCACAACGACACGACTCTCGTTTTGCCTTGCAGATAGTTTCAAATTCTACAATCCATTCCACCCAATAACACGCAGATAATGTATTTTTAGAATCTCTCGATATGTGATACGCAAACTCGTTTATTGCTATGAAAATCTCCTTCGGATCCTTTGGTTTAAAATATTCTTGCGCATAATCAATTCTGGGTGCTTTTAATTTTTGGGTCATTGTTGTTATGTCGTATTCTTCTTTTTTCTTGATTTTAACACTTTCAAATTTATGTTGACGCTTCGAATTGCATAGTACGCAGACGATTTCTGCAAAAAGACTTCGCATTTTCGGGTTATTACGTAATTGTAATTCATTACCAGCATATCCATTCGATATAATCGACTTAAAATTTTCATATCGCATTTCGATGTACAACGATAATTTAGGGTTTGCTAAATGTATGTATTTACTAACGAATGTGATAATAATATCCCATAACTCCATATAATGACCAGAGCATACCAACTCTGCACTCCAATAACAAGCAGGTTCTACTTTCGAACTTGATAGACTATTCAATAATTCTTTTGTAACATCGGTTTTTTTATACGCCGAAAATGTTATTCCTTTGAAATCTTTTTCGTCGCGGATATCATTTATTTCGTATACGTTACTACTCATTCTTTTTCTTCGTTTCGTATTTAGTTATAAAGGTTTAAGAAAAATATAAAGTCATTTTTACGCTTTTATACTGTTATTCTAATTTTATAAAATATTATCGAATAGTAGTAAGTAGTAACGAATATTTATATTATTTCAAAAAATAAATGTCTTTATATAAGGCTTTTAATTCATACTTTAAATCCATAACAAAATGGGAAATTTTAGTAATATTATTTATTGCATTGCTTGTACTATGCTTTGCGAAGAAGGATTTTGAATCAAATATAGAAGGTTTCGAGCAAAAAGATAAATATAAGATATATGAGAACGCCACAATTTACGACAGTTTTTATGCTGATATTTACGATGAGCTGTTTCTCCAACCAAATAAAATAGAAGCAGAAGTAGACGAAATTTTGCATATCACAGATGCGAAGGATAAAATTAAAAATGGCGGGAAAAACGTATTTAAGATAATGGATTTAGGTTGCGGACCAGGACATCATGTCGATCAGATACAATCCAAGGGTATTAGTATTGCTGGATGCGATAATTCGAAGGCGATGATTCAGCGCGCGAGAGATTTATACCCATCTAGTAAATTTATTGAAGGAGATTTTATGGATCCGATGTTATTTAGTGAAGAATCATATGATGTTTTAACTTGCTTTTATTTCACAATATACTATGCAAAAGATAAACGCGCTTTCTTTAAAAATTGTTATCAATGGCTTCGCCCAGAAGGGTACCTGATTATTCATTTAGTCGACCGCAATCATTTTGACCCCATTGTTCCCGGTGGAAAACCATTATTTCTCGTTTCGCCGCAGAAATATGCAAAGGAACGTATCACAAACTCTGTCGTAAAATTCCGCAGTTTTCAGTATAAATCTGATTTTAAAGCGCCTTCTAGCAGTAAAACAGTCAAGAAAGAAGACAAAGACAAAACAACTGGTGAAAAAAATATCGGACAATTCCTTGAAAAATTCACTGACGATAAAACTGGGAAAGTGCGTGAAAATCACCATACATATTATATGCCTACGAACCGCGAGATACTAGAAATCGCAAAAGAAGTCGGTTTTACAGTAACAGGTCAAGTCGATCTCGTACATATTTTAAATGAGTATCAATACTTGTACATCCTTCGAAAATCGTAGTAGTATGAACAAGATTCACATTTTATACGTTGTACACTTTTTTTTTTATACATTGAATAGTATATTATCACAATAATACGTTAATACATTAATACGTTAATACGTTATGGATACAAAATGGTATGACGAATATAGATATCACATTATATTCGTCATTTGTCTCATCTACCTTATTATTATAGGTGTATTAAAAATAAAATATGCTTTTTGGTATTCTCAACCGTTATCGTTTCGTATATCGCCTCGATGGTGGTGTTCTAGTATCTATAATTATTATCTATCACCAAATAATGATTCGGCGGCATTGAGTTCTTATCTGTTAACATTTCAAAATAATCTCTCGGAGTCGAAGACGATTACTTCATACAACGGAACTCAAAATGCAGTATTGTTACCATTTATTTATAATGTTAACCGAGAAAATATCATTGTTTACCGTAACCAACATTTGTTAGATATAAACGATCAGATATATAAAATCTCTCGAGTACATACAATTCAATCTATTCCATTCCCTGAAATTGCCCATCTTATAAACCGTAGTCATTATCGGAAGTATGGATATTTAATTGGTGACGTTTCGAGAGATTTTGTGATACCGTGTGTAGACTATGAGCGACTCGCGATGACTGTTACTACTGATACACACGGACTATCGCCGTTTGTTGGCGTATACCGCCGAAAAACATACGATACAGTAACATCTAAACGCAATGATATGAATGAAGATAATAATATGACTTCGAAATCGAGTAATTATGTTGATATGAACATACGAGAATCCTACACAGTGGAAGGTGCATCGTTTTTGTTACCTAGACAGAAAATAGAATATAATATTCTCTCGAAAGATTCTACAAAACGCCAGTCTATAACAACAACAATATACGTTTGCGATCATTATATATGGAATCATCTGCTATTAACCGAACAACAATCTCTCGAATTATTAGAAACAACTGAATATTTTCAAAAATCGCGAGAGATTGCAGGAGAAATCACGTTGTATAGATATTCCAGCATTCCTGCGTTTGTAGTTCCATTTACTACAGTATATACATACGGAATATCTCTCGCGGCATTACTGCAGAATGGAAATGGAAATGGAAATGGAAATGGAAATGTGCATCACGAGCTTGCAAAATATAAATATTCACAAATAGGAACTGTTCTAGTGAAAGTTACGAGTGTTAATTTTGATATTTTTTATAGGTTTATAATTGAACAAACGAGAGATTTTAGATGCAATATAATACATCCACTATCTCACTTGCAGCACTTGGTTGATTCTTCATTATATCATATTTATATGCTGATAGTGAATGATACTCTCGTTGTATCCACGTATATATTCGGACCATCCTGGCTAAAATCTATTGAAACAAGCATCCCTTCTACGTCTCCATTTCGTAGTAAAAAGCGGAATATACGAACACACAAAGAACGCATCAAGAATATACACGACCGCATATCAAATACATCCACCGCATTGGTAAAATACCTCGCACCTAAAAAAACGATGCAATATGATTTATCAGGTAAATTGATACGTAATACAAATGATGAAAACCACGACAATAATCATAAGCATACGCATACGCAAAAAGGATGTACCGATATACCACGGCTTATTTCTTCGATACAATCAAAACAAAATTGTGATATAGGAACATTTATCTCAGGGTTCATTAACGCTTCGAGAGATTTGACGAAATCATTGGATATTACGTCAAATAATAACACTACTACGCTTATAATAGATACATTTTCTCATAATTATATCATCTTAGATACAATAAACAAGTTCATACCGCCGATATGGATCGATAAATGGTATTATGTGATGTATAATGCGAATATTCATACTGAATTGTTATGTAAAGATTTGTTTTTTATATGAGAAACATTAACGGAAAACGGTGGGACACGACGGGAACCGATGTTCACACATTTCTTCTATATCTAGCTCCTCCACCAGTCATATAACCACCACGACCGCCACCAACTCCACCTGATCTCGCAAATGTATCTACTATAAATATTATAAAAATACCTATAAAGCAGTATAAAATCAACTCCTCAATAACGTGTCCCGTTTTTTCGTCTTTTTTCTGCTCTAACATATGGATTATATAATTCAACTTCTCTACGAGTGCTACATTTGTTCCAGTTGTAGCGCCTGATTGTGACGATAACTGGTTTGCTAGATTTTCGGCATAAGGGACAAATTGTTCGTAATATTGTTTAGCATACGTTGAGGTGGTATCTGTATTATTGCTAAATGACTTACGAACATCTTTAGGAATACCTAATGGATTTGAGTTTCGTCCATTTTCGCCGTGGGGCATAGAATATGGTTGAGTTGCGGCTTTTGATGCGACAGATTGAATAGATGCAGTATTTGTTCCATCTAATAAAGTAGATGAATATGCGGAGGATGGATTTAGGGAGTTTAGTTGCGTGGTTTTACGGACAATATGACTATTGCTAGATATTGTTGATGGAATCGGACCTGATCCAGCACCATTTTCTTCTCCACGAATAATCGCATTCGAGGTTGTATTGGTAGCGTATATTCCCATACCTTGCGCTGGATAACTTGGAAGAACAGATGTATAACGACTAGTCGCATCATCATCTTCATCCGGATCACTATCTTCACCACCTTTGCGATGAATATTCTCGATATAATCTTTAATCTGTTTTACTTTATTTCCTGCTTGCTGAATAACACCGTTATTATTACCATTCTCATTTATAATCCCGCGTTCTCCGCCATTTAGATTCGTTTCATCACGAGGAACCTTTAGGGTCCTATTCCTCACAATAGTTCCATTTCCATTATTTCTTCGATTCACATTTTTACTAGGCACATTTCCATTTTCTGTAAACTCAGAATAACCTAAAGATGACATATTCTCCTATAAAAAAATGAGATTTTATTTCGACGCTCTTTTACAAAGTTTTAACAAGTTACTAATGAAAAATATATTAGTTATATATATAAGACGAAATCATGAAATTCAATAAAGAGTATACTTTAGGTGCACTTTTAATCCTTATCGTTATTATGGTATTAAAGCCAAATATGCTTGGCTTTCTCTATAATAACATTTTAGGCAAACTTGTTTTTGTTGCTGCGGTTGTCTTTATTTCTCTTAAGCATACCGCTGCAGGTTTACTCGCAGTTGTTTTTGTAGCATTGATTGCATCTATGAGTGGACACGTCGGCTTTGAAGGTATGGACGCAAGCGCGACTGAGGTTTCTTCTGGTGTATCTTCTGGTGAGACGAAAGCTGATAAGAAGCCTGTGCGAGAGGGAGCTGAAAACGAGAAGAAAGAAGTTTCAGCAAGTGAAATCACAGATGCTATAAAACAAGCGACTGGTTCGTAATCATTGTGATCTATGATATCATCATCATCATACCATTATTTACTATAATAATATACCGCTACGCGATGAAGAAGCGTTATATTATATTATTCATTTTCGATTATAATAAAAGAAAAGTATATCTAGCATTATAGTAGTAGTAGTCACAATAATGTATTCAAATGATATAAACGACATTCATAATTATGCGCATTTCCTATTACGCGGTATATATCACAATTATATTCACTCTGAAACAGGTATTGCTATAAGCCGGTTACTTATTTTTATAATACTGATCATATTTATTGTTTATGCGAAGTATGATTATCTACTTGGTTTTATAGTATTCATCGCTTTTATTGAAGTAATGTCTACCTCGTCATCGTCGTCTTGGTTGAATATATGGTCGGAACTCCGACCATTCATCGTGGATACCAACAATACCAACAATCAAATAGCACCTTCTAGACCCAGTTATACGTTTGATATCAATCATTTAACAAATGGTGTATCTTTGAACACAAAAGAAGGTTTTGAAATATTTGGTATATCAAGAACTGATGATAGTGGTACAGATTATCATAATAGAACCACATCTGTAGATAAAAACAGCCAAGAATTTTCAGATAAATTTTTCGAGAATAAAAAATGCAACAATGGGTTAGGTAGTATTGTTATGTCCGGAACGAATGAATTAATTGGGCAACGATCAGTATATATGTCTTCAACATATGATTATGCGAATAAATTAAAATTAATTAAGGATCAGATATGGCCCGAAGTTAAAACTATCAATACTATAACTTATAATATAAATGATGTATCTAACAATGACCAATTTCAACAATATTGTTATAATTATTTTTTTGATTGCGTATATCAGCCAATTCATAGAAGTCGTAAAGCTACTGGTACTACTACCATTGACTTTAGAGATTTCAAGAAAGGTGTCTATATTGGTATAAATAATAATATAATGAACATCAACGGTTTACTAGTAGATCGTTTCAACTTAAGTAATTTAAAAGATACATCAAATAATCGTATTGTAGGAAATATTATTAACGATAATACAGCAGATATAACAGATGATTATGGTCTATATAATATTAATGAGATTAATGATAAATCAGATGCACAATTTGGTGATTTTATAGATGAAGAAAGTAAAAAAACTGATATATTTAAGGGTAGACGTTTAGAAATATACAACCGAGTATACCAATATAAAAAGAAGTTAAATGAAATATTTACGAATTGGAAAAATCATTCTAAGAATTATAATATAAACGTTAGATTTATTAGCGTGAATGATAGTGTATTGAATGATTTATCAGAAATAATAAATTTTATAAGATTAGTTAAAATGTCTTTTGATATTGTTTTTATTCATGATATAGTAGTCCATCCCATTCTCGGAAACAACAAAACCCTTTACGAACTGATTGCGGAAGCAAAAACCAAAAATGTAAAAAAAATGATACCTTATGGTTTTAAAGAGCACGGAACCAAAATTATCCAGGATACCGACAAATTTGAAATAATGAAAAAGTTTCTTTCAATTAGAAATATATATGAAATACCGCAAACTAGTGTGAATACGTCATATACTTTACCCGACGAAGAACGGTTTCTTTATGGAATAAGTTATTTTTATAACAATATTTCATACACTTAAAATAAATATATATCTATAGTAATACAGAATGTATAAAATGAAGGAAAGATCTATTTATATACTTATAGCAATGATGGCTGTTGTTTTGATAACGTCTGCATATGGTGCTTATCGTGATGGTGACGGTGATGATGATAATAAAGAGTCTCAGCGTAAAGGTCGTAATCTAGATGTAGTCAATAAGACGATTGATACCTCATCTGATGTTATTGGTGCATCTGGTGCAGGAACGTCATATAAAACTGCGAAAACACATTTAGATACTTCAGCAAGGGCAAACGGACCTTATGTTGATGAAGGTCCGAACGTCTATAAAGGTAAAGCGAGCGGTTATAATCTAGACAATGATAGCGATAGCGATAGCAACAGCGATAGCGACAGCGATAGCGACAGCGATAGCGATAGCGACAGCAAGAGCAACGGTGGCGACAGCAAGAGCAACGGTGGCGACAGCAAGAGCAACGGTGGCTACAATGATACGAAAAGTAGTGAATCTAAAGTAAAATACATAATAAAGTCCATCTCAAAATTGTTTAAAGAAATATTTAGCAAATGGGGAAATCAAGGAACAATTATGGCTCCTTCTGGAATGGAGGAAATGAACCCCGACGTGTTATCAACGAATACGACAACCGTAGAAGGATTACGCATCCGCGAAAAATTTAAAAAGTCTGTGAAGAGTGGTATGCGAAATATTAAAGACGCGTTTGGTGGAAGACGACGACGTTAATTACCACAATTCAATAATATTGTATTAACTATAATATAATATTATAGTAACTAAGAATAAATATGACTAAAAAATCGCAATCACGGCGAAATAGATCATCTAAAAATATTTCAACACGTAATAGTATACCTGCACCCGTAACAGGCGGTGGTGGTGGAGGTAGAGCTGGAGGTAGCAGCGCCGGAGGTGGTCCAGGTTCTATAGCTTCTTCACCCCTTATCCCGCCATTGAATTTAAAGACCATAACTGATTTATTTTCGACAAAATCGAATATATTCACACTTCAATCTCCTGCCGATAATATAATGAACTCAAAGGTTTTAACCACAATGCATAATTTCTTTCATAATTTGAATAGTAGCACATTTTTCGCAGGTTTTGTGATGTTAATACTCAATATTGGATCTAGATACATAAATCTTGATTTAAATTCGTCTACAGAATCCTGGATTAAATATTTAATGAGTAAAGAAGTTCTAGTATTCGCAGTTAGTTGGATGGGAACACGCAGTATATATTATGCACTTGTGATCACAGCGAGTTTCACTATTATTGTTGATCATTTTATGAATGTAGATAGCAAATACTGTATTATACCTACAAAATTTAGAACATTACATACGATGACTGAAGAAAAACGCGGTCCTGAAAAACACGTATCTGATTTGGAAATAAGCAATGCACTACATACACTGGAAAAGGCGAAAAAAGAAAAAGAAGAAAAAGACCATCTAGCACTAGTAAAATATCATCATCTATTTAATGACGACACATTTGAAAAAATTAACGAAAAATCGAAATAATATTTGTTTGTTCTACGTAAAACATAATATAAATAGTATATAATTAGAATACAATTATATACTAATAGTAGTAGTAATATTTGATACTATTTTGAGATGCAGGCACAACCACCACCACAGCCATACACATTGACTACACATAATTGGAATGCTCCACCCCTTGTATTACCACCTTCTTTATCAGAAGGAGAAATGTCTACACAGTTATTCTCATTAACAAATATAAAGGCAAATATAGATGAGGGAGTTGACGATTATATAAATGAAGTTTCCGCTTATAAAAATTCATCATTACGACAAATCCAAGTTCGGCAACAACCACAACCAGGTGCTTCAGTACCAAATAGTAATAATAGTAATAATAGTAATAATAGTAATAATAGTAATAATAATGCATTAATATCTGCACCTAAGTTTGTGAAGAAAAATAATAATAATCCTAAAAAATCGGTCATATTAAATGAACATATGGTATATCACAATAAGTTATCTACAATATCATCACCGTTAACAGTATTCATTCCAAAAACATACTTATTTAATGAACAAAAAATACGAACTTTTATTAATTCATCAAATTCAAAAGTAAATGATAGGATTAAATCGATTTTGAGTGAATACAATGATAGTATTGGTTCTCTTTATTATAAACATTCGATTTCTGCAAAAGGAGATATGAACACATCAGAAAAAGAAAAAATTATGAATAAACTTATAGATTGGCACGAAATGTATTCTACGTTCACATTTTTTAATAATGCGAAGTTATATTTTATTGAGAATAAAGAACAAGAAGTTGCGAAAGAAGAATTAATTATTCTATATAAACAACTCGATCAGATATATCATAGGTTAAATAGTCTCATTTATTATACAGCATACAAGCAATTTCAATTAAATCAAGCATATATGAATATATGGGATCAATACTATTCACCAGTTGCACGCGGACATCACCCAAACCCAGGTTTTATGGAAACCATATATTATCAAATATTATATATTCATTTACATATTTTAACATCCGATTTAATAAAAGGTGAAACCTATGACGAATTGTATAATTTAAATTCATCACCACCACCCGGCACAGATGTAATAGAAGGATATGACCGCGATTACGACAAAACATACATCAACCTATATTATGAGTTTGACGATCTTGATCTTAGAAAATCAAAACCGTTTCGTGAATTAAAACCTATACTTGATACTCATTTAAAAGAGTTAATAATTGAATTAAAAAATATTACTAATTTTAATGAAGATGGAGATGCAGCAGATAAATGGCTGAATACGCCAATATTACAAATAGATAATAAATTAACAAGAATTATAAATTTGAGAAAGACATTGAATAAAATTATGAATAGCGATTTTAAACCATATTATGACTATTACAATAAACGTCTGGGAGATTGCTTTTATACATATAGTGATTATTTAGATATAGCATATAAAAAATATACTGATGCTAACATTAACATCCCTCAATTGAATGATGAATATAATCGTTACATAGATACTATTGGTCGGAATTATCCTCAGAAAATTGCATTATATCCAGCAGTGTATTTTATAGTTATTCGAACATTGAATTTATCTTTTGAATTATTGGAAAAGGATTTTCAACAATATAAAAATGATATGAACTCTGATATGATAATTAATCTCACAAAAGAAATAAATATAAATACATCCAAATTGGATGATATTGTAGAACTGATTCTACAGCATAACAAAATAAAAAAACCAGATGAAATTGTGAAGTATAAGCCAAACAGAGAAGAATATTTATATACGGAATACCAGAATAATCCTGGTCCTCTTCATGTTCCTGTTCCTGTTCCTGGCGTCCAACAACTAGAAATTAGATACGGTTTAGTTGACCCAGAAAAGTTTTTAGATGATTGGAACGATAAATTTAATAACATTAACGGTGAAATTGATTTAATGAAAGTTAAGGTAGGAAAACAGATTAATGTGAATAATACAAACGATGCACTAAGTAAAAATTTAATGTATAATTTGATGATAATGAATACAATAAATGTATTTGGATCATTATTCCCAATGGGAAAAAATATATGGTATAGTAATAATTTACAAAATATAATCACACCCACAACAACATGGGTGAAATTTAATTTATCATCAATCGAATTACTAACTAAAACTGGTATAACACAATACAAAAAGATTATTTCAGATGGGTTAACCAATATATTAGTTCCTCAAGCTCCGGCTCCTCCGGGTCCTCCGGCTCCTCCGGGTCCTCCGGCTCCTTATGAAATTGATATGAATGGTATCAATTCTTTTTGTATATTACAAATTGAAAATGTATCAATCGTTGGACAAAATGAAGATTCTTCTACAGAAAAACTATCATCGGCAAAAGGTATTGTTATTAATAAAAAACCGGAGATCTCAAATATGAAAGATAAAATAAAGGAAACATTAAATTGTAATAATCATCTTAGCAAAATAAAATCAACTGCTGATGAGATTATGAGTGTTATTCAAAATATTAATTATTCTGATGCATTTTCAACATCTGCATCTGCTGCTGCTGCTGCTCCTGCTCAGGCTGCTGTAGTTATTCCACCTCCTCCCCCACCTGCTCCTATTGCGCTTGCGCCTGCTCCTGTTGTGCCTGTTGTGCATGCGCATGTTGTGCCTGCTCCTGTTGCGCCTGGTGGTCCTCCACCTCCTCCCCCACCTGCTCCTGGTGCGCTTGCTCCTATTGCGCCTGCGCCTGTTGCGCCTGTTGTGCCTGGTGGTCCTCCACCTCCTCCCCCACCTGCTCCTGGTGCGCTTGCTGCTGGTAATATTGCTGCTGCCGGTATTATTGCTGCTGCTGGTCCCCCTCCACCACCAGTGCATCCTGTTGCTCCTGGTGCTGCTCTTGGTGGTCCTGCTCCTGGTGCGCTTGCTGCTGCTGCTGGTCCCCCTCCACCACCAGTGCCTCCTGTTGCTCCTGGTGCTGCTCTTGGTGGTCCTGCTCCTGGTGCGCTTGCTGCTGCTGCTGCTGGTCCCCCTCCACCACCAGTGCATCCTGTTGCTCCTGGTGCTGCTCTTGGTGGTCCTGCTCCTGGTGCGCTTGCTGCTGCTGCTGGACCCCCTCCACCACCAGTGCCTCCTGCTGCTCCTGGTAATGTTGCTGCCGGTAATGTTGATCCTGCCGGTAATGTTGCTGCTGGACCCCCTCCACCACCAGTGCCTCCTGCTGCTCCTGGTAATGTTGCTGCCGGTAATGTTGCTCCTGTCCCCCTTCCACCACCAGTGCCTCCTGCTGCTGCTGCTGCTGCTGATGATGATGATGATGATGATGACGATGATGATGATGATGATGATGATGATGAGGATGATGATGATGATGCTGCTGGTAATGTTGCTGCTGGTCCCCCTCCTCCTGCTCCTCCTCTTACTGCTGCCGCTCTTGGTAATATTGCTCTTGCTCCTAGTGCGGCGATTCCACCACCACCAGCTGCTGCTGCTACATCTGTTGTCGCACCTTCTCTGGTTCCAGTTCCGTCAAGTATTTTCGGACATTTAATGGGCGGACTGCAACATACACGCGATCAGAAAAGTATACAGGAACTTATGGCATCGCAGTTAGAAATAGCTATACCTACGTTAAAAGCTGCTTTAGAACTTAATAGAAGATCTATAATACAACTTGAACGAGCTAATATTGAACTTAACAGTAAAGCTATGGAAAATAATAAAAAAATAGCACTAATATCGGGTCAGATAAACAAACTTGGAGATGAAAGTAATAAAGTTACTGGAAGGTTAAATCACATAATTGACGAATTAGCACGACTTCAAGGCGAAAAGGAGAAAGACGACAAAAAGATTCAAACGTTAACCGCAGAACTTCGTTTATCACGCGAACGAGTAAAGAATATAAGCGAAGAATCCAAAATATTAGTGGGAGAAATGATGCAAAACCGTGTTCAAATGACAAAAACGCTTGAGGAACAAAATAAAAACAAACAAGAGATAAAAACACTTAAACAACAAAATGATGAATTACAAACTAAATATACAACGAAAGAGCGCGAACTTTTCGATGCGAAACAACAAGTTGTTACATTAGAACAATCATTTAATGACGAAAGAGAACAAATGATTAGTAGATTCAGAAATGATAATGCAGAATTATTACAATTACGACAATATCTATTAAAATTTGAACAAGACGATGCTCCACGTCGTGAAGAGTCTGAAAGGGCAAGACAAGATGCTTTAGAAGCGACCCAAAGGATTAGCGAGTTAGAACAAGAGAATACACGTTTAAATGACGAACTCAGTGTTATCAAAAATAGTAAGATACAAGAAAATTTACAAGAAGAGCGCAAACAAAAAGAATATGCAGATGCTAAAGAGGTAGCAAAACGAAACGAAGAAATTGGTAACGTACTTAATAGATTTCAAAAAATAAAACAGTTGCGTCATGATATTCAAAAAAGCATCTTGTTGTGTTGTTATGATGAAAAGAGTGAAGAAACTAATCAATTTTCTGATTTAATTGTTGAAATAACGTTCAATCATTCAATACCGGTTGATACTAAATTCTTAGACTCATTTGCTAAACAACTTCGTAGACATATTGGTGGCGAATGCACAGTTAGTGTAGATCTTAAACAACCTAGAGATAATAAGATAAAATTACATATTAATACTGATAAACAATTACAAGAAGTTAATCGTATAATTTTAGAAGTTAGTCCTACAGTTTTACGCGATATAGATATAGATAATACTTATACGGTTCTAGATGTGGCTGTTGATACAAATTTATTAGATAGTAGAACGTTCAATTCAATGTGTAGTTTGTGTGAAGAGATTGATAAAAAAAGTAGCATCAAACATTATTTGGAAAAAACATCTACAGATACCCCGGTGCCTACACTACCGTTCACACACACCGATAAAATGGTATTGACTGAATGCAGTCAATCTACATCCAATAGACTACGTGATATGTGTGGGAGGTTTGATATTTATATTCGCGAATTAACTAACGCGTTAGAAGATATAAAAGGGGTTGTGCGCGTATTCATTCGTGTGAGAACACCCGATGATTGGGGATCAATGGGTGGTGGTAGTAATGGTAATGGTAGTCGTGGTAATGTACAAACCGGAGGAACATACAATCAATCCGAACACGTAAGATATGTAATAGACGCAAACCAATCCATAGGTAATAAATTCGTATCATTAATGAACCAACAAGGACAATTAGAGGGAAAATACGGTCCTTATTATGATGTATTTAATGTTGGGGTGAAGAATGGTGAAATATTTGATAATTTAAAGAAAACCATTGATCAAGTGCGTGATGGATATCATCTTGTTTTTTTAGGTTATGGATATTCTGGATCAGGTAAGTCATTTACACTTGGTATGATTAATAATCCTGATCCTGGTATAATTATTAAAGCAATCGATTATTTGATGCGTTCAAGTGATAAACCGAGTATTCAGATACACAAAATTATTGAACTGTATAGTAAAAGTTTCAACTTACAAGACACGCAAAATTTCGGTATCACTGGAACAAATATAATTACGTATGTTGATTATCCGTCGTCATATGTAAATTTTGTGCAGGTAACATCAGCAAAATTCAACACTAATATTATTACGGATGATGTGATGCGCGTATTAGATGAGATAAATACTATACGAAAGGACAAAAAAAGAATAAAAAAAACGATAAATAATGATCAATCATCTCGAGGACATTTATTTATCACCTTAAAGATTGGTAATGGATATTTAACTATATGCGACATGGGTGGTCGAGAAGATCCTCATAATATATGGGAGATTGAAAATGTAAAAGAGTTAATGAATGGATATAAAGATCTTAAAAGCGCTGTACTAATATCAGATAATCGTGCTATCCATATATCACTGAAAGATAAGACAAACCAAAAAGTAATAGTAAGTAATATTAGTAAAATAAATCAAGTTTTAGAAACGTGTAAAGAGGGTTATTTTATAAATGAAACATTAAATCATATGCGTTTGTTTTTTCAACGTAAAATGGGGCTTTCTCCACAAATTAAAGCAGGAATATATGAAAGTACTGATAAAGACAAATATTTACCTGAAAAATTTATTAAGGAGTTTGATTCACCAGGGTGGGCAGATCGAATTGGAATGTATCCGACTTTAGTGGCGTTAGACAATTTGAAAGGATCAGCTCAAGATGGTTCATTTAAACCAACTAAGTTTATAGTATTTGGTTGTGTGAGAACAGAATTGGACGATAAGTATAAAAAAGCGTCAATTGATACTTTAAATTTTGCGACAAAATTAACGGGTAATCTTACTCAAGAAGAGCGCGATGCTATCGCAGCCAAAGAGAAGGAAGCGAAGGCGGCGGCTGAAGTGAAGGCTGCTGGTTTATCATCGAGTGAGTTGGGAAACTTATCGCAATGGAACTCATCATCAGGTAGATACGAAGTTGATCGTAAATATAAACGCGGTGGTTCAAAAAAAAGACATAGCCATCATACTATAAAAAGAAGACCTATAAATGAAAGTGCTATAAAACATAAAACAAAAAGAATAGTAATATTACCCCAAAAGGGTAAATTCACAATTAAAATAAGACGATAATTCGCGAATTATGATTCATATCTTTATTAATATCTTCAAATACGCGCGTATAGTTTATTGTTTCATTTTTAGTAAAACATCCGTAATTGTTAGGTTTTGTTACATATAAACAAGAATTTGTGTGTTGTTTCCACAACTCAATAACTCGTGTGATTGACGATAATTCATCTATAACACGAGAATCACTTGGATTGGTACTGTTACATTTATATCCCGCATAATAAATCTCATCAACTATCGGAATGAAAATTGGTTTTGCGATATCCTGTATTTTCACAATGAAATTATTCTTATTATTATTTATATTAATATTACGAAGATAGGTATTTGATAATTTCTCTTTGAAATCGCGCTGTGATGTGACTATGATCACATAATGGTTATTTTGCAACTTATCAATACAAAGAGAAGTTAAATATTGGTATATAGAATTAGAATTATCACACGTAAAGCTACCATCATCAAATACAAGAATAACTTTAGAACCGTTGGGTAAGGGAACAGTCGTTCTCCAAACGTCCCTTGACCATTCGCGTTCACTACGGTCAACTGTATCATTTCTTGATAAAATTGCGGGAAAAACTATACTATCCACCCCGGATTTATTCATTTGACTGTATATACTGTGTGTATCCTTCGGAAAACAAGTTCCGCCAAAACCACGACGACCATCTGGTCCTGGAACACTAAAATGCGATGTTCCCATTCTAACATCGCTTCTAGCCATATCAATTACCTTATGATAATCCGTACCAGTTGCATAACAAAAGTCATATATTTCATTCATAATAGATACTTTTGCCGATAAAAAACAATTTTTGGTGATTTTCAACATTTCCGCATCATTTGTTTTGCAAAATACAATTTCAGTATTGTCTATTGATCTATTTTTATGGCTCTTTGTGATTAATTCGTGTATTCGATTCTTAAATTGTATATGTCGCAGTCGTAGTTGTTGTTGTTTGATACCATTTCTATCATTATTCGTATTCATACAATAATCAGGTATTCCTATGAACCATTTTTCGTTCGTCTTAAAGTCATTCTCCCAGTTTGCTTCCGTTAAAAACTCCGGCATATAATAACAGTTCTGTGATTTCGAAAATCCAACTGGAACCGTACTGCGTATTACCTTAAACGGATTCTCACATTTTGAAATACTATCTTCTAATATTTTGGTATAACAAGAACCGTCGTGATATAAAGGTGTAGGCAAGCAGAAAAATAGGATATCGCACTTATTGTCTAACTCTTCTAATGTGATTCCAATAGGAATACACGCTTCCGGACGAATATCATATACCAAAACTTCAATATTTGCGGAATCATTCAATGTTTGATCTTTTTCTCTATTCTTGGCTTTAAATGGGTAAAATGCGGACGGATTATGGTAGTCGCGTATATAATCAACATTGCCTGCGACCTCGCACTCGCCCTCGCCCTCGCCCTCGCCCTGGATGTCTTCTTGAGTGCCGTGCGGTAATAACTCTGTATCCGGTAATTTCGCAAACATTCTAGTTGCTTTCCCGACAAATCCATTACCAATAATACCTATCTTCATACTAGGATATAGGATAATGTTTGTAGTAAATGACTCTTTTATCCTGCTCTTCTGTATATTATCTATATAAACGTATAATTTGCATTTATATAGATTTATAATCATTCCAAATATTCAAAAATGATCATCATCCATACTCACAGTATTCACATTTTCGATTTCAAATAAATCAACGACAATATCAGTCATATATTGAATATAACTCATCTTTGTTCCTAATCTAGTTCCAATCGAATCCATAATCGCAATTGTGATTAATAATTTATATAATGTGCGTTTAAATGCGAGCCCGTATTTATTTAATATATAATTTATCTCGTATAATTCATTTACGCCTAAGATTTTAATTTGAGGTCTCGCAAATGATACAAATATTGTGTGTAACTCTTCGCATAATCTATGATATTCGTTATCTGTGATAATTCGTTTCACATCATATTTATCTATGGTACTTTGCTTCGTTTGGTCTAACAATTCAGATATATTGAATACGATATAATTTATTATTTTTTTATACTTTCTCTGATAGACTAGCTTTGTTAGATTAAACATTATTTCTTGGTCGATCCGAGTCATATGACCAATTATACCATAGTCGAGTATTCCTATTTTGTATATGTATCCAGTATTATCTGATCCAGTATTATTTGATCCAGTATTATTTGATTCAGTATTCACTACCGGTTCTTTAATGAATAAAATATTTCCAGGATGAAGATCTCCGTGATATAAACTGTTGCAAAATGCGGCTTTCGCATTAAATGATGCTAATAACTTACCAAATTCATCACTATCTGATTGTTCAATCTCGTCTAATTTGAATCCATCAATATATTCCATCACAATAATATTAGGATCAAGATTCTCTGTGAATTCCGAATATGCGAATGGAATTTTTATATATTCACAATCCTTCCAATTCGCGTGATATTTATGTATATTGTTTACTTCTTTTCGAAAGCATATCTGGTCTTTTAGACATACTATATTTTGTAGAATAACATTTTCAATATTAAGTGTTCGAATATATGGGATTTTTTTTGTGAATTTTGCGAATAGAACTAAATTATTCACAGATGAATTAAATTTATTGTGTATGTTCTTCCGTAGATATTTAACAACGATTGGTGTAGTATTATTATCGTCTCCGTGAAATGACCCCTTGAATATTAAAGACATTAATCCTGATTTTATAGGTTTATACCCATTATCTATATGAAGTCGTTTGTATGGATAATATTTTATGGATTCTTCTTCTATTTTTTTTAGATCTAATATATCATATTCGTCATCTGTGAATGCGACATTATCTGTGTAGTTGGAGAAAAATGTATTCAATTCATTGTTTAGAATTGTTCGATTTGTAGCATAGGCTTGAAACATTTTAACATATAACATATTCTTCAATGCTAGACGTTTTGCTACATCGATTATAGCGTTTGTTTTACTTTTCCATCCCACTTTATATTTTATATACTCGATACCGCATATATAACAAGATGTGATAGTAAAATATGCAGCTGATAGAAACTCGAAAACCCCTAGTTGTTTATAATATTCCATTGTTTTATTCTCATAATATCTATCGTCGTCGGTTTCATCAATTATATCGTGTGGTATGTTGTCTTGTTCTTGTGCTTGTGCTTGTTTTTGTGCTTGTTCTTGTTGCATAAACTCCAACAATGTGTCTTCCATTCTCACACTCCAATTCACGTGTATATGTTTTCAAACTATACTTCTAAATACAATTTAATAATATAAAATAACCGCAATTCAAAACCAGTTATGTTATAACAATCTATTCTATTATAATCGCAATTGTTCGATTGCTTGTTTCAGACGAAATTGAATTTTTTTAATAAAGATACCTATCGCATTTTCCACTGTGAATGTAAGTTCCTCGCCTTTCGGCTTAAGTTTAAACATATGAATCACTTGAATACGATGCGGATCAATTATTATATATTTTTGAATGTAAAGCGGGTACTCCAACACTTTATATTTGTTAGAAATAAGATATTCGTGATTATAATATGGTACACTTTTGCTAGTAAATATGATTTCCGTGCCGGCTTTCTCGTTTTCTGTATATCTCGTGTTGATTTGAGTGTGCACATACATATATCTCTTAACCCCCCCTAAATCCATTGATATTTCTTTCAATAAAAATAAGATAAAATATTCATTGTTGTCTTTTTTGGCGGTTTTATCAACTTCAAATGCCGGCGTAACTTCAATTGTATCAATAATATCCTTATTTACTTGAAATAGTAAATTATATAAATTCACATTCAATAATGATGTGATTTCGAAATCTGGGTTTTCATACATATATTCGAGTGAGAACAAATTCATATCATTATTTTTTCTAAGAGACATATTGTCTTTTGCGCATATCGTTTTAAAGTTTTCTGCTTTTGTTCCAGATGCAGTAGCCATTATGATATTAATAGTATATTAATAATATATTAATTAGGATAATATCTATTGTATGTATATAATCAATAATAATAATGTTTATATTGTTATTATTGGGATGATATTATAATTACAGATCTAAGCTAACAACGTTACGATCAGAACGAGGTCGACGTTTTGATTTATGTGGTACTGAATCTGCTGGAATATCCCCTAGGCTGCTTAGAGTAATAGCACCATTATCGATATTTTGTTCAGAGCTGGAACCAGACATTCCAGATAAGATATTCTGTAAAACATTTCCATTATCAGCGTTACCTGCACTTCCTCCCGCGCTGTTACCCGATGGTTGAATGTTAATTGTTTTGGTTTTAAGACGAGACATCATATCTGAAACATCTGCGGACGGTCCTTTCATTTCGGGTCGTTTACTTGTTCGTTGAGAATTCTCGTTAAACGACGTATTCGGATTCACATAATTATCGCGAATATCTACACCTCCGTTATTACTTCCACCGTACATTCCAGAATTAAGGTCTGGGCGATTGGATGGATTACCAGGTCTTACTGGTGGTGGTGGTGCAAGAGGACCCTTCGTAGCAATCGGAGGTGGTGGTGGACGTTGTTGTACGTAACTTCCATTTCCATTATTGCCTCCGCCACCCATACCACCCATACCACCCATACCATTACCGCCAATAATATCACTCATAAAATTACCAAACCCGGAGCTTCTGCCACCACCTCCACCTCCACCACCACTTCCACCGCCACCGCCACCCATACCGCCAGACATAGATGAAACAGCTGCCTGCGTGAACTGCTGCATCAATTCTGGATTCTGTCGCATTATATCATCCATACCAGGCAATGCAGATTTAAACATCGTGTTCGTCATATGCAACATAATCGCGCTTCCTCCAAGTTGAAACAATAACTTTAATTCCGGCGACATCTTTGCTTTTGATTTATATTTATCGTGTAATTCAGCAAAAATCTCGTCATACTCACCAACATTCTCATTCACTTGCTCTGACCAACCATCCAATTTCAAGTCAAATGGGTCGAATTTGTTATTTAAAAATTCCAATCCAGTGATACACGCAAGAAGCATCTTACCTTGAAACTTAATACTATTATGGCGTTCTCGTTCTTCGATTTGAGTATCATATTCACCTTTCATCTCTGCATAAGATGAATCCATTGAATATCTCTTAGTGAGTTGAACTCCCTTTTGCTCGAGCTCTTCCAGTTTTCTAAGTAATTTAAATTTCTCCTTCACAAGTTCATCTTTTGATAATTGCGGTGTAGGATCAACTGCAGCATCCGGGTCAAGTGGAATATCGTTAAACTTACCATAACCGTCCCATGTTCTCGATGTATTGTCTGTTTGGCTAGTTGATGAACCTAAATTACTAACACCAACGTCTTTTTCTCCTCCATCTGAACGATTGATATTAAAAAAACTTCCAAATCCACCACCGCCACCGCCACCGCCACCACCGCCACCACCGCCGCCACCGCCACCACCGCTTCCTCCGCCGCTTCCGCTACCACTGCTTCCTCCTGCATTTTCACGTGTAGCACTAGATGTTCTAGGAACATTACTCAAATCATTTAATTCATTCTCCAGATCTGCTAAATCGCCTAAATCAATATCGCCACTACGACTATTCTTGCGCCCTGATTCACCTCCTTTAAATTTATCGTTCATCAATAGCTCAATCCCGCCTCCAAAATTCGATTTGCTACCTCCAGTTCCACCAAGTGTAAACGTTGGTATCGAATCCAAATTACCTAAGTCAATAATTTCAGCCATTTATTATTCGTCTTTAGATTACAGATAAAACAATCTTTATACTAGAATTAATGCGAATTATTTAAATATTATTGGTTGATATGATTAAAATAGACAATAATATTGTAATCATACCGCATATCGCTTGTATTGTTATACGTTATATAATAATTTCTTCTAGTTTATATTTTTTTCTTATACTATTCGCGCGATTTATAGCGTAATTTCCTTGGTCTCTATAAAATTTCTTTTGTGTTTGAGTATATTTTTTAGTTTTTCTAGAGGATTTACCTAAATAGGTTTTACCGAGTAACAAGAAAAATTCATATTTCTCTTTTGGTGTTTGATTTTTTGGATGTATTGCGTTTAATTTATCAAATTGCTCGTGATTTTTACGAGACATTTGTTTTTTGTACATTGTGTATTTATTTCGACTACCACCTTTGTTATGTATAGAAAAATGTGATGGCGATGCTGGTGGCGATTTTGGTGATGGTGTTGGTGATAATGATTCGGGATATGTTATTTTTATTCGTTTGGGTGATGATCGATCACTAGCGTATCGTTTACTTTCTCCTTCTCCTTCTCCTTCTCCTTCTCCTTCTCCTTCAGGAAAACGACGTTTGGATCTATTTTCGCGCTTTTGTGCTGCAACACCTCTTGCCTCTGATGCAACACCTCTTGCCTCTGATGCAGCAGCTCTTGCCTCTGATGCAGCAGCTCTTGCCTGTGATGCAGCAACACCTCTTGCCTCTGCAGCAGCTCTCAGACGATCGACCCCCCTTTGTAATCGGTTTCTCATACGGATTATATCGTGTATTGTGAGACTAGTAATTGTATTACCCCCTTTGAATATTGTATCCATATTCGGACGTGTACCTTTTTCTTGTAAGTATTCAATCTCATTATTTAATTTATGTATTATAACGTTAGAATGATTCGAAAGTAATGCTGCTTGCATATTTTCTGGTTCATTTAGCCATAAGATCAATTCTGCTGTACGTATCACACATTCGTTATAACTAAATGAATCATTACGATTTAATATTTGCCTAATTCCGTTATCTATGTCTTCATTTCGAGTACGACGTTGTACTTCTGCATTACTTCTTTTACTATTTATATATCTCACTATTTTTTCTTTATGTTCGGGCTTTCCAAAAATAATTATATTCGCAACCGAAGGATCTACTCTTATTATTGAATCCAAATATTCATTATCTGATTTTCTAACATCGTCTGGATGAGGAGGGTTCGAAACACGAGGATGATTAGGATATTTTCGTCTGAATACATCATCCATAACATATTGAACGGTTAGTTTAGACATATAAACGTATTTGTAGATGTAGCTATATATATATCGTATAATATTTACCCGATCAATAGATAAATTCTCCATAATCCTTGAAGAAAGCAGTCTGCTAAATCATCCTTTTTCTTATGTTTTTCAAATATCGAAATCCATGACGTGTGTTTATTTGTGTTCGATATAGTTGAAGAAGATTCACTACTGTTGAACAATGCGCGACATATCGCAATACCTGATTTTTTTCGATCGCTGTATGTAGTCGAATCTACGAATTTTGATATATCAAGCATTGAATCCGTGAATAATTTTAATTTACACGATGCAGATATAAATTCAATATACGGCACATTTTTCATAATAAAGTATTGCGTGATCATACCTTGCAATGTTTTCATTCTTGTAGCAATTGTACTAATTTGATTCTCAATAATCATCATATCGACCGGAAGATGTGTAGAATTCGGTTGTGAAGGATATAATATTTCATCCAAATGTTTCATCATATTTCTACCGTATGTGATCATATCTAAATCGTGCGCATATGTATAATTTGTTTTCGTTTTCTTAATTTGATTGTTATTGTTATTATTGTTATTGTTATTGTTATTGTTATTATTGTTATTCGAATTTGTTATGGTTTCACAGGTAGCTAATGTATATTTTAACTCGTCAACTGGTTCCAGATAATCTCTCGCTAATATTGTTTGTATCTCTTTTATTTTATCAGCTTTTCTTATTTTTTTTACGTCGTCTGGATTCGTTGTATGATCTGGATATAACATTTTATGAATATCAATTAGTTCATCTAGTTTCTTTTTTTGCAATAATAATGGATTGCGTTTAATAGGTAAAATCTCTCGAGGAGGTACTTTATATTTAGATTTTTCTGAACATTTAAGACAAAATAATTTTGGAGTGTCGAGAGATCCAGATCCAGATCCATTTATATGAGTATCCGATGCAACAGGCAAATACATATATTTTGCTTGTTTTACATCATTAAGACAAGTCAATTTCGGCGTCGGAGCGGGAATAACCGCAGTAGGTTCGAACCGTAGATCGATCACATCCCATCTCTCGATGTGAATATGTTTCATTAACTGTTCGAGAGAATCTTGTGAAAATGTTGATATGATTACCGAATTTTGTGTAGAAGTTATTGGGTTCGTAATCGCATTATCCGCAATGTTTAAAATACAATATGCTAGATTTTTCATTCCTACATCAAAGCTGATTATACGCATTCTCTCGTGTAGTAGTATTAGTAGTAGCTAATACAGATCACATATAAATATTTTTATATGTGATTTATCTCTTGCTTTACGTGTTGTTTATCTTCTTCCATTCTGACTGGTGAAGTTGAGCAACTCTTCTTGTGTTATTTCTGGTGCGATCATTCTTGCCTGAAGATCTGATCTCGAGAGATATAGTTCTTTCAAATCACTTGTAGTATATCCAAATGGCTGTCGTTGATCCATAACACTTGAATACATAAATGGCGTGTTTCGTTGCTCTTGCTCTACAGGATTAACTTCAAATGAACCGTGTCCGGATGCATTCACGGCGTCGATCTTGTTGATTTCCATTATCTTATCCGCGTTGTGTGTTAAATAACGACGATAATCCCAGTTTGATTTTATATTTTCATTTTTGCGAATTGCGGCATTCACGGCATTTCCAGGTAGCCATCCTGTGAAATTTCGACCATCATTCATTAGAGGTGGAAAATCAAAATATACATTATGACTCGCGCTATAATTATGACCCCATTGTGGTTGTGGAGTATTTGTGACTGTCGTGAACGGAGTATTCATTGTCTGTATTGCGAATATATGTGAATGATCTAACTAAGTTTTAATATGTTATAATGAGAAATAAATATTATGATAATATTATTCAAATTTTTCGACCACGTTTAATAGTTCATTCTTCTTCATTTTTTGAATATCGCCGATTTCCTGCAGTTTTTCTGGCGTATTCTTGTATTTATCCTTAATAAGTTTGCGAAGTTCTGAAACTGATTTTGTAGAATAATTTTCAATAGAATGTGAAGTAGATGTTGGTTTTACAACTTCAGTTATTTGTTGAATTGTGGATTGTGATTCGTTTTTCGGCAAATCTAGAGATTCTTGGATAATATCTGTTTGTGAATATTCTTGTTGATCAATTAATTCGTCGATTTTGATTGTTTCTAGAATCGGAATATCATAATGTACAGACAATAATTCGGTTGCATCAATGTTTACAATTTCAGATGACTTCACATCATTTGCTAAATCAATAGATATAATATCTACATCGAGAGTCTGTTTTGTATCTACGTGGTTGTCTTTTATGCTTTCGTCGCTATCGCTACTCTCACTGCTCTCGCTCTCACTGCTCTCACTGCTCTCACTGCTCTCACTGTCGCTACTCTCGCTGTCGCTACTCTCGCTATCTTGGAGTCCACTCAACTTATCTGTAACAGGAATTGCCTTTATTTCTTGTGATATTTCTATAACTTTGATATTTGATTGTTTACCGGACTCGGATTCGGATTCGGATTCGGATTCGGATTCGGATTCGGATTCGGATTCGGACTCGGACTCGGATTCGGTAGTATTTTCACTATCAGATGAAATTGGTATTAAACGACGGTTATTGTTTTGTGTGGTCGTATTTGCTAGATTATATAATGCAGTATCAATATGCACAGGTTTACTATTATTATGTTCAACTGCCTCTTCTACGTCACCAGAAGAATACCCATATTGCCTTCCACCATATTGCTGCTGCCTTTGAGAAAATACAGCAAATTGTTTTAATTGATAAATATCATATGATGATTCCTCTATGTATTGCTGTAATATCATTGCTTGTGCTTTTTGAGATTGTTCTGCGAATGATAAACGCTGGTTAACATATTGATATAATGCGACAACTAAAATGGAACAAACTGCTAAACTAACGACTATGGTTAATATACTTAATTCTCCCATTGTGAAATCGCGCGAAAGTAGTTAATTAAACAATATAATTCGATTTAATATATTTTATATGAATATCTCCATTATTTTTTATTTATAGAAATATCGCACAATAAACCAAAAAATATTCGGTTATAAACCAAAAAATATTCGGTTATAAACTTTACATTTTCAAACACATAATTCAAAAAAATATTCGGTTTTATACAAAAAAAATTCGCGTCTATAATAAAAAAAAGAAAATGAAAGACATTAAGTATAAAAACAATCATCCGCTTGCGCGGATGCGAAACAACCATTCGGTATATAAAATATGAAAAAATATTAGAGATAAAATAAAAAGTTTACGACGATAATATATGCGGGAATTAATATTTTTAAAATACAAATATTACCTTACGATAAATGGTAATAAAACTATATAAGATTATTGGGTTTAATTTTCATCCTGCAGCCGCACTTTTTCCTCAAAAATGGGAGTTGTCCAAAAACGGACAAAAATAAATGTCCTTTTTTGCTTTTGCGCTGGAGACTTTTAAAAAAAACGTCGATTTTCGTGTTGTGACTGAAATGCTCTTATTTTGCATTTTTGCCCTAAAAAAGTTGTTACTGACTTTTTTTTAGGAGATCGACGGACGGTTTTAATCTCATTCTAAAATAGGAAAACGGCAACATTTAGTCAACAAAAGTCAACAGTTTAGCAACAGAATTTGTCCTATTTTTTATGCCTGTTTTTGTATGTGAACAATGCAACCTGAATACGCAGTATAAAAAAGACTACCTAAAGCATTTATTAACACTGAAGCATCAAAATAGGACAACGGCAACAAAAAGTCCTACAAATGTCCTAACATCATATATGGTCACAACTCCCACGCAACACACCTGTAAATTTTGCAGCAGGAATTATGGGGATAGGACGGGGTTGTGGCGGCATAATAAGAAGTTCAAGGATGGTTCGTGTTGTGCGAATATGAATGAAAAGGGTGGTGGCGGTGGTGGATATTTGATGGATAATACGTCATCTCCGGGGGGTGCTGGGAGTACGTTGATTCACGAGGAGTCAACAAGATCCAGTAATAATGTACAAGAAGATGCAACAAATGTCGCAGATATTGCCGATGATTTAAAGACGATGATTGTTGCGATGATAAAGATAAACAATGATTTTAAAACCCAGATGTTGGATTTATGTAAAATGAATATGGTGAATACAAATAATAGTATAACAAACACGAACAATATTAATTGTATTAATCAGACGTTTAATTTGAATTTGTTTTTAAACGAGCAATGTAAGGATGCGATGAATATACAAGATTTTGTGAATTCGATACAATTGAATATGACTGATCTGGAAAATGTGGGTAAACTGGGGTATGTTGAAGGAATATCGAATATTATTATCGATAATTTACAGAAAACCGATATATACAAGCGACCTGTACATTGTAGTGATATAAAGCGTGAGACGTTATATGTGAAAGATGATAATAAGTGGGAAATGGAAGGACCAGAGCACTCAAAGATGGTAAACGCGGTTCTTGCGGTAGAACATAAAAATGTAGGTTTAATGGGTGAATGGGCGAGTCTTCATCCAAAATGCATGAACAGTAATACCAAAGATAACGACCAATATTTCAAATTATCGAAAATAATAACAGATGGTGCACAGAATGGGAATATATCAAAGGTGATACGTCGGGTAGCAAAAAATGTGATCATAGACAAGACGACTATATTATAAAAATTTAAAAGGATTTTTATAATGCGAATATAGCAAATTATGAACAATATTATAAACAATATTATAAACAATAATATCAATACCGATTCACAAACCGGAATGATAAAGAATGAAGAGGACGCGGTTGCGGTTCATCGGGTAGTATATTTGATGTCTGTTATGATGAATTATTTAAGTATATCATTGTATGAATCACAGTTCACTTATAACGATGAGCGATCACGTTCGATTATAAATAATATATACGATGATGTATCAAAAACATCGAATATATCGCCTTCACAAGAAAATATACGTGATTTTTATCAAAATGTTAAAATGTTACGAAACGTTACAGATACGGATGATCCAGTATATGGGTCTTGTATGTACGAACTAAAAAAACATATAGTAAATGTATGAACTTTACTTTCGTTCGATAATCATACGAGCATTATCAACAATTTCTGCGGGATAATCGAGATCGCGAAGAACCTTTAATCCGCCTTTGATCGTAGAAATTCCTTCCGCGATTTTGTAGAGATATACACCTTCTGATGAAGTAGACATATGAAGATTTGCGATTCTCTGGTGTTTTTCGAGTAAATCACAAAGTTCGATGTAATGTGTAGTAAGAATTAAATCTATGTTTGATTTTTTGGAAATGAAATCAATGTAGCCGTATGCTGACGCGATAGCTTCATATGGATTTGTACCTGAATAAAGTTCATCAAAAATACAGAAATGACGGTCATTTGGATGCTCAAGGATACAATTCAATATTTCTTTGCATCTTCGTGATTCTGCCTGAAACAAACTATCACGACCAGACGTGTCTGGAATGTTAAGGTAACAATGCAAATATTTATATGGATTTATTTGGGCGCTTTTGTAAAACCCATAGCCGATTTGTTGTGATAATATGATGTTGAATAATGTAGCTTTAATAATTGTGGTTTTGCCTGCAGCATTTGGTCCGGTAATAATCAATTGTTTATCGAGAAAGATATCATTCGGAATCGGTGGTGAATTCGTTGTCTTATTTGATAATAATGGAGCGTATAATTGTGATATAATTTGAGTTGATGTATTTGGATGTTCTTGTTTTTTTATGGTGAGTTTTGATTCATCGGGTGTCGCGTCGGGGGTCGTCGCCTCGGGGGTCGTCGCCTCGGGTGCAACGGGTGTGTCGTCTTCATCTGCGATACCGTGTTTACTGGGAGAATATGGCGGAGGAAGTTCATCCTTTTCAGATTCTTCACTCTCTGTTTCATTATCATTCTTAGTAGCGGCATCGACTAGTGCCGTTTGAACAAACTTGCATTCGTTGAGAGTTTCATCAATCACAAGCGATCGGCAAGCCGATAAATGTTCGATATATGCATTAAATCCAAAGCTGTAATCAAGAAGCTCGTTTAGATCTGTCTGAGAAAAGAGTGCATAATAATTCTTCATAACAAACCCAATTTGTAAAAATTTCGAAACAGATGGGGAAAATGGAGTGATATCTGATAGTGCTCGAGTAAATTCTGATAACAACGTATATCGTTCTACAAGTTCATTTTTAAAACCATCATATGTCGAAAGATGATATGTTTGAATCAATTGTATAATATAACTCATATTCACACCAGTCACAGTTAAAAACCCATTAATCGTATTTAAATGAGTATGGACTAATTTGATATTGTTGTAGAATCTAATGCACGCCATAACATTCTGGTAAATCTGTATAAAGTAAAAAATAACAGACATCAACATATACATTTTTTGTTCTGGCGATACTGTGTCGAAACTTGTGAATAATTTGCCGATAGCGTGCTGGGATATGATCGTTTTAAGTATTTCAATATAATCATTCACAGAAATTTGAGTCCCGCGCATAAGTAAAACAATAAAAGGTACAATAATTACGATAATTGGTGTTAATAATGCGATTACCGGTGACGACATATTGTATACGGTAAGGAATTGTAAGAAAGGAGAAGAATTATTTAATTTCGATAATATAGGTGTTTCAACATAACTGAATTTTTCTTTAAAATCCTGAATTTTACCACTTCCCCGAAAAGACTTCCAAGTGTCTTTCATTGTAGAGAATGCTTCGACGTGTGTTTTGTTTGATGTATTTTGCAAAATCGCACGAGTGAGAATTTCGTGATCATATATTTTTAATAATGTTTGTGTATGTTTTAGATATTCAATATCAGTTGTATAATATTTGCTCCATATAGGTAGATATTCATTTCCATATACAGATGTAGGTTTAAATACGTAATGATATAACCCGTCTATTTCGTAGTCATTGGTGCTAGTTGATAATTTTGGTTTTGTAGATATCATTTCAAGATCGTCAATGATTGATGATGGTAACTCGTGTAATTTAGATGCATCGATATATGTGATTGGGTGTTTGAACACTTCAGACATAGGTGTAGATATGGCTGCGACGTTCGTAGTAGTATTCGGTTTTAATAATAGTTCATCGAGATTTTCTCCTGCACAACAAGGCATAATATCAGTTATTCCTAAATGCGCCATTAGTACGGTTTTAAGTTCTTTTGGCTCTTTTGGTAAAGTTTTGATGGTCTCTTGTACATCTGTGAATATAGAGCACATCTCAAAAGAACACGCCATTATTGATGAAGTATTGTGATAATCTAATGTATAAGATGAAATAATTATTTCATTTTAAACCCATTTATTTACGTGATGTGCGGCGTTTTTTGTATGTTCTCTTGGTTTTAAACCTTTTGGATTTATATTTTCTTCCGCCGGCGTTTTTAGTTTTAGATGATGGAGTTTTAGATGATGGACTATCATCACGTTTCTTGCTCATGCACCGCACCCACCCCTTCAACCCACTCCAGCAACCTTTAGTAGGTTCAGGAGATGATGATCTCTGAGCAGAAGCTGCTACAGCCACAGTCCCCGTCCCACTAACTTCTAGATTTGGTGAAGCAGGATCTACACGCTGCATAGACATTACTCCAGCGCCAGAATCGGGCGAACGGGCAGCAGCCAAATTGCGATTCATAATCTGTGCAGTTAGCTTAACGTGTAATGCTTTCTTATTTACATCGTACCTTGCTTGAGCGTTTTCTAGGAGTGTTTTTGCGTTCCCTTCATTAGTCATTAAACCGGCTAGTTCACGCCTCGTTTTTTCATCATTAACTGGTTTACCACGTTGAACCTTCGCTCGAATTGTCCCTAGATAGGATTCATGCGCAATTTTACATCTATCGTACACTGCTTGCACTTCATCTAGTTCTTTTTTAGATCTTTTTAACTTTTCTGTATATGTTTTAACATCAATGGAATATTGATCACCAGTATCCGCGGGAAATTCTGATATACGAGGCAGAGTAGCAGACATAATTTAATGTATAATAAAAATAATTTTAATTATATAAATTACTTTTATTATAAATATTATGAAAATGTACCGGGAGATTCGTATGAAATCGTTTCCTAAATTCCTTCCATAAAATTAGAAGGAAGTTCAGTAATCGTTGTACCATAATAACTTTCGATTTCCTTTTTGATACGCATATCTCTCCTTGTTACAAAGTTAATACCGACGCCTTTCCTACCCCAACGACCCGATCTACCAATTCTATGCAAATAAATATGTGGATCTTGCGGCATATCAAAATTTATCACAGTAGACACTTGTTGAATATCAATACCACGAGCAGTAACATTTGACGAAATTAAAACGCGATGATGACCAACCTTAAATTCAGTATACGCCTTATCTCGGTCAGCTTTATCCATTCCGCTATGAATACAACAAACCGGAAAACCGTCAAACAACATCGCTTCGTGTAAATCAGCAACGCGCTTGGTTGAATTACAAAAAATAATACATTGTGATACTGAAATCGATTTAAATAAATCCTTAAGGGTCATATATTTCTGAACATCATCGTCTAGAGCAACATAATGCTGTTGAATACCTTCAAGCGTTAATTGATCCGCTTTTACTTGAATATTTACTGGATTACGCATAAATTTCTCGGTCAATGAATATAATTCTGGCGGCATCGTTGCGCTAAAGAGTGCAACCTGTATATCCGTAGGCATATATTGAAAAATATTATAGATCTGTTCATTGAACCCCGACGAAAGCATCTCATCCGCTTCGTCAAGAACCAATAACTGGATATTTGAACCCTGAATATAATTTCTGCGTATCATATCAAAAACACGACCCGGACATCCAACGATTATATGCGGAACGTTTTTACGCAGTTCAACCGAATCATCCGCAGAAGATGTTCCACCAACAAGCAAGCGCAATACTAAACCGGAAATCATCGAGCCAATACTTGAAATAACATCATAAATCTGCTTTGCTAGCTCGCGTGTTGGCGCTAACATCAAAACTTGTGTTGTTCTCTTTTCAACCATAACCTTCTGCAATGCTGCTACCGTAAATGCACCGGTTTTACCAGTACCTGATTGTGCCTGCGCGATAACGTCGCGCTTATTAATAATCGACAAAATCGATTTTTGCTGAATGTTACTAGGATTCTCAAATCCATATGCATAAATACCTCTCAATAAATCTGCTGAAATATCGTCAACATCCTCCCATTTTTTGAATTCAGGAATGGAAAGTGTGTCTACCGATGACGATGCATCGGTTTCTACGTTACTCATCGACGGAAACGTAGGAGGACTATTATCCTCGTCATATGTATTGCTTGTTGTAGACATTAATAGTCGTAAGGAGCGTGAAAGTAATGTATGGTATGTCTAATAATTATATCATGTTATATTTAAGTCAAATTCAAACATTATGCAACATTACGCAACATTACGCAACATTATGCAACATTATGTATTCAAACATTCGACGGTCGGTTTGATAAGCCCCCCATTTTGTAGCCTTTATAATTTTAGAAAAGCCGGGTGATTTTAATAAACGTACGATTGCTTCGCCTTTCTTCACAGATGAAATCGGTAGACCGAATGAAAATTGCCCCATTCCATATTCACCGCTCGCATCCAAATATGGATATAGTTTTTCATTAAAATTCAATATTACTTTCGGTATCCCAAAATGACCACGAGTATTTGTATTTGAATACCACAGACCAAGACCGCGCTTGGTCATCGTATGCACTACCGGATAAATAAATTCTCCGGGAATAAATGTGGACGACATATGCTTTGTGTCGCTTCCGTACGCCATTCGGTCGTAAATAACGCGAGATGGATCAGGTTTTGTATCAAGAATGCATTGAATCGCGTCGAATTCGCCATTTGGTAGAAACGCCCAATCTCTCGGTTTGATGTTTTTATATACGGTTAGATCGTCAGAAATAAATGTACAACTGTCTAATTTAGGCGATGCCGGCGATGCTATATTATGTACGCATTTTATTACGAAAAGGTCCATATGTTGTTGAACTTGCATTTGCGTCATCGCAGTTTTTTTATTGATATTGTGAATAAATAGTAGATAATTATTACCGGTGGTCATTAATGTCCAAAGTGGATTCTGTGGTTTTCGCCATCCCGGCGGCGTAATAAAACATAGAAATCTCTCGAAGTTATCTTTTTTACCTTTATTTTTTTGTAAAATATCGAGAGATACACGTATAAATTTATCCCACAGTATTTGCCCCCCTTTACTGCTAACTCGCGATTCTCTCGGCGTTTGGTATGGCGGGTTTCCTATAATAATATCGATACTGATCTTATTTTGAAATAATTCGAGAGAAATGTCGGGTGATAAAAAATTACCACATATAATATTCGCGTCCGTTCCGAATAAATCTCTCGAGATATCAATATTATCTTGATTTATTTCTACCATATAGAGCATATTTTTTATAATATGTCTATGTCGGTATACGCGATTCGGAAACTCGTCGGTGAGTCCAATCATTAACCTGGTATAGATGATCACACAAAAATGCCCGACGCCGCTTGAAGGTTCAAGCCAGCGAAGAGAACTATCGCGCCATACATTAGATGGAAGTTGGTCTAAAAGCTCATTGATATATGTAAGCGGTGTAAATACTTCACCAAATTTATTCTTTTCAGATGTACGAATCGAGAGATTATTCTGGATATGACTAGAGATTTTATCTGGATGGGTTGAAAGCTCGAAAATAGTGCATTTTGGTTCGAGTATCAAAGATTGATTTATAGATGTTGTATGGACCATATATGACTTTACTTTATAAAATAATATAAATATTATACTACAACGATTATATATAATATCAGAGGTTATAATGGTGTGTGATAAAGAAAACATGGTTATAATAACAACAACTAAACCGAAGCAAGCTACATCTGAAAAAAGAAGAAACAATTTAATAAATAATTTTAGTACGTATAATATACCGATTATATTTAACGATTATGTTACTAAAACGTTAATACCTCATCAGACTGCATTTGAGATGATTTCAAATCATTTAAAATTATTTATAAGATTATCATCTACATTTAAATATGCTATTATTTGCGAGGACGATTTTTTCCCGATATCAAATTTTATAGAAGAGTTGAATACTACAGTTAGACTATTACCGGAAAATTGGCGTTGCCTACATTTGTGTCCTGGTTATGCGTGGGGGCGTCGTTGGAGGGATAAATCCAAAATAGGAAAATTAAATCCTGAATACAATATGAATGGATTCGACTTTCACGAGTCTGGACGATTTTATATAAATTGTGATAAGGATGAATATTATAGACGAAGTTTGTGGGTTGGTGGTCCTATTGCTATGTTAGTTAATAATAATTATGCACAGTTAATTTTGGATGAATTCACAGAAATGTATAAACGCAATGCATTGAACAGTGACGTTTTATTAGTTCAGATGTTAAAATGTAACGATTATATATGCAGAGAGCCGCAATTAGGATATGAAGAAGAAGAGGGAGGTACGACATTTTTGAAATAAATCAAATGTATTACTAATAAAATAGTTATAACGATAACATATACAAAATTGATATAAAAGTTATATCTGTGATAATATAGACAACTTGTATTCGTAGGATTATACGAAATAACCAATGGCTAAAATCACACATCGTTACGATTTACCGGATTATGCTGCATTTATGAGCAATGGATTCGAAATTAAATTGCCGGACGAAGTACTTAAGTCCGTTTCAGATTTGGCGGAGTTGGTTGGCGCGCCGACCTATGTGAAAACCCCCGTTTTTCCTGTTAGAAATAGTGGTGGAAATTTAGCGAATCAAGGTAATTGGGGAGGTGATGCAACCGGACATATATCCTCTTCATATCATATCGCTGGAAGTAGTGGAAATTCATTTCAGACACATTTAGGCGGTGGTGGTGGTGGTGGTGGTGGTGGTGGTGATCAACTATGTGTAATGTCGTCATTTTCGATGGTTCGTCAAGCTGGTTCAAAGATTACCTCTAAACCACAACAAATTCCGAATAGTGAATGGGATAATATTTTAGCGTTTCAGAAAACCGAGCTGCAAAAGAAGGAAGGTATTGAAGCTCGTATGGATAGTGTGCGTTCTTATTTGAACAAGCTAACCGACAAGACATATGATTCTATGTTTGAACAGTTAGACAATGAGTTGGTTGAGATATTTAAGTCGACGAAAATGACTACGACTGGAGATACGACTGGAGATACGACTGGAGAGAGTAGTGATGTATCAGATGAAATGAATTCACTGAATATTATGAATCGCGTCGCAGTTTCTATATTTAATACGGCGAGTTCAAATTCATTCTATTCGCCAATATATGCTAGATTATTTAAGGATTTAATGGGAAAACATAGCGTATTCAAGGATGTATTTGATAAGAATTTGGCGTCATTTATGTCTTTATTCGAAACAATTGAATACTGCGATCCAAAGAAGAATTATGATAAATTTTGTGATATCAATAAGGCAAATGAAAAGAGGAAGGCAATGTCGTTATTTATTGTGAACTTAATGAAGATCGAGATTGTAGACAAGATGCACGTTCTAACAATTATGAAACAGCTACAAGAATTGCTTTACTCGAACATTCGTCAGGAAGGTAAGACGAATGAAGTGGATGAATTATCGGAGAATCTGTTTATTATTGTTAAAAATAGCCACGTAGATATGAAACGTGCAGACAATAATGCAGAGATTATTGAGATGTTTGCGAGACGTGTCGAACAAATTACCGAGATTTCAAAGTTGAAATTAAAATCAAAACCGAGTATCACAAACAAAACTATTTTCAAACATCTGGATATGTTGGACGAAATCTCTGGAAAATCGAAGAAATAATCGTCGTAATCATTTTCGTATTCGTACTAATTTAGATATAATTATATACATACAAAGTAACACGGTATATGTATATAAACCCATTTTTTTAACGTAAAATAGATTGGATACTTAATGTTCGCAATAGAATATAACGAGATAAATGATATGATAGATAGAAATGGTATCGATGATGGTATTATCGATAATGAATCAATGATGATAATAGTCAAACAAAAACGTGAGCGAAAAATTAGTAACGAATGTGAAGAAATGTTACGAGATTTGTATGATGATATACAAGAAATATCTGTTCAACATAATGATAATGATAATGATAAAACTGAAAGCGATATATCGAAATCAATTAATGATATAAAATATGATATTATAAGTGATTCAGATGCTCACAGTGAATCGTCAGAAGTGTTCATTGATTATAACAAATCGATAATAAGCGCAATGAAGTCGGATTACGAATGGAACTATACGATGCCGATTCTCCTTCATATTTGTGGATTTTATAGATTAAAAAGACGCGGAACAAAAACTGAGATTATTAACAGCATTGTCGAATTTGAAATACAACCGGACAATTTCGAAACAGTAGAACAACGAAAAAAGATTTTCGAGTTTATGAGATTAATAAAAGAACACGAATATATGAAACGTTTTATTTTATTTCCTTGATTTATGTAACACCATTCATCGATGATTTTAGATAATTTTATATTACTTTTGTCGCCAAAATTGCTCATTTTTATAGAAATGGGTTAGACGACCATTATACATAATACCTGATTCCGAATTAAAATGAAACGGCGTATTTGACATAACACACCCAATCCAAAATGTCTCTTTATCACCCCACACATACTTATATGTTTCATTATGATTGTTATTCAACATATAGATATGCATTATTGATTGTTCGTGTATTGTTTTGTCTATAAATACAACACCTGACTCTTGTAACGCTTCTTTCACAGGAACAGTAGGAAGGTTATCTTCATATAAATATGCCCACTCAATAGGAAAAAGATCAGTTTTTTTCGGAATCATATTATGAATAAATCCTTTTCGTAAGTTATAAAATTCGATACTACTGAATTTATCTGGAGAATTATGATGTAAATTGTGAAATGTCCATCGTTCTAAGTCTTTGAAAAAGTACGCACCCGTACGAATGTAATTTTCATCTTGATAAATTATTTCAGGATTTTTAAAAAATGTTACATCTGCATCACATAAAATAACTTCATCAAACGTAGTATGATATAATGCAAACGCTTTTATTTGAAAACCCTTCCAATGATACGGATTACAATCCGCATATTTATTCACATTTTTAAATGTGCAATTGTTTATCAATTTAAATTGGTTTCTCACACTATGTGAAATCTCATTTCCAATTTCCCATATCTCTATCGGTAGTTGATTATTTAACTGTGATCTTAGGATGTGGACACTATTCAAACATATCAATTCATATTTTGAAGGACACGGAATAATAATTCCGCGTGTTTTCATTATGGTATTATTATATTATTTATATTATTTATAGTTTTATATCCATATATGCACGTTTTGACTTATATTATGTATAAATAATCTAAAACAATATACTTTATATAATTTATACATAACAATATATTATAACATTGGACAAATGAAATACATAGTTTCATTCACAACTAGTCCTACAAGAATTCATAAATGTCGACCGATGTTAACTAGTATATTCGATCAAACACGCAAGGCTGACTTAATTTTATTGAATATTCCACGTGTATTCGAGAGAACCGGCGAGACATACGAAAATATTCCTAAGTTTATTGAAAAAAAAGTAACTATAAATGAAGTGGAGAAGGATTATGGACCAGGTACAAAAATTATACCTACGATAAAGTATTTGAAAGACCACGGTTATGACCCAGAACAAACCCGTATTATTTATTTGGATGATGATATTTTTTATATGTCGAGGATGATTGAAACGTATGAAAAGATAATCCCTGAAAAGGATAATAATGTATGGACTGCGACTGGATTTGATTTTGTGAATATTCAATTGAATGGAAAAAGAGGGCATAAAGATACTGCAACAATTGCAGAAGGTTATGGTTCAGTTTGCGCGAAATTATCCATATTCGAAAATGATTTTTTAGAGTATATCGATAGATATATTAACAATACAGATTGTCGTTTATCAGATGATATTATACTGAGCAACTATTATCATAAGAAAAATATCGGTATTTTTATTGTGAATATTCCGAATAATCATTCTATACACGATATGTGGCGTAATAATAATATATTAGACTATGGTAATCAAGCAGATGCACTGCATAATGGTGCGAACGGGCAATCAGTTAATAATGTAGATAGATATAAGAGGGTAATCACAATATTAAATAAAGGAAAAGAACGTCATTTTAATATGTCGTTTATTCAAAATAATACTATCATATATCGGTAATACTATCATATATCGGTAATACTATCGTATAATATCACAATATTATTTCTATTGTTATATTAGTTATCATAACTATTCACATTCATACAATATGGTCAAATCAAAGATAAATGATAATATTGTTTATCACGAGTATTCTCATTTAGAAAAAGAGGATTTTAATTATAGAACACCGTTATACAACTTAAAAATTATGGGTATAACTGTGATTGTTGGCGTAGGTCAATTAAACTATCGGTATTCAAAACGATATGGGGTTGTATACGTACCAATATATTTATTCAATCAATACGACGAATTTATCAAGCAGATTGGCGTGTATGAAATGACTACAAATGAAGTAAAAATGGATGATTCCGGTGATGTAGAAATTAATAAACTGACGCCATTATTATATGGTACCTTTGTGAATACAACATTGTTACGTCAGTCTCTCGTATCTCGAGAAAAACCAACCGCTGTTGGCGTTACGAATACAAAACCCAATGTATCTAAAAATAATGAAACAAAAGTGGTTGTTGATGAAATTAAGAAGTCGTTAGGTACTGAATCTGTTAATGTAGAAAGCGATAGCGATAGCGACGGTGATGCAGATATGATGATGTACGACACGAGTAACGCGATCAACAAACGCAACATTTATGGTATGGATGCTCGGCAATCACATTTATTATCTGGTGCATCTATTTTACCACTTCAAACAAAAGATCAGTCTGAATTAGAAAGAAAACAATATAAATTCAATGCGAAAGACTTGTGGATTCAAAAATTTCTAAGGAATAAATATTTTAATTTTATAGATAACGAAGGCGGTAGTGATAGTTTATTCGCAGTCATTCGTGATGCACTACTAACACAAGGTCGCGCAACTACAATACTTGAAATACGAAAACAGTTATCGGAAGAAGTAACAGACGAAGTCTTTAAAAGTTATAGAGAGAAATATGCACTTTATCACGGAATAAGTAAAACCCAAAATAGCGAGTCAAAGAATATGATAGAACAGTATAATGATTATAAGCGAAGAATTTCGTCGATACACGACCGTGCACAGCAACAATTGATGATCGCTGGTGCGAAAAAAATCGCATTAGAGCACAATATGAAGATTAGTGAGATAAAATATACCAAGTTACTTTCATCACAATACGATTATATGAAAGAAGTTCGTAATACTGAACAATTAAAAGAACGAATGCAAACATCACTTTACTGGCCAGACAATTGGGCAATTGCTACACTAGAGCGCATTTTAAATATGAAATTCATATTCTTTTCATCGTCTTCTTATGATGCAGGTGATATAGAAAATGTTCTTCAATGTGGCGGTGTCGATATGATTGATCCTTTAATATTAAGAAAATCGTCATTTGAACCTACGGCATATATTATCATCGATAAAGGATTAATAACCCCTATAGTTTCGGCGGGTGCGGGTGCGGGTGCGGGTGCGGGTGCGGCGGCTGGTTCATCTAGTCGGTCTCGCTCTCCAGGACGGTCTATTGGTATTAATGCTTCAACAAATAAATTTATGTATCGATTAATCACATACAAAACACACGGTGTTTTTTCATTTTCAGAAGTACCTTACGATATAAAATTACTGATTACTACAAAATGTCTTGAAACACAATCCGGATCGTTTTGCTTGATTCCCCAGTTTAAATTATTCCAAAAAGAATTAGGAATACGTGTCGACGAAAATAATTTGAGCCATCAATCCATCGATGATATTCTTGAAGAAGTACATATGGATTCACACGGAAATGGAACAAGTTCGCGCTCAGGATCACATCTTTATTCGCCGGATATTGTATTTCAGTTTTATAATAAATCGAACCCAAATGCTTTACCGGGTATGGGATGTGGTGAAAAAATTCCTGAAGAAGACAAGATACATTTCCAAAAATTGGCGTCATATGATAATTGGCGACGTAAATTGTCGAATTTTTGGACAGAACCATTTATGTTAGATAACCGTATGTGGCTTAGCGTAGAACATTATTATCAAGGTAGTAAATTTAAGAACAACAATAGAGAATTCTACTTGAAGTTTTCTCTTGATTCACGATCAGAATTGTCTAGTGATCCTACACTTGCAAAAGTAGCAGGTAGTAAAACCGGCAAAATAAATGGTGCGATTATTCGACCATCAAATATATCGGTTGATCCGGATTTTTTTAGTCACGGAAGAGGAGAACGAGAGATGGAGAGTGCTATATACGCTAAGTTTTCACAAAATAAAGGATTAAAGGATATGTTAATGGCTACACGTAATGCGAAATTAGTGCTATACCTTCGCGGAACACCCCCAAAAGTGTTTCATAATTTAATGCGGGTTCGACATAAACTACGCACAAATACGAAATAACTACAGTTTTTATAAAGACGCGATATGATATTACTCTAGTTAGTCACTTTTACATACACTGAAATAAGATGTGAACCCACCCTGCAAGCATGCAAAAACAAACATAATTACTATAATTCGCAACCAATCTATCGAAGATGGTATTGATAACACTATACTACTATACTCCGCTTCGTGATTTTTACCAATATTATAATGAATTATATTTTCAATGATATTTAATATAATAAATATCAAGAACGAAAATAAAAAAATATGAAAACTACCCTTTTTGAAGTATTTTTTATATATTAAGTCAAACATTTTCAATTATAATAATATATACATATAGAAATAGAATTACGGTAATAAAATGAATGGAGGAAAAGTGAAATTATGGATTGAAGAACAAGTAGAACAAGATTCGCTAAACTTTCGCGATACAATTATAAAATTCGCGCAAGAATTCGAACCTGCACGATCAAGATATCAAACATCCAATACACGATTACGAGAGAATAAACGGGATACCAATGAATTTTTTACGCAATTTTTTAATACAATTACTGAGAATGAACTAGAAGTGTATAATATGATCACATTAACAAAATGGAATACGAATTATCATAATAAACGAGTAGATACTGTTGTTGGAAATTCAGGCGGTGGAGGCGGTGGAGGCAACGGCAGCGGCGGCGGCAGCGGCGGATGGGATGAAAATTATATTGAAAATATACAATTTAAAATACAAAAGGTGTTGAGTCCCGCGAATTTACCCAGACCATCAATGTTAGAGTCTTTGAGACATAAATATGATAATGGACACGTAAATAAATCGACAAATGATACAAGCGGCGATTTTAAATTTATACCCAAACCGATTTACAATTATATTCGTGATAATTCTGAATGGTGGATTCAATTTAAACATCGAATTAATGGGCGAGATATTACGTTACATTTTATCACATATCCAGAATCGAAAATATCGATTTGCGATAAATCAGTGGCTCCGCCAGCATCTTCGCATAAGTCGTCAAATCAAACCGGACTGATGTGTGCAAAAGAGATAGCTATATACCAAACGTACGCATATAAAGCATTTCTATGGCTCACAATTGTATCAAAAATGTCGGATAGTAACTGTTCTGGAGAATCATTAAATGTTTATATCTATATGACTCCATTTAAAAAGAATATTCCATCTATGACTCCGACTACTCGACAAGGCGATACACTATCCGCGATACATGTGAATACAGGTGTTACACAAAATTGCCAGAAAAACGGCGAGATAATAATATACAGGTACGAAGAATGGTTCAAAGTATTAATACACGAAACAATGCATAATTTCAATATGGATTTTATTGATACAGAGTTATCTAAAATGAACACACTATTACGTGAATCATTTATTATTCCACATAATGATATTCTCATTTTTGAGACCTACACTGAAGGCTGGGCTCGAATCATATATACGATGTTCGAAGCATATTTTGATCCAAGTGTTCGTAATCAGAGCGGGTTTATACATATTGTTCGAGAGAAATTACATTATAATGCTATATTTGCCGCATTACAACTTACCAAAGTACTTGATGTTATGGATCTGGAATATTCGCATATAACGATACAATCGAAAGAAAATCTACTACGATGCGAGAAAAATTACAAAGAAGAATCGAATATTTACGCATATTATATACTTGGCGGTGTATTATCCGTATTCTCATTACCGTTTATATCGTGGTGTATGGCTAATAATAAGCATAGTTCTAGAACTATAAAGAATCAATATCGACGAAATCACGTTACGGATTCAATACGGTTTTTAAATAATAATAATAATAATAATAACTTGCCTGCGTTTTTCTCAAATAATGATAATTCTTCTTCATTAATGAAACTGGCTACATTTATAAATGAATGCTCGAGAGATTCACAAATGTTAAGTATCGTCGCATTTTGTGAGAATAAATTGGATAATATACATAAACAAGTATCAAATGGTTATAATTATCGTCTCGCCGCAACACTTAGGATGACTATATAATTGAGTATTCTACAATAACAAAATGGGCGAAAATCGATATTAAAAACAAATCTTGTAATTTATTATAAGACAATTATTGTTATTTCATATCTTATATCATGCGTTATAACTTGAGAAACAAAACCAACTCGAATACGAATACCAACTCGAATACGACTACCAACTCGAGTAATACAACAAACCTGAATACGACTACCAACATGAATACTACAGATTCTGGTATTTATAGAACTCGCGGACAGTTGATTTCGATGAACGTTGAAGGACCGAAACAGAATGAAGTTAAGGCGTATTCTCCATTTTCACCGGATACGCCGGTTTCGCCGAGTATGCCTGCACTACTACCATTGTCGTTTGCTACTTCTGTACAAGCTCATAATGATGAGCAAACAATGCTCTGGATGAATACTGCGAATCTGTTTAAGAAAAGCGAGGATACTGATATGAATATTCGTACTTTTCGTGATGAGTACAATTTAGCTATGAATGAGATGCGTGAAGAGCTTCGATTGTGTAATACGCAACTTAGAGAATGCCGTGCTCAACTTGCAGAAACTGTAGAAAGCAATTACAAGAGTAAGCGTAAGTTCAGGTCAATGAGAAAGTTTGTGAATAAAAAGGTGAATAAATGCATCAAGGTCAGTAAAAACAACCAGGCGTCGAATGCCTGCGACAATACAGAGAGTGAAGTCGATGAGGATAATTATGAATATCGCGATAAGATGGATGAAATGGTTGCGATGGTGAAAGCTCAAGACGAAAAGATTTATGAGTTAACTAAAATGAATACCGAAATGAAGACCTATATGAATAAGTTGCGTGAAGAACTTGCAGATTTAAACGAGCTATATGACGAGGATTATTATCGGTTTTGTAAGCGCGAGGACGACTTGAAGGACCAAATTTTTGGTTATCATACGCAATCAATGGATGCGAAAATTAATACGGATTACCGAATTGAAACGGTAGTACAATCGGTTAACGAGTGTAAATTAACCCTGAGCAAATTGAAAGATACAGTAAGTGCTATAAATGTAGAGCCGAATATGAAGAACGATATAGATAGTAAATTTGCGGATGTTCAAGCACAGATTAAACACGCGATGTCGTATGCAGACACAAAGGTTGCAGGTGATTTGCGTGAAGAATTTGTGAATGCGATTGTCCGTGAAATAAAATTCGAAAGCGACGCGCAAACAGAGTCAGTGCGAGAAGTTCATAACGAGTTAATGGATATGGTGCAAAGTCTTCGCATTGAAATGACTGATTTGATTACTAGATCAAACGAGATTCATACTGCTAGATATATCAGCACAGTTGAAGAAACGCGTCAATTGAAAGAAGATACGGAGGTCACCGGTGATAAGTTAAAGGATGGTATGAAAATAATTAAACTAGATATTGATGAACTTAAAGAGATTTGTGATTATACAAAGGAAGATATAGCAAATTTGGATGATGCAGTTTATAAAATTGAAAGTAAAACAAAAAGAATGAAGAAACGTATTTATGAAGATATCGATAATCTAAACCAATATATGAAGAATTATATTATGGATCTTAGAAGGCTGGATACCGTATTGGACTGTGATAATAAGGGTGCAGAAGTCGAAAATGTAGGAGCACAAGTGGAAGTAGAGGCAAATGCGGTTGATTGTATCGCAGATGCATATGCGGATGCCGTCGAGGCGGACGAGGCGGTCGATGCAGAGACATCAAATAATGTCGTGACTACTCAAACTGCGGATGAGGATGGAATTATTATTTATATGGACGATGAATAAATAAGGGAGTGATTAAATTTTATCATAGATATAATTATTATGATAAAATTGAAATAGAATAATTTTGATAAGGTATAGCAGTGAGTGAATACAACGAAGAGATTGTGATTTAGAAAATGGGAATTCGTCATTTGAACAAGCTTATGCACGAAAACTGTCCTGGATCAATTAAAAGAATGCATTTTCAAGAATTAAGGGGCAAGAAGATCGCTGTGGATGTTAGTATATACATGTACAGATTTCTAGCAGATGGAGCGCTTCTTGAGAATATGTATCTAATGGCGTCAATACTTCGACATTACGATATTCACGGTATTTTTGTATTTGACGGACCTCCTCCGGTCCAAAAAACTGAGTTGATTGAACTTCGAAAAAAAAAGAAAGAAGCGGCAAAAAGGCAATATAATCAAATGGAACGTATCCTACAAACCAAACGGCGTGATTCCGCATTGTCGTCGTCACCTGCGTCCACACACGAAATTTTAGAAATAGAAGAAACAATGACGCAATTGAAAAAGCAATTTATTCATATTCGCGACAGTGATATCGCAAATGTCAAAGATTTGCTTGCTAGTTTTGGATTTGCAATTGTGGATGCCGAAGGTGAGGCAGATGCGTTATGTGCAAAATTGGCTATAAAGCGACGCGTCTTTGCGTGTATGAGCGATGATATGGATATGTTTGTTTATGGATGTCCATTTGTTCTTCGTCACGTAAGCTTATTGAATCATTCCGCGATGTGTTATAATATGAAAGACATTCTGAGAAATATGGAACTCACACAGGATGAATTTAAGATGATGTGTGTTGTGAGTGGTACTGATTATACATTAGAATCGGTAGCGACACACAGTGGTGGTGACGAAACATCACGAAAAACAATGAATCATCCGATCATAAACATTTTCAATGTATACGACAAAATGAAAGAATATAAAAGACTCACTACAAAAGAATTAACGAAATACGAGTTTGGGTTTTATGAATGGTTAGAAAAACGGAATAATTACGACGTGAGTTTGATTTCGCTGATCGAAAGCGAGCAAATGTTTGATATATCGAACGTCGGATCTTCCGATAAATATAAGCAGTTAGTGGTTTTGAATCGAAAAGATATCAATAAACGTCGAATCGTGGAGCTTATGATGAAGGAAGATTTTATATTCATCAATTCCAATTCCGAAGACAAGCAGATATTCAATGCATTGTCTAACGGATCTGGTACGATAACATCATCACCAGTATATGGTGTTGGACAATGGGAATCAAAACCAAAGAACAGTCAGATTCGAACTGCAACTCCACCCGATGAAATGCCGATGCCGGTCAGTTTCGACAGTTCATTTTCGTCATCCGCGTCATCAAGCGGTACGTCGATGTCTGATTTTCTATCCAGACGTGAAACGTTTAGTATCTACGACGTATCTGTGATATCAGATGCTACTGAGGCAGTAAAATGCATTGATGCGGAAGATTCTGATACGAATCAAAAAATATCCCAAGATGATAAAGCAGCAATATTGGCTAGAGAAGTATACGGTGTTAATGCGACGACTGTAAAAGAGTTGACTCAAAAAATAAAAAAGTCACGACCGATCACAATAAAAAAGTAACGGCGGCGGTCATAAATATAAAATATAATCACATTATTTTTATTACTATATTATTATAACGCGTTATATTATAAACTTAAGTAAATTTAGGATACTTATAATGTCTGATCCTGTAAGTGAATACCACAAAATGATAAAAGCAAAAGAACTTGAAGGATACAAAACGCTTGCTAACAGTGTGAATTCACTCGGAAACCGTGGAGACCCGGACGCATATGATAAAGTTAGATTTGGTCAAAGTATAAACCCACCAACAATAAAATTAACACGAGAAGAAATAGAAGAAAGAGAACGAGCTCGACATTTAAAAGAATATTTACAAACACAAGCAGAATATAACAGCAGACAGGCAGCAGCAGCGGCAGCGGCAGGACCTAAATCGCCAAAAGGATCTAAATCGCCAAAAGGACCTAACTCGCCAAAAGGATCAGACGGAAGCGGAATCAAACGCGGTGGTGGGCGTACACGTCGTCGCACTAGCAGTGGTACATATCGTCGTAGACCTAATCGCGCGCGATCATCCCGTCGTAGTCGCGCGCGCAAGTAAAAATAATCAATAATTTAACCCCAACCCCGATAACACAAGAAAAGGTATTTAACTAATATAAATAACAAAATTGATTTTAACTACAACTTAAAACTAATATCATATTCACAATAACTTGTTCATAAACAAAGCTTTTCGATGACTACTGCACAACCCGAAATTCCAATGAAGAGTTCGGATTCCACGACGAAGAAAGTAGAATCTCATTATAATATCACAGAAAATGTGGATTTGTATATCGGTGATTCAAAAAATATACCAAAAACGACGAAGTTCACAATGATTTATTTTGATCCACCATTCAATTCAGATAGAGATTATATCCTGAATTGTGATAGTAGTTTGGGATTTTCGGATAAATGGACGGATGTAGAATATGAAGAATTTATAAAAAGTCATATTGATGTATTATATGAGTTATTGGAAAATGATGGAACATTATTCTTTCATATTTCGTCATCGTGTATGTATATTCCTGAAAAAATATTGAGAAATAAGTTTAAACTGGTGGAGCCTATATTCTGGAAAAAATGTCGTTCCAAGAATAACGTGAAGACTAAATTAGGCTCCGTTGTAGATATTATCTGGAAATGCAACAAAATTAATAAATATAAGTTTAATCTTGTTACGCAAGAGAAAGATGCTACTTATTTGAAAAATTCCTTTAAAAATAAAGATAGTAGAGGAAATTACGCATTAGGGCATTTAGTAACTGAAAATACAAAAAAAGGCTATTTGTACGAAATAAAAATAGGAGATTCGGTATTTAATCCTGAATCTGGATGGAGAATCAAAGAAACTGAATTAAAAAAACTAATAGAAGACGACCGAATTCATATGCCTACAAAAAAAGGCGCAAATTTATATAAGAAGATTTACTTACACGAAAATCCCGGAAAACCTTGCACTGATTTATGGGATGATATTCACTCGATATCGCAAGGTAGTGAAGAAAGAAAATATCCAACAGCAAAACCAATTAAATTATTAGAAAGATTGATAGAGATTTCTACAAATGTGGGTGATTATGTATACGATCCAATGTGTGGGTCAGGAACAACCGCGAAGGCAGCAAATAATTTGAATAGAAAATGTATTATTAATGATATTAATCCGGATATCATCGAAATTGTTATGTCGAGATTTCAATAGTCGATAGTAACTGTATCACTGCAATCCCGAATAAATTCATCTACCTTATCTTGCTGGATTTTAAAGCAGGGAGATGCTGAGCTATTCGCGCTGCTTTGACCGAGCAATGCGGAAAGTCCGTTATTTAGTCCGAGTCTTATTCTTAAATTCGTATTTGTCTCTGTTCCGTCGGAATTTTTTATACATATTTGACGACTTGATTTTGCTCGACAATTTTTAAGAAAATATTGATGCTTATGAACCGGATCGCAGTATCGATCCATACATGTCTTGGGTAGTAGAATTAGCTTTTTTTGTTCTTCGCAGTTCACTATGATGTCTAATGTGTTTTTGTGTATTTTTGTTAGTAGTTCTTGGATCTGATCTGATGATAGAGAATCTAACCCAGAAGATAATATATTATCAAGTTCGGTTCGAAGTGCCGGAGTTTTATCTACAGGTACACCCATATTTTTTATTTTAAATTCCTCTATTTTTGTTTTTATGTCTGCAGGAATACCTTCGGTAGTATTCTGATGGTCATACGTTCCCGTTTTGTGATTTTTAATCGATACCCCTATAATCGAACCATCTTCAATTTGAAATTTCGCATCCGATTTTTGTTTGGTTCCTCCTGCGTGACTCCACGATCCTTTGTTAGCAGCCAACCGCTTATTAATCTCATTCTCTGGGTTATTATTCATAAAGTCTACGATATTAACCTCGTTTTGTATTCCACCTGCGTGGTTTCGTCCATCTGTTGGGAAAGGCATCGTTCTCGGTTTGTTGAGTACTATACAAGTGGTTTTAATCAGTATTTAATTTTCAATTTTATTTTATTAGTAATTGAAAATTAACTATAACATTAGTTATTCGTGATATAAACCACGAACTCATTTTGTTTTGTTTGTTTGTTTGTTTGTTTGTTTTTGTTATATTTTATTATAATTAACTAATTATTTATTTATTCAATTAAGCCTTAACAGCGGCGGGGGCGGCAGAAGGGAGAGGGGTTCCTGGAACAGAGGGGACTGACTTTGCGAAGTGAGCAGCCATATACTTCTGGAGATTGAAGTAAGTGAGCTCATCACCCTTCTTCAACTTGAGAAGCTTCAACAACTTCGCATCAGGATTGATCTTGCGACCATTGTCCTTGTCCTGCAGCTTCTGACTGCGAATGTATGCATTGACCTCACGAGTCACCTCAGTGCGAGCAAGAACACTGCCCTCGGGCTTTCCAAGAAAAGCGGCAAGCTCGTTAGAAATCAAAGTGGGCTTCACAAATCCAGAAGGGGCACGGTTAACATTGGTCTTACGACGCTTGTTTGCCTTATTAGCCTGACGAAGCTCACGGGCGTGTTGTCTCTTAAGCTCGTTAACCTCAGCACGAATGGACGCAATAAGAGATTGGGCACCCTGAAGCTTGGTAAGAACACTGCTATAAAGAGCAGCAGAAACAGCGCCCTCAACCTCAGTGGCTGCAGAGTCAACGGCGGCATCAGTGTGAGGGGCGGCATCAACCGCCTTAACAGGGGCAGCGGGAGTCGAAGAAGAAGCCGCAGCAGGTGCGGACTTAGCGGTCTTAACGACCTTAGCAGGGGCAGCGGCAGCAGGAGCAGCAGCGGTAGCAGGAGTAGCCGTAGCGGCGGAAGAAGAAGCAGACTTAGCCATTGGTGGGTTTGTTATACACATATATATAAACTCTTTTTAAGTCAGTTTTTGATGCACAAATTATTATTCATTAATAATATTGGCTCCATATATGTGTTCGTTTAATTTATGTGAAAAAAAGCAATATTTTACTATAAAACAGCTTCATATAACCACGGAAGCGCATTTCTCGCATCTTGATTCACAATTGTTAATGTAGCAAGAACATAAAATGCACCAAGACTCTGATCTTCGCGATGTATTCCACGCATAATCATTTTTTCAATGATTGTAACACATATTGTTCTTAATTCTGACTCTGTGAGCATATTAATAATATTAATGTTTATATGTGAATTATTTAGCATAAATGGATTTCCATTTGGTGGGCTAATACGCTCTTTTGTTTCCTGTGTTAAATTTGCACGATAATTCCATATATCGTAAATATTTCGAATGAATCTTATATATTCGAGACGATTCAAACTTGTAAACCATTCAGAATCCGAATAATTTCCGAGAGTATTTATGTGTTGAAATAACCCAACAATAAATAATTCTTCTTGTTTTTCTGACGAAAGTTTAACCGGAACATCATCATCTTCGTCTAATTTTATGCTGACTCGTATATTTAGCAAAGTGCTATATATCAGCTTTTCATATACATTATCTACGATATCCAGTGGAATTAAATTTCTGTTATATGGATTTGTTATATCTGGATAAGAAGTAATAATCAAATTATAAATCGATGCGATATGAAACCCGTATATTTTACCATCCTCATCTTTAAAACTGAAGAAATTATGTGGTTCGATATCTGTTAGTGCATCAAATGTATAAAAATCCGTATCATTCACACACAGTGTATGTTTTAAAAATGCCGGACCATTTAGTTTTCTATACTTGGAAGCAATAAAATTTCTAAACATTCGTTGTATTTTCACAATCACATAGGATTGTTTTAAATGTGTGTATATTCTAGATAATAATTCGGGTTTTGTGCCTGATTTTTTAACTCCATAATGGCTACATAATAATTTTAGATCATTTAAATTGTACTTGGCTGATTTTATTTTTTCATATTCATCATTTTTTAAAATGACTATATTTGTTGGCTGAATTTCGTCATCGATAGTTCCAGTTGGAGATTTAGGAGATATAGGTATTTCATTCGTTGTTGTCGGTAATGGAATAAGAGTTGGTATGGTCTGTATTTGTTGACGCATTTTACGGCGAATAGATACATTGCTACTATGAGATGAAGTATTGTTGTGTTTTTTAACTCGCGGTATTCGAAAATATTCTTTATTTGGATTATCAGTATTATTGAAACGTGATAAACATAAATATAACATGTTAAATTCTAATGATTTTTGCATTTTACTCATTATATCACTGATATTATGGGGTATGATAGATATGTATAATATATATATCATATATTTTGTTTATTTCATTTTGCACTATAATGAAGACAATACATTATGATCTATACTTAACGTATTATCAATTGAAATCAGTATAACATATAAAGATTATTTTATATGATATATTATATATATCCTTTATGCGAATCTCTTCATTTTTATTCTGCGTGTTGTCGGTTTCGCTTGTTAGCGGAATACCAGTGGTATTATACAACGACAGTATCGCAACACACAATGGAACTGTTGAGAATACGAATACAACTGGATTGGTTGTAGAATCTGATACTGTTTTTAATAAGACAGATAATATTAATCCTCTGGATATAAGTGAACAATCAGGAAGGAAATTATTACTCAAATTACGTGTTCCTTCACCTCCTCCGCCTCCTTCGCCTGCGCCGAAAGCTGCGCCGAAAGCTGCGCCTGTACCTGCACCAGCACCGAAGGCTGCGCCTGCACCAGCGCCGAAGGCTGCACCTGTACCTGCGCCAGCGCCGAAGGCTGCATCTGTACCTGCACCAGCGCCGAAGGCGGCACCTGTACCTGCACCAGCGCCGAAGGCTGCACCTGTACCTGCACCTGCGCCGAAGGCTGCACCTGTACCTGCGCCAGCGCCGAAGGCTGCACCTGTACCTGCACCTGCGCCGAAGGCTGCACCTGTACCAGCGCCGAAGCCCGCACCTGTACCATCGCCAGCGCCGAAGCCCGCACCTGTACCTGCACCAGAACCGAAGGCTGTACCTGTACCTGCACCAGCGCCGAAGGCTGCACCTGCGCCTGTATCAGTTACCTTATCTGTATCATCCCCAAAACCCGAATCAGTACTACCTGTATCAGCAAAACCAACACCTCAAAAGATGGATGTATTTATGACGTGTGATAATGAGTTTCATTTATATATTAATGGTGTGAAAGTTGGTCAAGGCGATACCTGGACAACTACTTATAAGTTTTCTCTTACCATTACACCTGGTGATGTTATCGCATTAGATGGTATTGATCACGGTGGTCCCGCGGCATTTATTGGCGTGTTTAACGGAAAAGTAACAAAAGCATCTGAGTGGAAATGTTCTACCAAAGAAACAAGTGGTTGGAATAAAAATTCTTTCGACGATTCATCTTGGTCTAAAGCGATTAGTTACGGACGAAATCAAGATAACAATATTTGGAGATCTGTGGGAGGTGGCTCTAGACCCAATATTCCAGGAGACGCCGAGTGGCTTTGGACTTCAAATAATAATGACCACAATCGCGTATATTGTAGATATTTCCCTTTGTTGTTATCATCTGAAAATCCTGAATCGAAGAGATCATCGGTTTCTTCGCCTGCGCCTGTAGTGGCTTCGCCTGTAGTGGCTTCGCCTGTTTCATCTAGCGTAGCTTCTAAAAGTGTTGTCGATGAGATTTCAAATAATAAGAAAAAATCAAACCAACATATAAGTTCATTACAATCAACAATAATGAAAATAATTAAAGAGAATAATGAACAGCAAAAGAAACTTCAAGACGAAAATCGTAATTCATACGATGGAGCCAGTCTCACATTGCAAAACGCAGAAAAGAAATTATCTGAAACAAACAAAGAAATGAAAAAGCTGTACGATGAATCATATGCATTAAATATGACTATTCAGCGTCATTATAAAAAATTAATCGAAGATTCTGATTATCTTCATTCGTTGGATGTTATTAGACCTAGATTTTTGAATTCACTTGATGAATTAAACAAACACATTCAAGGAGTTAAGACAACTGTTGAAACAAAGTTAATCAAGGATGAGTATAAAGATGATATGGTTAATATATTATCCAACTTGAAGTTCAACACCCACAATATTAGCGGTTATCTTGCGGATTATTTCGTAAAACATTACAACAAATACAAGGCACTTCTTAGCACCGAAAATATAAATTATTTGGAAGACATTAAAAGATTAAATAGTCTTGCGACAAAATACAGAATAGAATCTCAAAAATCAGCAGACCTCGCACTCGAAAGAACCAAGTTAGAGGCGATTGTGAAGAAGATGAAAGAGACCTATATGTTAACCGTTGAACAGCAAAATGAATTTGATTTATTGGTTAAAGACATAATGAGTATTTTTGATAATAAAAAATGTTAAGATTACCAATATCCTTGGTAAGATTACCAATATCCTTGGTAAGATTACCAATATCCTTGGTAAGATTAGTATTCAACTACATTCCATCATAAAAAATTGATTTAAATATTTATGATGAATACATATATCATCTCATCAACATTCGTTGAAGTTTCGTTTCGTTTCGTTTATTATCTCATTTCAAATTATAATGTCCGCTGCTGATATGGTTATTCCTGGTGCGTCTTTCAATGTTGAGACTGATATGAAGTATTCCAAGCCTAAGGTGAATTCTCTTGGCGGTCGAAGTGTTGGAATTATTAATGCGAAGACCGGCACTGTTCTCAATTTGTCGTCTCCTCTTATGCTTACGTGGGGTGTTCAGTCGTTTACTGACGATAAGTCCGGAAAGGTTACCTTTGATCTTGCGCTGCAGTTTCCAAGTGAAGGTTATGAGAGTCCTGCTGCTAAGAAGTTTCTTGCGAATATGACTGCATTTGAACAGAAAATCAAGAAAGATGCGATTGAGAATTCAAAGGAATGGTTCAGCAAGCCAAAGATGACGTCAGATGCAGTAGATGCGCTCTGGACTCCTATCTTGAAGTATCCTAAGAACAAGGATACTCTTGAAGCTGATACGACTCGTGCGCCTACGATCAAGGTCAAGCTTCCTTACTGGGATGGTGAGTGGAAGGAGCTTGAGCTATACGATGTTGATATGCGCCCGATCTTTCCTGATCCCAGTAATCCATCGTTGTCTCCCAAGGACTTGATCGCAAAGGGTAGTAATATCGCAGTATCGATTCAATGTGGCGGAATCTGGTTTGCGAATGGTAAGTTTGGTGTTACCTGGAAGCTGTTTCAAGCGATTGTGAAGCCCAAGATGTCGTTGCGTGGAAAGTGCCACATTCGTCTTGATGATGAGGAGAAGTCGAAAATTGTATCACAGGTTGTCTCTACTGATGTAGACGGTGAGGACGAAGATGGTGGTGATATGATTTCGGCAACAATTGAGGATTCAGATGATGAATCGTCATCCACTGCTCCTGCACCTGCGCCTGCTCATACGCCTGTAGCTGCAGTTGTGAAAACTTCTGCATCTGCTGCTCCACTCGCTACTGCCGCGGCTTCTTCTTCGGGAGACCCTGCTGCTTCAAAGAAAAAGATCGTTCGTAAACTCTAATCATCACAAGATACGGTGATGTCTGCTATGGATAATTAGAAGATAAAGAATAGAAGAAAATATGTTGATTAAGGTATGTCTTTATTTGTGAACAATTGTTGTTTATTGTTATATTCTAGATACTAACACGTTTTTTTATAGGAAGGTTGCATTTCATTTTTTATTCATATAAAATGAAATACTTTTATTGATTATCCGTTTTAGGTTTATTATTAATACTATGTTTATTTCTATATTTATTTGATATATAGTTTAATTACTGCATATACATTTGAACGTTTAGTCACATTGTATATTTCATTATTATTTATACAAGCCAATCCTCGACTTCCGTGAAGTCGGACCCTCTGCTTAATATCAGATCGAAGACACACATCACTAGCACGCAATTCATAAATAAATCCATTTTCTTTCGTTGAATCATCAATATATATCACAATTACTTGATTGTTAAACAATTCACATACATCGATATCGATATCATTAATATATATATTATTATGTTCATCGATTGTTATATTTGGAGGTAATTCGGGATTACACAGAACAATCAATTCCGAATCACTAGTACACTTCTCACTGGGGGATTTCGAAGTATCCTCATTGTGAGTTGTTTCTGGACATCGGTCCGGGTCCGAGTCCGAGTCCGGGTCCGGGTTTGTATCTGAGTCCTTTTGAGTGGTAATATCAGGTTCTACGATAGATTCACTCTTGGTTTCTGTAATATGTTCATCATTATGGACTGATATATTTTTAAAATGCAATTGACTATGCCATAACGGAATATAATACGCGTGATCTGATTCTCTCAATATATAAACCTTATCCATCAACATATCTGAAAGTGATGGATTCAAATTTATAATGGTATCATTTTTTAATTTAGATTCTACAATATCGTGTAATTCATTCAAAATCTCTCGAGATATTGAGAATAACTCTTGATTTGTCGAGAGAATATCATATATTGAAAGACACGACTGCTTATCCATATTGCGAAATAATAATACTGCCGAGTGTATTCCTTTATTTAATATTGTTTGAATAATAGAATTAACAGTTTCTTCACTGCAAAAATTTCTACACGATGATGGTGCGAATTTTGAAATTAACGATTGTACAAACATATTAAAAATAGAGTTGTAGTTGGTAGAAGAACTTCCTTCCGATGACGAGGTATCAGTATCGGTATCATTATCAAAAAGGTATTCCTTCACGATTTTATGTGAATGATTTATATCTTTGAAGATGTCGTTGTGATTCGCGTTTTTATCCGGATGATATTTTAATGCGAGCATATGATACTTTTTATTGAGTTCTTGTATATTTTTTGGGGGCATTGTTGTGAATTCAAGCGTGACCAATGCATTCTCAATATATGTTGGATAATGCATATATTTGCGTTTACTGCTATTATTGGACATTTGTTATTTTTGAAGATTTATTATGATTATTATTTACTTGAACCGTTGGAGAAATATGACTGTATCCGTGTATCTTACATATTAATATTAATACAAAATTCTCTAAATGATATATTGGTCTATAATTATTATTAAAATACTGAAGAAACGTGAACATCTTTATCATTATATAGTCAAAACAGTTTTGCTTAAGAATATCCTCATGTACCAACTTATCTAATATATACCAGATACATTCTTGTATATCTACATCATAAATAAGTAAATCATATAATAAATCTCTTAGTACGTCGTATTTTAAGTGTGAAGATGGTGTTTTTATAATCTGTATTATACTATTACATATATTTTCGTGTGGAACTAATAATTCAGTGATATTCGCTTTTAATGATTTGATATTCGTGATTTTATCCAATTCAAAATCAGACGATAATATCACCGGCGTCTTTTTTATGACTTTGAAAATATCATTGGTCTGAATATTTGGAATGCTCATTTCTTGCGTGTTTGATTTATATAACATATGGCATCCGGATGATTTCACAATAATATTCTCGTTGGCTGAGAATCTGGAATTTATTAGATTATTTACTGATTTTGCAGACGACGATATTGTTTGATGTATTTCCGATTTATTATGTGTTTCGGTCTTTTTATTCGTTGGGTTCGGAATACTTGGTAACGGTTTAATATTATTGTGTAAACACATATTGTACGCCTGGTATGTTGGTCGTTTTAAATGAATGATTTGACTACGTTGCGTTATATTATCCGGAATAAAACTAACGTGATCTGTGATAATAACGAACTTAAGATGAACATAATCAATATCGTGCATATAACTATAAAAAGTTTCCAATAATTCACTATGTATCTTATGGAAGTTTTTACACATAATAATCGCAGTATTATTCGGTCTTGAACTCACAATATCAATTACTTGATTATATATCTCATTCCAAATATGCTTTGAATTACATCCTAATAACGCCATATCTACTTCAAAATGAATGTCGCTTATTTTAACAAAAAATGTCTCTTTATTGTACAACACTGCGATACGTTTTTCATATTTTAACATTGATGGACTATACTTCGAAATCATATAAATCGATTGACTATACTTTCCAACCCCCTTCGGACCATATATGATCACATTCTGTATGTCGTGTATATTCTTTGGAAACGTTGAAAAGATCGTGTTTATATCCGGATGAAGTGAAAAATTTTCAACTTCTTTTATATATTCATCGTAGTGACTTTCGAAAAATTTCATTATTATTTACGATTCTTGCTATTTACGATTCTTGCTATTATTATTCACACATTTCGTTTATATTATATTGGAAATATGGTATAGAAAAAAAAACATTATTATTATATTTTTGTAATTTATTATCAAAAGCAACCAATATCGTATTATAGTAGTTAATCAGAGTCTAATCAGAGTCTGATTCTGTTTCGGACCCGGAATATATGTATAGAATGAATAATTGTATTTCAATAGTAGACTAGGTTTCACCAAAGCAATTTATCGGCTAACCAACCATTGGACCATTTTATGTGACGGTCTTTTACGTGACGCATCTTATAGAGACGTCGTCGCGTCTTTGCGAATGCGATACCACGTTGTTGGATATAAGTTGGAAAATCGTTCATACCATTCGCACCAACACTTGCGATTTTTTGACCTTTTCGAAAAACATCGATTTTTTTTTCAGGATTTGTTGATTGTTTAACTGTAACACCTATTCTTTTTGCTTGCTTACGCGTATAGTTTGTAATCGTATATCTCATAACTACTATAATTTACTTAAATCTAAATTGTATATTTATATTATCGTAATATAAAACTGTGATGAATGTTGTTCTAAATATTCCTGATTTTGATATCCGATCTGTATATTTTACAGATACAAAAGTAAATACGCATCTACAAAATAGTACATTTAATAGAATAACCTATTCATCGGATGATTTAATTATGAATGGAGTGTATATTCGCTTTGATTTATTTATTAAATGTAATGAGAAGAATTATAATAATAATGTCTACGTATATTATTTTGATCCTAGTCACGAACATAATAAAGAGATCATCAATTGTTTTAACACTATCGAAACTAGTATACTAAATAAATGGGCAAATCTAAATAAAAAAAAAAAGAGTCGTATAAATGATATAGACATACAATTATTGAGTGGTACAATAAGTGTATGGAATAATACGATGTGCATAACAGATAAACCGGCATTTCATACATTTATTATTAAAATTGCTGGTGTATGGGAAAATGATAATGATTTGGAGACAGGTCTAACATATAAATTTATTTGATACTAAATTATGTGGTGGTCGTAGTTATCCATCTGTTATTTCAGTTCGTAATATCCATTCACTATATCCCATTCCAACAAATGAGAATACTGCTAGAATCATACAACCATATGTTAAGCCCTTTATCTTTCTATCATCTCGACCATTCTTATTCGGACATAATTGTTCATTGATGTATAAATAGATTAATACGAACTGTAACACTAACAACGCGTTTACTGCGAAATCAACCCACGCATAATGTTTCGGAACTTTACCTTGACTGATCACATTATAGAAATTTGTATTTTGATATATAATAAATATGAGTATTAATATCACAAAAATAATTGGGAGAAAGTTTATAAATGAGGAAGAAACTACACAATCTCCTAATCTTGATGATATCGCATAAACAATTACTAACAGTCCTATCGCCCAAACAACTGCAAAATAGTATAATATGTATGTTTCGAAATTTGATTCATTTTTTTGTGGATTTGCGACTGAACTATTTCTCATTTCCGGATTGTAAAATAGTTGTAAGATAACTTTAAAAATAACAGTTCCGACAGCTAAATATGCGAATATTTTATATGTTGGTATTAAGTCATTATTACCGCTAGATAGAGTTACTTTTTTGGCGGCGGTAGCGGCAGCGGCGGCTGCAGTGGGTTTTGCGATAGATGCAGTACTCGACATTGTCTATATTATTATATATATGGGATATTATAATAATATACATACATATTCATTATTTATTACGTGAAGATTCGAACCATTCTTTGATAACCATACTATCACATTTTAAGTAGTCACCGTGTTTTTGCGCAAACCCTTTTAATGGTATGAATTCAGGTTTGGACATTTTGGGTGTTTTATAGAAAATATATGGTCCAAATCTACCGTTTCGTATCGATAGATGTTCGTCGATTGTGCGAATCGATTGATTTTTATCAAATTTCGCGGTTGCGGTTGCGGTTGCAGCAGCTCCATCATCAGTCGTCGTAGTTTGTATCGAAGAAGAAGACGCATCTTGTTGGCTATTTATAAACTGAATCACTTCTGGTAGAGTGAGATCAAACTCAGATTTAGTTTGTTTTTGTTCTTTTTTTGCAAATTTGCTTGTTTTAACCGACGTCATTCCAAGCAAATTCCTTAGCGAAAAATTCTGAGTCCCCCAAGCGACGTATGGTCCATATTTACCATTTTTAATAATCACATTATTTCCTTGATATGTTCCTAGCAATCTACCACCAGACACGTTGGACGTAATAGTATTATCCATTAATGCTAATGACGCGGATGTTATTCCGGTTGTTTGACCCTCTGCATTTTCATTTCCAAGCATATACTCGAGAGAATATTCTCCTCGCAATATCTTGCTATATTCAAGGTCCTTTCGAACCGGCTTAAATATTACTTTTTCTTTTTCTTTTTCTGAAATAGCTGCATCATTATCATCATCATTATCATCATCATTATCATTATTATCATCATTATCATCATCATTTTCGAGAGATTTATGTACCCCCGCTTTCTTCGGGATAGTACATTTGATAACTGGACCGAATTTACCGATAATGTATGAATGATTATCGTCGATACGTATTTCTTCTTTCACAACTCCACGTTCCTTTAGTTCTTGAAGTTGCGAATTCACATCAAACCAGCACTTATAACATAATTCAGACCACACCATTCCACCTGTCTCAACTTCATCCAATTGTGTTTCCATATTCTTCGTAAATTCATAATCAAATAATTGATCAAAATGGGCAAGTAAGAATTCAATCACCATTATACCAAGAGGTTGTATTACTAGTTTTCTACTCTCTCCGCCAATCTCTCGAACTTCTGTTTTTCTTTCTATTTTTTTATCTGCGTAAAGAATGAATTCGGTACATTCGAGAGATTTACCTCGGACGTCTTGCACTTTAACATATCCTCTTTCTTGAATCTTTTCGATAAGACTAGAATATGTGGATGGGCGCCCTATTCCCATTTTTTCTAGTGTTTGCACTAGTCCAGCTTCACTGTGATGCGATTTAGTGTTTCGCATTGAGCATTTGGTCGTTATTTTTTTGTATGGAAATATTAATTTATCTTTCAGTGTTGTTGACGAAAGAGATGCGAAGTATGTATACTCTTTTGATTCTTTATCATATCCGGATACAAGTTTCCATCCAGGGCGTATAATATGTTCAGCTGTATATCTGTATTCTGCATCGGATGGAAATGGTGATTGAATAGACATTGTTATACTCTGACCGGTTGCTGCAGCCATTATGCTCTCCAGTGTGTTACGATGTATCATCGAATACAATCGATGTTCTCTTGGGTGACTTGATTGTGGGAGTAATGTTCTGGAAATGTCTGTTGGTCGGATAGCTTCGTGTGCAGCTGCATCTGTCGAAGCGCCAGATGTGAAGTTCGAGAGATTTCCTAATAAATCTGAATAATCTTCACGATCAGCATCAGACCATCTTTTTTTTATATAGTCAAACGCTTTGTTCACAAAATCTCTCGAATAAACCTTGCTATCAGTTCGCATATAAGTAATAAATCCTTGTTCGTATAGTTTTTGTGCAACACTCATTGTATCTTTAGGAGACAAATGTATCTCATTGTTCGCAGCTTGTTGCAATGTACTTGTAGAATATGGTTTTGGTGGTGATTTGGTTATTTTTTTAGGGGTAGATACAGATGCAACAAATGAAGTGTCTGGCGAATCTGCTGTTTCTCTTAAAAATCTCTCGAGAGATTCTATACTATCCAACTCCTTTGATAATGTGAATGTTAGATTTAATTTTGTGAATATTCCAGCGACCGAATAAACCATAACGCTAGGTGATGATTCTATTTCTTTGTGATTGTCGTAAACTAGTCGTAATGCAGGAGTTTGACAGCGACCAGCCGAGAGATTTGTGTGTGCGATATATGTCCATAATACAGGAGAAACCTTATATCCAACAATCATATCTAATATTTGTCTTGCTTGTTGAGCGTGTACTGTAGGCATATTAATAGTTCGCGGTTGTGATACGGCGAGTTTTAATGCAGATTCGGTTATTTCGTGAAATACAATACGTTTCGTAGTATCAATCGAGAGATTTAATACTACGCACAAATGCCACGCAATTGCTTCGCCTTCGCGATCATCGTCTGTTGCTAATATAACATCAGACGAATCCGCTAACGCTGCTCGTAATTTTGATACTTGTGCGTATTTGGTTTTCATTATTGCGAATTTTGTATCGAAGTCGTTATCCGTATTTATAGATTTTAGCCCATTTTCAATCTCTCGAATATGACCGTAACTAGCCATACACGTATAACTGTCTCGCCCTAGATATCCCTCGATTTTCCCGCATTTAGCAGGTGATTCGACGATGATTAATGTTTTCTTATTACCGTTTACATTTTTCTTAGTCACTGCATTATTATTACGAGGCGGCATAGTGATACTAATACTGATACTAATACTGATAGTACGTATATCTATCTATCTATGAATGAATAATTATATGTCTTCAATTTTATATTATATTACCTAATATATAAAATAAAATGAATAAAGACGATACGTGGTATAACAACGTAAAAAAATCTGAGCTCACACCACCAGGTTTTATATTTCCGGTTGTATGGAGTATACTATACGCTACTATTATTATATCTGGTGTTGTTTATTTGAAAAATGGTGGAACAATCAAAACAAACGGATTTATATACTATATTATTGCGTGGATATTGAATTTATCGTGGAGCCCACTGTTTTTCACATATAAAATGCCGGGCGCTAGCTTTATTGTGATTTTATTTATGATTGTTTTCATATTTTTAACAATCAGAGAATTTTATCGCAAATCTCATCTTTCTAGTTACCTTCTTGTTCCGTATTTCATTTGGGTATCTTTTGCATCTTATCTAAATGGATACATTTATGTGAATAATTAATTAATTTTTCGCAGAGTCAGTATTCACGATTTTAGCTTTATACTCAGCCCAACTGATTTTCTCCGCCGGCGCCTTCACAGGCTTTTTCTCTCGTTTTTCTCGTGTAGCTTGTTCTGCATCTAAGTGCTCTGAACGTTTTAGAGCACTATCTATATATATTTTTTTAAGAATCTTTCCAACTTCAAATGATCCTTCGTGTTGGTCTACCTTACCATCTTCAATTGCTTTCAACACGCTAATCAATTGAAAAAGCATAGTAATATCAATTTCATCTCGTTTGAGTCGATTAAAAATGTCGGTGTAATACGTAAAAAGAAATTTACACCTAGATACGCAAATCGCATCGTATTGTGTTGGATTAGATTTAGCCAAACGCGCGTAATCCTTCTTTATTTTTAGCATAGATAGAACATCAGTTGTTATCTCACCGCTATGCTTCACACGGCGAATCACTTCAGTATGATCTTCCGTGTCGTTTGCTTGAATCATTTTTTGAAGCTGGATTTTCTCCTGTTCGTTCATATTGCGAATCGAAATATATTAAAATAATTGATTATAATATATTCTATATTTTATTTTTTAACTTATATTTTACTTATATAAGCATTTTACGAATGTCTGCCGGTCAGACAGCAGATAATAATTTTTCACCGGCTCCAATAATGGTTTCCGCAAAAAACGCTACACCTGAAGCAGCACTTCAAAATATACAAGCAAATGAATCAAATTTACAACAAGTAAATAGTTTATCCGGTGGGGCAATAAATAATAGAGGCAGAGGTAGAAGTGGAGGTAGAAATACAGGTAAATACCGTAAGAATACATATTCTAGACGATTTATCAAACAATCACAACAAACGGGTGGTCAAGGACCGATTATTATTCCACAAGGACCAGGTCAGGCATCGTGCAGTCAAGGACCCGGTTGTGCAGGAGCAGTGAATGCTGATTTAACTTCAACAATTAACCAAGCGAAATCAAACAGTTTAAATGACGGTAAAGTCGGTGGTGGATTCAAAAGACGTAACTTTAAGAATAAAAGTAAGAAATATAAACAAACTTCTTGCTGGTCGGATTTTGTTTCAAATTTATTCTCAACGTCAACGTCATCACCTAATGATGTGAAAACATACAAAAAGAAAAAACGATACACAAAAAATAAAAGCCGTCGATTTCGTAAATAGTAGTTATTATAATAAATTATAAATTTGATATAAACTCATATTGATTACGATAAATTAGTTTTTCTATCCAGTTTAATACCGTCTACTCGTGCGTCGTTTTTGGCGACGGATTCGAGACCGCCTGTTAGTTCGACTGCGCTTTTTACGACCTCCCATGCTTAGTATCGTAGCGGGTCTTAGTTCATTATTCCTTTTCACTAGTTCCATTGCACTTACACCCATTGCACTTACACGTTTTAGCTCTTTAAATATGTTAAAATCATAACCGTCTCTCGCAGCAGGACAAACTAAGGTATCATTATTATCATAGTACCAAATCATAAATGCTGCATCCATTCCAAATGCTTGTAAAGCTTTAATAGCATTTTGTTGTCCTTTTGTATATGTTTCAAATTCTTTTGTTACTAATATATTTTTTGCTGCTATTTTTTTTAAGATGTTAAACGCGTCTAGGTAGTGTTTCGGTTTTGCTTTTATTAGTTTAATTGCTTCTTCTTCGTTGCTTGGTGGTGCTGGTGCTGCTGAAGCCATATTGTGTATTAATGTGTATTATTAGGTTATATATTATATATATAATTTAAAAAAATAACGTATTAAATAATGTGTTAAAAATAATAAAAAATATTAAGATAGAACATTCCACATCAACTATTATCTTGATTATTATCATAAATTAAATTGTTAGGCAATGTCGTATGATGATCCAAACTATATGGACTATTTACTAAACTATTAATATTTTTAGGGCGGCTAACAATTGTAACAGACCATTTACAAAATCCATTTTTATTTTTACTTTTGTATGATTTAGTTCTTACTTGTAATCGCTGGTCTCATAAAAATATCGTAACTTTAAATTCGCAATTATCTTTTCCTAAATAATAGAGTCCTTTTCCCTATATAATTTCATTATAGTGTCGCTTGTGCAATGAATATAAAGTAACAATTATAGTTTTGATCAATTGATTTACCATAATATAATGATCTTAGCAAACATTATTATATTTAGAGCTAATTTACTGTAACTGGTTTTATGGAATGAGTTTTTATATCTACGTTATATAACTGATAAACCAAATTTAAGTAAAACCAAATTAAGTAAATGAAATTAATAGATATACTTAATACTATTTTTATCATATTTATGTTCTTATTACTTTATGTTTCGAATATGATATCAGTCGGCATAAAAGAAGTACAAGATAACTGGCCCAAATATAGATGTACTCCAGCAGGAATGGCGTTCGCAGGGTTTCTAGATTACGATGCAAAAACGAACTTTATGCAGTGTATACAAACTACACAAAGCGGATATATGGATTATTTGATGCAACCGGTGAATTATATTATAAGTATGATAGGCAGCATAGCAAAGAAGATTATCAAAGATACTGGCGGAATTCGCGATTTTGTCGGAAATCTTCGTAATAAAATCATCAATATGGTCAAAAATATTTTCGGAATATTTTCAAATATTATTATCGCATTTCAGCGAATTCTGATTTCAATGAAAGATATGATTAAAAAACTAGTTGGTGTGTTCACGACATTATTATATATTATGCAAGGTGGATTATGGACGATGCAAAGTATGTGGGGTGGTGTTTTTGGTCAAATGGTTAGAGCACTTGCTTAGATCACTTGATTAGTAATGTGATAACCGGAGTTATAATTATTATATTCATATAAATTATAATAATAATTATTTTAGGTAATACACACACAATTCAGATATAATGGTGAATCAAGAACGTGGAATTGTGATGTTCGCACACTCTGCGCTTCTTGGATTTGTTATCTACTTCGCGATGGTCGTAATTTTTAAACAACCAAAAGAAGTCGCAGAAGATAGATCGTTGCTTATTGCTGCATTTATAATGATATATATGATTCTATTTGGACACGGCGCCCCAACATCCGTTAATAAAAATATTTCTTTTTTTTAGAACGATAGTAGTAGTTTAGGATGAATAAATAAGAAATTGTTATATATATAAAATATATCATTATATGTTGTATCTATGATTGAGGCGAAAGACATTTCATCTAGATCAAATGATTCAGACTCAAAACCAGAAAATAACGTATTTGGACAATTAAACAAACTTTATGGAACTAACACGTATATGTCTCGTTATGGCGGAGACGTTCTTAAAACAATATTAATTATATTTTTATTCATTGTATCTTACACATACTTTTATGTTGATAATAACATAAAAAGTATTCGAAATGATTGGACTGTGAATAAATGCAAACCGAATATAATGCCGTTCGCTGGATGGATAAATGCGCCAGAAGGTACCGACCCAACTGAATATGTAAAACAGAATTTTATAGAATGCAATAAACAGATGTTAGATAATGTATTCGAAATTCCAATGTCGATGGTGTATCATTTTATTAAAATATTCACAGATATTTTTAAAAATGCATTAGCCGTTATTGAGAATATGCGTTTACTATTGGCTCGTATAAGAGAAGCATTAGGCGCAGTTTACAAAACAATAATGCTTCGTATTCAAAATTTTGTAATACCATTCCAGAACTTACTTATCAAAATGATAGACTTCTTTGAGAAAATAAGAGGTATATTCGCAACACTTATTATGACTTTGTTAGGATCATTATGGGCCTTTTATGCGTTAATCGGATCAATATACGAATTAGTTATTCTTATTTTAGTGATAATGATTATCGTTATTATTGTATTATGGTATATTCCATTTGTCGGGTGGAGTTTAGCATTAGCTGCAATCATAGTGTTTCTCACAATTGCGATTCCGTTAATTATGTTAGGTATTGTTTCAAAACAAATTACTAGGAGAAGTGGTAGCAGTATGCCTTCACCATAAGTAAATAATTATTCATAATTACTTACTTTTATTTCATTTAGGAAATGTGATCAAATAAATTGGCTACAAATCAGCCAATCAAATAAATTGGCTACAAATCAGCCAATCAAATAAATTGGCTACAAATCAGCCAATCAAATAAATTGGCTACAAATCAGCCAATTTATTTATCTACTTATTTATTATAATTGACCAAAAAGTTAGTAATAGTATTAATCGATATTATGAATACATCACCTATACTTGTGATATTACTGTTATTAATGATTATCATCGGTGCGAATTTATTCTGCGGTTGTTGCCAGTATCCAATATTTGTTACACTTGGTAACTTATTCAAAACGGATACAATAAAGGAAGGAAATACTGGTTCGAGCGCAGCATTAAGTGCTGGAGTTAAGAAGCCAACGTCTGATCCTGGTGCAGCCAGTACGGATGCAGCTGCTGTTACTGCAGTCCAAGATGTATCGATGATTGATAGTTTATTAAACGCCATTCCGAAAGAAGTTCAATTAGCATCTCATAGTGATCCAGGTGCTAATGTTTCTGGAATCACAGCACGAGAAGGGTTTATTTCTGAAGGCGCATCGACATTGGGGGCACCTTTGCAAGAATTGAATAATGGTGATCTCGCATCCAGTTGGATATCAAAGGCAACTACATTTGCATCAGAGTTTGGTTATGGCGATATGAATAATAAAGGTACTGCATATAATGGAACTCCAGTACCATTACCTGAAGGAGAAATGGTTATATTCTCGCAGAATAAATTTAAGCCAGAGTGCTGCCCTTCTCCGTACTCATCTAGCAGCGGGTGCGCTTGCATCACACCTGAACAAATCAATTATCTGAATACTCGTGGTGGAAATAGGTCGTGTGGTTGCGGTGTTTAATAATAGAAATATCTCGGTGCTCGTGATTTAGTTTCATATAAAAATACATATAATAAATATCTATTTTTATCTATTTTGATGATCGAGAAATGTATTAGACTGAATGGTTTATTCGTTTTCTACTGGATCTACTTGATCGACTAGCATTACCTCTGGAAGATACTCTGTTTTTTCGAGTTTCTTTTGAAAGCATATCCCCAAATGCGTGTAGTCTGTTCGTCATAAACACTCCACCTGGGTTATTTCTCTCAATACGACCTTTCGACATATTTCTTTCTTTTTGATCTCTACCCAATACTCCTATTATTTTATCATTTAAAGGCTCATTTAATTGCTGTAAAGCTTTTTTAACCCTTCTATTTCGCGATATTGTATCTCTCTTCGCATATAATGGGTGATTCCACATCGCTCCCCCGCGCGTTCTCTCCTCTGCAGACGAAGTAGGTGAGAACGGGTCGGTATCATTTCGGATTTTACCAATGTTTTGTCTTCTCATAGATTCAGGTCGATAACTTCTAGTGCTTCTATTTTTAACAATACCATCATTTGGGGTTCTTGATTTGTATTTATAATGATGAGAACAATGTTTTTTAACTAGATTTTCAAATACAACTCTTCGTTCATTCACTAATTTCACGGCTTTATAACCTATTGTATTTGCGATGTCGGAACGAAACACAAACATATTAGAGGTTGATAATTCAGATTGAATATCATCGATGTTGTGTTTGTAACTATTCAACACGTGTAAAACCCTTTCTAAGTATCGTGTTTTAAAATCAAATAAATTATTGAATAAATATTCAACTGCGTGACCAACAGATAAAAAAAAATTAGGATATGATTGATCGTTAAATACCTGATCTTTCAAACCAAGATCTGCTAATGATTTTTCCCATATTGCAGTTTTTTTATTATGAATAATGAATTCTGATTTATTTTTAAAGTCGGTATCTATAAAACGTATCACACGCTCAAGTAATCCAATTAAATGTTTAAATATTTCCTCTGATAAATAAATTTTAGTTGAAAATAACAATAATTCAAAATCATCTACATCTAATCTTGATGTAAATATACTCTCACCATTATGAGATAACGATAATAAATCGGAAAAAAGATAAACAATTCCAAATTCATTAGTATTTATAGTTTGTAATAAACTCTTACTGAATAAATTATTAATTAAAACCGTTATTACATTATATAAATTTCGAATAGATTCGTCATGATTCATAGAAACGGTTTGCCACCATTTATACCAATATACTACATCACTTGAGACAAGATTATGCAATATGAATTCCATTCTATTTATAAAATCACAACCAGTTTTCAGTATCTTTATTGGTTCTGCATACATCGATCCTTTATGATCGCTTGTTAAAGCGGAAATATTTCTATAATAATATGGCTGAGAAGATGGAAAAGTTGAGTTGAATGGATCTACTAGGCCACTACACGCACATATAATAATATTTAATCTTTTCTTCTTATGCTGTGCAAGTGATAAGATATGATTAAATAGAGAAATTCGCTCGAAATTAGCTCCATCTGGCGCACCTAGCCATTGTGAGTCCGCATATAATTTAAAAGTTTCTAGTTCGTCTTTTTCTATATCTGTAATATTCGGATTTTGGCGAAATTCTACGGGTCTAATCGGTTTTAATAAACCCATATAATTCATTCCCCCCAGCATGTCGAATGTTGCTTGACGATTACGGATATATAAATTTGCTATGTCTATATGTCCGCAAAATAGACGATCATGTATTACATCAACTAAATGAACACTATCTACAGTTCCATTTGGTGTATTCGTATATTTTTTTATTTGTTTAAAAAAATTAGTTCTTTCTGTTTTACCATTTAGCGACGTAGAAAAAAAACGTTTTTTACTAGGAGATGTAAGTTTATCATGAATATTACCAATTATTGATTTCATACTGTATGAAGAAAAAATTTCATGTGGAGTTGAAATTTCTATAATTCTCAAGTAATGATTAATTTGTCTTTGTTCGTCTGATGATATCATTTTTTTTATACCATTAGAGTTTGGAGGTGCTAATACTAAATCTCCTCCACTAAGACGTCTACCTATTTCTCCATGTACGTTTAAAAATAAATATTCATTATCTGCATCAGCGTCTAGATTTGGCAAAACAGTATCTCTACTTACTATATTTGGTCGTCGTGTAAAAAATGGCTGATTGTAATATAAATTTGGATTAATTTTACCAAAGTCGTCTAAATATACTGGTCGTTGACCAGATGGTTCATTCGGTCGATCCCGCGAAAGAGGTTGAGCAGACGGTTGTTTCGGAGACGGTTGTTTCGGAGACGGTTGTTCCGGAGACGGTTGTTTCGGAGACGGTTGTTTCGGAGATGGTTGTTTCGGAGACGAAGGTGTATTTTGTTTTTGATTTTCCTTAAGTAGATTACTACTGCCGGTACTTGCATTTAAAGTACTCGAATTTGGGGTAGTAGATGACCTATTTTGTGATTTATCCGCAGATGACATTTGTTAACTATATATTATGAATATTTTTTATTCTTGTATTTTTTCATGATATGGTCTAACTTTGGTTATGGTGATATAATTACATTTTTTATGATTTTCACTATCATACTGATATTCAAAAAAATTGAAATGATTAAATTAGAATATACATTTCACAGACGACAAAGTAGAGCAATCCAATCAGCAATACAAAACAATGCATAACCAAAGCAACTACAACAATACTACTAACTTCTTGTTCCCAGTGAATCAAAACGTGTCTCCGGCACTTGTGAAAGAACGAATTTGTGACTTCGAAAATACCCTCAATGCTTTTCGCGACCAGATGATGAACGGATTGAGTGATCAGAAAACAAACTTCATTCATACGCCAATTTGCCGTACGACCCATCACGAACGAATGGCTGAAATGGAAAGATCGCACAACGAATTACGTTCTCACGCCAGGGATGGTCACCAATACTTGTGCTTTCGCACTGAAGAAGCCATCAACCAACTTGAACGCGCACGAAAGATGTTGGTCAACGCCAAACGTGTACGAAACACCCAAAAAAACCAGCTTTCAGGAGAACTCAGAAGCATTCGATCCAACGCTGGAGACAATTTCGCACCCTCTTCATCAATGTGGTTCGCTCCTGGTATAATCGTTCAAATCAAACAAAACTACACCAATGCCGCGAGAGAGCTCACTTGCCAAATGAAATGGTTGATGGAAGAGATCCAACGATTCTTCGTCGACATCCAAGCCGACATCCACTCGAAGCTGATGTCCCTCGTCAACAATGCGGCGATGTGCGAGATGGAAAACGAAGAAGCGTTGAAGATGGCTCTCTACGAATTCTCACTCGAAGATCGCCGCAAGAGAGACGGCATCGATGTGTCTGTTCTTGTTGAAAAACACAACGATGATGGCTATCAGGTCACAATTTTCGAGTCCAACAGCTACAACATCAAAAATCAAACCATCGTGAAACTCAAGAATTTCTCGCCAAAAACACACTGCGACGAAATCTCGGTGATCAAATTTCATTCCCTCCAAAAAGAATTGATGGAGTCAGCATTTGATTTTGGTGCATTCGATGATGCATCATCCGATGATGATGATGATTTCGAACCTCGCGATGACTACAACGATGACCGCTGGATTGCAGATGCAGCAGATGAGGATGATGATGATCGTGTTCAACCTCAAGAACGGGAGCAAATCCACGATGTTGTTGTTGACTACGAACACGACGCCGCCGCCACCGCAACCCCAAAAGCATCATCATCTCACAAACACAACGATCATCACCACCACCACCACCATCACCATGACCACATCGGCTGCGTGAAGAATCAACTTCAAAAACGCGTGCAATTCAAAGAAACCAACAACCAAAAAACAAAATCACAGCAGTATATCACTTTTGCTCACACATTTCAAAACACAAATCAAACTACAGGTACTCTCAAACAAGATGAACGTCAAAGCAATCAAGACCAAGATCGCGCGAGCAAGAAAATGTGCAAAGAATTCGCGAAACTTGAGCATAGCAGCAAAACCGGCGCACGACACGGAAGATGTGAAAAAAACGTGTTTGAGCGCTGGAAGAAGGACGACGCGACTACCAAGGCGATGGCGAAAATGATCGTGTGCGAGTAAAGTCGTAAACTCACAACAAGAGTCGTTGGCTGTCTAGTGGAGAAATGTAAAGGTAATATAAGGTAAGTTTTTTTCTAGTAGTAGTTATATATGGTATTTTTTTTTCTATTAGATGTTATTACAAGTTCTGCCCTATATGTGACTTTTAAGTGTGGAACTTGGATTGTATATGGAACTGCGAACGGAATTCATTATGTATATAACAAAATAACTACAGCAAATCAGAATAACGGTAATGGAAAGGATGGGGATGGGGATGAGGATGAGCCAAGTTATATATGTACTAATGCGAATAATGACTCATATGAAAAAAATAATGAGTTCATAATTCTAACACGACAAGAATATGAAGAACTAAAATCTAGGTGTAGTGATACCAAATAAAAATAATATTATTTTATTATTTTTATTATTTTTATTATAGTGAAACAAACAGAATTATTCACAAGTACAAACTTAAATGTGGGCGCTTACCTTCACCCGACTGTTTGATCAACTTATCAATCACGTCATTCGTGATTGAAAATGGAAATTCAACTTTCAAAGACAATTCGTTTTCAAACAAAGGAGTGCCCGGCTTGATGAGACGATACAAGTTTAACTTGCGATGAACTACTTCCAGACAACGCTTCAGGTTTCGAACACCTTCCTCCTTATCGGTGTAGTTCTCAACGATGTGCTCAATCACCGGATCCGTGAATATGATGTCTCCTTCACGGAAACCGACCTGTGTGCAAATCTTAGGAATAAGGTACTTTTGAGCAATCTGAGTTTTGTCCTTCTTGTTGTAGCCACTCGTATTAATGCGATACATCCTATCGAGCAGAATCGGATTGACTTTGCTTTCATCGTTGTAGCTGAAGATGAACAGACATTTGCTCAAGTCAAAATCAATCTCTGAAAAGTAGCGGTCGTGGAATTGCGAGTTTTGACTCGTATCAGTCAAGTGCGTCAAAATTCCGACGATTTCTTCACCTTTCGCCGTGTCGCTGATCTTGTCGAGTTCATCAAAGTAAATCACTGGATTCATCGAACCACAATGTATGAGGATCTCAACAATCTTACCCCACGTACTGCCTTCATATGTATAGGAATGACCTTCTAGAAAACTGCTATCGGTTGCTCCACCTAGCGCGATGAACGCAAAATCGCGACCAAGAATCTTACTGATCCCCTCCTTCACAAGAGACGTCTTTCCAGTTCCCATCGGACCCTGAATCGCAATCGCAGTACCCATCGCACCTGGATTTGAAATCCACTGTCCGACCATTTGCATAATCTGCAGCTTAGCGTCATTGAGTCCGTATACCGCCTGGTCTAATGTAGCTTTCGATGATTCCATAAACTCGCTGCACTTTTGAATGCCGTCTTCAATCGTTAACGGCAAGTTCTTTCGTCGATTGAAAGGAATCTTCATAAAGGTGTCTACCCACGTCTTCACTTTGTAGTACTCACCACATCCAGGTTCCATTGTTCGCAATGAGTTGATTTTCCGCATAGCGATCGCCTTGAAAGCAATAGGGATATCAGTCTCCAACAACGTGAGCCTGTATGGCTTTTGGATAATGCTGACCTCGTGAATTTGTTTCAAATCACGTATCACCTTCTGTTGCTCTTCTTGGGTCATATGACGGCGAAAGTATCTCAGATCATTTGTGGAGTTCTTCTTTTTCAACAGCGTCTTGAACTCCTTCACGTTAAATCTGTCGCGTTTTTTTTCATCTGAACGAAGTTGGCTCTCAATCTCGATTTGCTGTTGTTTGAGATCATTGATCTGTTTCTTGATAATCTTGTTTGAGCCAAGTGTATCACTTGATGAAAGTTCCGACATTTTTTCAATCGCAACTTTGATATCAGCCAATTTTTGACGATTTTTAGCGCAAGTCGCATTTATTTCGTCCTGTTTTCTTTTCGTGATTTTCTGTCTTCGCTCGTCAGCAGCTTCACTGCTTTCATCATCGTCTTCATCGTCGTCGTATTCACTGTCGTCTTCGTCATCGTCGTCATATTCGCTGTCGTATTCACTGTCGTCTTCTTCATCATCATCGTCGTCGCTGTTGTCTTCGTCGTCGCCGCTCTCATCGGAATTAGAGGAGGTACTGTCTTCAACATCGTCATCGTCGACTTCCTCATCACTCTCAACTGTTTCATCTTCGTCATCTTCAGTGATCTGCTCTTCTTCTTCGTCGCGACGCCTCTTACGAGACGACGACTCCGCATACAAATCTTTCTTGTGTTTTTCGATCACAGCCGAAATGACGCCAGATGCAAATGCTGACGCTAACTTGCTAGCAATCATTTTCGCAGAAGAAGAAGAAGAAGAAGCCGCAATCGACTTTGAGTTTTTTACATCTTTGTGCTTTTCATCCTGAAAAATTGAGATTCCTCTATTAGGTTTTTTGGACGACGAAGCAGAATCACGATGAAGACTCCTTTTGGAAGAATGTCTAGGCGAAGATTCAGCGGAAGCATTTGATGACGATGACGACTGATCACTGTCGTTGTCGCTTTCAGGAGTGAAGTATTGACTTGGATCATCCGAATGCATTTTGTATTTCTTATTGAGTTTTGAAATTCTATTTTTAGGCGCTTTCTTAATAATAAAGGGGCTCATTGTTGTATATTCTTATTTGTCCAAACGTTTGTTCGATCATACATTTAGTATATTCTAATATCCGAATTTCAATTTTTTTACGAGTAGCGTGACGTGAGATCATCCAATATCCTGTGATATGATAAATCAGTATTTATAAACCATATATCGTAAACCGAAATGATGACCCAGAAGTTTGAATACTAATATAAAATTAACATTCAAAACCCATTTCAAATATAAAATTGAAAACAATCTAAATATTATATTAGGTATATAAGAAGACTACCGAAAGGTTATTTCAATTATTTTCAAATCATAATATTGAATGGCTGATTTTCAGAAAACGAATAATGCAGCTCACGTATCTAAAATTATTGGAATTCAATTTAGTATAATGTCGCCGGAGGAAATTGTGAAAGGTTCGGTTGCAGAAATTACGAATAGAGAAACATATGTGAACAATAAACCGGTAATCGGTGGATTGTTTGATCCTAGAATGGGACCGCTTGATCCTGGAATGATTTGCCCGACGGATGGGTTGGACTATATGAAATGTCCGGGTTATTTTGGTCACGTAAAACTGGCTAGACCAGTGTTTTATTATCAATATCTAGGCACGATTGTGAAGATTTTGCGTTGTGTTTGTATTAAATGCAGTTCTCTTAGAATAAGCAAATCAGCGAATAAGCAGTTATTATCACTTCCAGCTGACGAACGCTGGACTAACGTATTCCGTCTTGCGAGTAAGATTAAGAGATGTGGAGAAGATACAGAGACAGGATGTGGTTGTCTTCAACCGAAGAGAATCACTATGAAAGCCGGACTTGGTAAAATTTACGCGGAGTGGGACAATGTGAAAGGAATTTTAGAAGAAACAACATCTGCGACGATTGCTGGAAGTGCTGCTGAAACAGACAAGGATGGATCATTGTCTATGAAACTCACACCAGAAATCGTAATTAAGATATTTCGACGAATCAGCGATGAAGATGTTGAATTTATGGGTTTCAGTCCTGTATTTTCTAGACCAGACTGGATGGTTTGTCAAGTTCTAGCAATTCCGCCACCAGCAGTTCGTCCATCTGTTAAAATGGATGGGTCACAGAGAAGCGAAGATGATATTACGCATATCATAGTCAATATTATTAAGGCAAATACGACATTGTTGGAAAAGATGAATGAAGGGGCGCCGGCAAATGTGATTGACGGGTGGCATATGATGCTTCAGTATTATGTTGCAACTCAAGTAAATAATAATATTCCAGGATGTGCACCTGTCGCACAAAGATCCGGAAGACCCCTAAAATCTATCCAAGAACGTCTTAACGGTAAAACCGGTCGTGTTAGAGGAAACTTAATGGGAAAGCGTGTTGATTTCTCGGCGCGTTCGGTTATCACGCCAGATCCAAATCTTTCCATTCGAGAATTGGGTATTCCCCTTAAAATTGCTAAAAATATCACAAAGCCAGTTGTTGTGAATGACCGCAATAAAAAATTCTTGCTTCGTCTGGTTCGTGCTGGACCGGACGAGTTTCCTGGTGCTAAAATCCTAGAAAGAAGAACCGGAGAATCAATTTCGCTTCGGTATGCGGACCGCGCAAACATTATGCTGAATAATGGTGATGTCGTGCATAGACATATGATGGACGGAGACGCGATTTTATTCAATCGTCAACCGACATTGCATCGTATGAGTATGATGTGTCATATCGCACGGATTATGTATCAAGGAGATACGTTTCGTATGAATGTTGGCTGTACCAAACCATATAATGCAGACTTCGATGGAGATGAGATGAATCTTCATATGCCGCAAGATGACGAATCAGAGATTGAGTTGCGTCACTTAGCGGCGGTTCCATACCAATTAATTAGTCCTGCGAATAACAATTCGATTATTGGTGTTTTTCAGGACTCACTTATTGGATCTTATTTATTCACACGGGAAAATATTAATTTTACGCCCAGAGAAGCAATGAATTTATTAGCTGCATATCCGCGTGTGAACGAAACACTATTTGCAAGCGGAGAAAATATTAGTAACTTCGACGTATTATCTCAAATTTTGCCGCCACTAACACTTAAATATAAGAAAAAGGCGTTCGGAGAGAAGAATCCTAACGAAGACTATGCGACGTCTAATAATGTAGTCGAAATCAGAAATGGGAGAATGATTCGCGGTCAAATAGACAAGAGTGTTTTAGGTGGTGGTGGTGTAGGATTGATTCAGCGTGTATGCAATGATTTTGGAAATATCGCTGCTGCTGATTTCATTGACGGGCTTCAAAATATTATTACTGAATATATGAAGTCTCACGCATATAGCGTTGGTATTAGTGATCTTATTGCGAATAAGGCTACAAATACTCAAATTGTTGATGTGATCACAAAGAAGAAAACCGATGTGAAGAATCTTATCGATCAGGTTCATCTGGGAATATTTGAAAATAAAACAGGAAGGACAAATGAGGCAGAATTCGAAGCGAGGGTGTCGAATATTCTCAATTCAGCAACTTCAGATGCCGGTAAAAAGGGTATGAATAGTCTAAACTCTACGAACCGTTTTGTAGGATTAGTGATGTCTGGTTCAAAAGGATCTGATTTGAATATTTCTCAAATGATTTCGTGTTTAGGACAACAGGCGATTGAAGGGAAACGTATCTCATACGGGTTTGATAGTCGAACACTGCCCCATTTCAATAAGTTTGATGACGGACCACTCGCACGTGGATTTATTGAAAGTTCGTTTATTTCCGGTTTGTCGCCGGAGGAACTCTTCTTTCACGCAATGGGTGGTCGTATTGGTTTGATTGATACCGCCGTTAAGTCTGTTACATGGGAGACACCAATCGTTGTTGTTGAAAATGAAATACCAAAGTATGTTAAGATTGGTGAATGGATTGATAGTCACTTAGACGGTGAAAGTGTATCTAGAATTCAGTATATGGAAGAACAAAATATGGAATATCTTGAATTGTTGCATCCAGTTAAAATAGTAACGATGGATTATAATGGAAATATAACATGGGAAACAATCTCTGCAGTCACGCGTCACGATCCTGGAGAGAAATTGTTTCAAATTAAAACCAAAGCAGGCAGATATGTTACTGTAACCGCAAATCAATCGCTTCTTATTTGGAACGATGAATTAAAACAATTTCGCGAGAAATTTACTGAAGAAGTCAAACTTGGCGATTTTGTTCCGGTTGCAAAGAATGTTTGTGAGTATGATGATAAATCCAGAATCACCGAAATAGATATGGAAAAATATTTACCTAAAAATAAATACGTGTATGGTTCTGAACTGCATACAGCACCTAACGGTGTGTATTCGTATAATGGAACCCAACAACACGCAAGCATTCCGGAACAGTTTGAACTGAATTTTGAAAATGGTATCTTTATCGGTTTGTTTATTGCAGAAGGAAATATTCACAATTCACACATTTATATAACAAATAATGACGAAACTATTCGGTCATTTGTCAAAATGTGGTTTTCCAAGTTCAATATAAAATATAAGGAAACTACTAGAGTTAATAAGATGGGGGGAGTCACTACAACAGTTATTGGTAATTCATGTATTATGTCTGATTTTATAACAAAATTAGTTGGACACGGAGCGGATAGCAAGCATATCCCAAATGAAGCGTATATTTCGAACATGGATTTTGTACGTGGTTTGCTTAGCGGTTACATTTCAGGCGATGGATATATTTCACCTAACTCAATTAATTCGTCTTCGTGCTCCAAAAGATTAACCGAAGATATCGCATTTCTATGTTCAAGAATGGGTGTTTGTGTAAAAATGTCGACATCTCAAATGAAGAAAAATAATATCGGAACAAAAAACATCAAACCTGCATATAGACTATCGATCCGATCAACAAATGGAAAACATTTTTCCGACCAAGTTGATCTTCTTCACCCTGAAAAAAATCGTAAAATGAAATCTATTGTATGGACGAATAAAATGGATAAAGTTGTCGTTCTAAATGACGTTATTTTAGACGAAATCATTTCAATCGAAAAAGTTGATCCTGCTCTTCATCACAAGATGTATGATCTTACAATTCCTAAAACACTAAATTTCGGTTTAGCGAATGGTCTTCAGGTGCGTGACACGTCGCAAACCGGATATATCCAGCGTCGTCTTATTAAGGGTATGGAGGATCTCAAAGTTGAGTATGATATGACTGTACGAAATGGAAAACAGCGTATTATTCAGTTTACATATGGTGATGATGGGATTGATACTATCAAGGTTGAAAACCAAACACTACCTCTTGTATCGATGAGTCTCGATGAAATTTATGCTCACTTTCATATGCCTATGGATAATTCAAGTGAACAGAACTCGGTGACTGCATTTACGAAGACCGCGTATGCGAAGATGAAGAAAGAGAACGCATTGACTATGAAAAAAATACGTGATCTCATTGACTATATGATTGAAATGCGTGATCTTATTATCGAGTGCGTATTCGGAAATTTAGATAACAAAAACGTACAGATGCCGGTGTCTTTTACTCATATTATAAATAATGTTCAAGCACAACAGCAAATTAATCAAAATTCTATGGTAGATATCACCCCAAATGAAGCAATGGATATGATTGCAGATGCATACCGTCAGTTGGAACATCTGCACTATTCACCACCAACCCAGTTATTCAAGGTAATGTATTATTTCTACCTCTCACCGAAAGAACTTCTTCTGATCAAGAGATTCAATCGAAGTGCTCTCACAATATTATTGAATATGATTATTTTGCAATATAAAAAATCGATTGTTTCGCCGGGTGAAATGGTTGGTATGGTATCGGCGCAGAGTATTGGAGAACCAACTACACAACTTACGCTGAACACGTTCCATTCTGCTGGTATCGCGTCAAAATCAAATGCAACTCGCGGTGTTCCGCGCATCGAAGAGATTCTGTCTTTGTCTGAAAATCCAAAAAATCCGTCAGTAACTGTATATTTTAAAGAGGATGATGAATCAACACCAGAAAGGGTGCAAGAATTTATCCCGCTAATTGAGCATACGAAGATGTCGGAAGTTGTCGAATCTGTCGAAGTGTGCTTTGATCCTGATGATTTGAATACATTGATTGAGGAGGATCGCTCAGTAATGACCCAGTATCAAGAGTTTGAGAAATTGATCGATGAATGTGTGCGAGATGCGGAGCTTGTAGCAACGGGTGGAAGTGTAGGTGGCGGTGGTGAAGCAGCGGCAGCAGAATCGATGAGTAATACAAATGGAAACAAATCAAAGTGGATTATTCGTATCAAGATGGATTCTGAAGCGATGTTAGACAAGAAACTAACTATGGATGATATTCACTTTGCGATTAAGAATAGTTATGGAAGTGAAGTATCTTGTGCGTTTTCTGACTACAACGATGATAATCTGATATTTCGTTTGAGGATGGAGAATATCACAAACGCGAAAAAGACGAACAAGATGAATCCGCTTGACCAATCTGACCATATTTATATGATAAAGACGTTTCAAGACCAGTTGATGAATAATATCGTTCTTCGCGGAATTAAAGGAATTCGTAAAGTAACACTTCGAACCATTAAGAATACGCTTAAAAAGACGGAAGGTGTGTATACCAAAAAAGAGAGTTGGGTATTGGACACAACCGGAACCAATTTACTCCACGTGTTAGGTCTTGATTATATCGACGCAAAACGAACAGTTAGCAATGATATTCAAGAAGTATATCGTGTCTTTGGTATTGAAGCAGCACGTCAGGCGATCTATAATGAACTCGCGGAAGTGTTTGATGATTCACCTATTAATTACCATCACGTATCATTGCTGTGCGACAGAATGACTGTATCATCATCAATGATTTCAATATTTCGACACGGCATTAACAGTGATGATATTGGTCCGATTGCTAAGGCGTCGTTTGAAGAGACACCAGAAATGTTCCTCAAGGCAGCACGACACGCTGAATTAGACCCGATGCGCGGTATCTCAGCAAATGTTATGTGTGGACAAGAAGGGTATTACGGCACGAGTGCGTTTCAGGTGATGATCAATATGGATGAAATGATGAAGTATGATTCGGTAGAGTATAAACATACAGACGACAATGATGATATAGAAGAAGCGTTTAAAGCCAATGCATCAGTTGGTCTTGAGACCGATAAGTGTGGAATACCCAAATTGGCTATTCAATCGTGCGTCGATAACGTGAAGAAAGTTCGTCTTGGAAAAATGGATGATGACTATGATATTGGATTTTGAAAGAAATATCGCATCGGATCTTTTATTGTCTGTAATAACTATCATCACATATCCCATATCCCTTATCTCTTATCTCTTATCTCTTATCCATTATCCATTATCCCTTATGTGTATAAAATAAAGCCAATATTATGCGAGTATTGGCTTTATTACTTCCTATATACGTCTCCGTGATGTATAATTTCTTTTTTTTCGAGACATTTTTAACTTTCTATTCATTCTACCACCTATTGGATTTGGCGTTTTTATTTTATGTGTGGTAGTGTATTTAATATAATCAACACTTGCCCAATTACGCCCTTGTGTTGGTCTAAGTCTCCAACGATGATCATATACTATTTTATCTTTAGCCATTACTTAGCAGTAATATATACTATTATAATAAATAAATAACATATATTCAAATCGGGTTATGCTTTATCGCTTCCTAGCAATTTAAAAACACACCGTCACAACGAAATACTACTACAAATATATATATTTCATTCATATGAAATCATAAAATCCGGCACCAATTAGACCATTGGCGCCGCTTGACCTCATCCACCACTCTGCATCACTCGCCTAGAATTTCTACGACTACGCGACATATTCTTGTATGTTTTACGGTTTTTCAATCCTTTGTAGGATCGTGAATGATTCTTCGCACGTTTTGAACCACCACCACCTGAACGTTTATATTGCGGCATCTACGAATAATATTGAATGGAGCTCGTTAATTAGATTATACTATACACATAGAAAATAAGCATTTCAATTATTATACTCACAAAAAATGCTCGTTGCGGGGCTCGAACCCGCGACCTTGGGCTCATAAGACCCACGCTCTGACCAACTGAGCTAAACGAGCAAAGAATAGAAGAAGTATACCCCTCCTCGATATATCATCAGTAATTCCGTTTAAGTTATTTTTTGTGCATATCAAAAATAGACAGCATATTTAAATGATAAAATATAAATATGTTGAATACCGACAACCCGTTTCGATCGAGTGACCTCGGAGTTATGAGCCCCGCGCGCTGCCTCTGCGCCATGTCGGTCAAAAATCACATCATTTGATTCTTTTTTGTTACATTGAACAATAACAATAATTATGATAATCGTTACTCAGCGTACCATTACTAGATATATATACTTTGCATATAATCATAATAACAGTAAGTAAATAAGCAACGAAGGACCATTGTACAATACAACAAACAAATCATTAATATGGAGAGAAAATGATGATTTCACATTCTCATAGTATACAAAGAAAATATATTTAAGTTCTTTTATAGTAAATATTCCTAAATATTCCTAAATATTCCTAAATATTCCTAAATACCGAATTATTCCTACATATTTATTCATTTTTAATTATTCAATATTTATTGGATTTCATCATTCAAAGCCTTCCTTTTTTTAAAACAACCAAACAATTTCCTAAATACGTCATACCATTTTTTTGACGCCAACGGACAAACTTCGATTTTTACTAATTTAAAACTCGTATCCAATAATCCAATAGCCATTTTTTCTTCATTACCTTCTAACGTAAGACAGAATACCGACTTTAATATAAAGTGCAGTAACAACATAACGTGTTCTTTCGATATTTTAAATTTATATATCTCACCATCGTTTATCTTATTGAATGCGTTAATAATAAAATATACGAGCTCTATGAATTGAGGTGCGTCGTTAATATCTATTTTTCCGTCTTCCATAATTTTTTTAAATGATACATCCAATATATAGTTCAGTTTATCGCGGATTCCTTCCACACATACGTATCTTTTTATATTATCCAGTTCACTTTTTGTTAGATCATCCTTGAAATCCTCAAATTGTTTCTCTATCTCACCGATTGCGAGTGATGGATTTTCTAATATCGGATCTAATTTTGATCTAAGAGGTGGAATTGTGAAAATCAAATTAAATGCGATATCTTTCACGAAATTGAATAATGACGCCTTTACTTGTTTTATATGTTCGTCATCTTCATCATAATCAACGCGTGTGTCCTTTAATTCTTCTTCGTTTATTATCTTTGGTTTACGCAGTTTTGGTTGTTTGATATTTTCGTGTTTTTTTGAATGAGTTTTACTACTAGAATGGACCTTTACATTCGTTGTAGTCAAATTGCTAGTCATCACATTATTTCCTGTTAATTGTAGAGCGGAATTCATTGTATTCGTTGTTGCTTTTATCTGATTTGGTTGTTTAGTTGTTGTAGATAAAACGTTACTGGTTACGGATTTATATGATGAATTATCTGTTTTGATCTGCGACGTTGGTGTATTCATTTGTTCTTGAAATATTGGTACTATTTGATTTTCAATTTTACTATTATTTGCGATAATATTATTTCCAATTGCAGATGGGGGTAAAAATAACTGGGGCATTTCTAGAACCTCCATTTTAACACTGTTGTTAGAACTCTGTGAAACGCTATTTTTTCCACTGTTATGCACACTATGCGGTGCACTATGCGGTGCACTATGCGGTGCACTATGCGGTGCACTATGCGGTGCACTATGCGGTGCGCTATGCGGTGCACTATGCGGTGCGCTATGCGGTGCACTATGCGGTGCACTATGCGGTGCGCTATGCGGTGCACTA